GCCACCGACCCCGCGACGCAGGAGAGCCAGGCGGCGGCCTGAACTTGACGCCTCGCCGAAAACTGCGACCGCAGGGCCCGAGGGGGAGGCCCTGCGGTCGCCTCGTTTGTGGAGATTGACGTGACCTACAACGCCTTCCGCCACTGGATGACGCCGGACGGCCGCCTCCGGCCCGAAAAGGTCGAAGACCTGATCTACGAGGTGTCCAGCGGCAAGCACGTCTTCCAGTCCGCCGAGCCGCCGTTCGCCCTCTACGCCTCCCGGACGCCGACGATCCGCGAGGCCGAGGCGGCCCGCCTGGTGTACATCAAGAAGTTCCACGAGGCCCTGCAGGCGGGGCTGATGACCAAGGAAGACCTCGAGCGCGTCGCCATCCAGAGCGGCGTGTTCAGCCAGAAGGATCGCAAGGAGAAGGTCGCCCTGACCTCCCAGCTCGACGACCTCGCGAGGGCGAGGGAGATGACCCGGGACGCCCAGCAGAAGTTGGAGTTCGACGCCCAGATCCTCAACCTCCAGAAGCGGCTCGGGGTGATCCTGGACGTCGAGCAGGAGGTGTTCCGCCACTCCGCGGAGGCCGACGCCGAGACGTGGCGGCAGCTCTACTTCGTCAGCCAGTGCACGATGGGAGGGGAGACGCTGGAGGAGCGGGTCTGGGCGACGTGGGACGAGCTCCTCGACGCCCCGCACGACCCGCTGGTCAAGGACGCCCGCATGGGCTTTCACCGGGTGCAGGCCGGGCTGCCGATAACCCTGATCCGGGCCCTAGCCCGCTGCGGGCACTGGCGTCAGGTCTGGAAGGGTGCCCGGGAGGCCGGGTCGCCCCTGTTCGAGGGGCCGAGCGTCAGTTGGGACACGAATAAGAAGAACCTGGTTTGGTGGTCGGACTTTTACGAGTCGATTTTCCAACACCAAGAGCGGCCGCCCGAAGAGACGATAAACAATGACGAGGCCCTCCAGACGTGGATGAATCAGATGGTCGCCCGCGCCCAGGAGGCCAAGGCCCGTGCCGGCGCCCATAGTGGCCGCGGGCCGAATTACAAAGACGGTAGGGGTCGATCGATCGGCTCGGTGCAGGTTGGCAGCGAGAACCGTAAGGTCGGCCAGAGCTTCAAGATCAGGAGATAGCCGTGGGACTTGGACGCCAGTGGAACTTGACGATCGCGGTTCGCACCCCCCAAGCGAACATGCTCTCGGGGATCCCTCGCAAGATGCAGGAGGCGACGGCGGGCATCAAGACCGTCGCCGAGACCGCCCACAAGGCGACCGCGAGCGTCGGCAAGTCGCTCGGCGGCGAACTGGACTCCATCAAGGAGACCGTCCGCGCCCTCGCCCAGACCGTCCGCGAAGTCCAGCAGATCAGCCGCACGACGGGCGGCGGCATGGTCATCCCGAAGGGCTCCGGCGACACCCGCCGGTACATGGCCCGCCAGCTCGGCATGACCGACCGTGACTTCGAGACGTACACGCGGCCGGAGGGTAAGCGGGCGACCGGCAAGCCCCCGGTCGGCGGCTACTTCCCCAACGCGACCGTGGTCGGCAGGGAGCGGTCGTACTCCCAGAACGATGTCACCGCCATGACGCTGGTCGCCCGCGTCACCCGCCCGCTGGCCGAGAAGCTCGACGAGGTCAGGGACGCGATCCACGACCTCAAGGCCCAACTCGGGAAGGATCAGCTCACGAAGGCCGACTGGGAGCGGATCATGACGGGCCTCGCCAAGGGTGCGACCGGCAGCACGCGGGCCTTCTACCAGCAGGAGAGGGCCAACCTCGAGCGGCAGCGGAAGTCGGCGATCAGTGCCGGCGAGGGGCCCCGCCCGCCCTCCCGCGGCTTCGCGTCGTCGATCGATCCCGCCCACATCTCCTACGACTTCTCGAAGGCCAACAACGCGCTCCGCAAGGGCCTCGAATACGTCATCCACCAGGTCGAGCAGGTCGCCGACCAGTTCGCCGACTTCAAGGCCGATCCCCAATCCTACCTGAAGGACGTTCTCGCCACGGCGAAGAAGACGCTGGGGAACAAGGGCAAGTACGTCTACCAGGGCATCGCACAAGGGCTCCTCGACAAGGACTCGATGAAGCCCGAGTACCAGGAAGCCGCCTTCCTGCGTGCCCACTTCCTCAAGAAACAGCTCCAGGGAACCGCGGTCACCACGTACCTGCAGGGGCGGTTCAAGGATCGCGAGGACGCCGAGAAGGCCGGTCGCCGGTACTCCCCGTCCGAGATCCGGTCTGCCGACGAGCAGGCGGGCAAGCGTATCGTCGCCAAGGCCGGCTCGCTCGGCGAGTGGAGCATGGCGGCCGGCGAGGACGCGGGCGACAAGAACGCCTTCGGCACCGGCGCCCTCGCCGCCCTCGTGCGGCAGATCAAGCAGCTCGGCAACATCGACTTCTCCGCGGGCCACACCGCGTTCAAGAAGCTCGCCGACAGCGTGGCGTCCGCGAACATCTCGCAGGGCAACAGCTTCCACCCCGAACACCCGCTCTTCAACCTGATCGGCCGGGGCAGTGGCGTCGCGGCGGCCAAAGGCCCGTCAACCGGCGGCGGAAGCGGCGACCTGGCCATGGCGAAGGTCGCGGACAAGCGCGGCTCCTCGGGCGTGCAGGCGTTCGAGTCGAAGGAAGACCTCAAGGCCCTCGGCGGCGCGTTCATCAAGTCGCTCGCGATGTCGCTGAACGAGAAGCCGGACGGCACGTACGATGACGTCAAGGCCGGCAAGATGGTTCGCCGTTTCCAGAAGCAGGACGGCGGCGACATCATCCAGTCGATCAAGGACGAGTTGTCCGACACGCTCTTCGACCCGGCCAAGGTCGAGCAGGAGTTGGGTCGCGTTCTGTCGTCGCCCGCAATGCGGAAGTTCAAGCAGACGATGCTTGAAACCCTCGAGGTCAACGAGGACAGTTTCGACGAGGCCCTGAAGGGGAAGTATCAGAAGCCCAAGCCGTCGCAGATCCTCGAGCTACTCGGCAACACCGCGCTTCAGACGACCTTCCCCGGGATCACCCCGGAAACGATCCGCGAGTCGATGGGGGTGAAGAAGGCCAAGCGGGCCATGGCGAAGGCGGACACGATCCGCAGCGACGACTACGCACAGCACGACGCCGACGCGTTCAATTTCGCCATGCAGCGGTTCGCGTGGCAGCACTACGACAAGGGCGTACTCGACCCGTTCAAGCAGGGCAAGCAGAAGAGCGACCGCTTCTCCCCGATGCAGCTCGTCGACGAGAAGTTTGATGAGATCATCGACATCGCCAAGGAAACGATTGGCCCGAAGGGCGGGGACAGGGATTACGTCCGGCGGATCCTGGCCGACTCGTTCCCGGCCATGGTGCGGATGATGCACGAGAACCCCTTGCTGCTGGGCGGCAAGGAGTCCGAGCGGGAGCAGCCCCAGCTCCGGCTGGCGGCCGAGGAGCAGGGGCAGCCCCGCGGCCAGATCGGCGCCCTGCCCCGACTGCTCGACGTCATCCACGAAGAGCTCAAGCTCCACACCAGCTACCTGAAGACGATCAGTGAGATCCACGCCCAGCAGCCCTCGGTCACCGGCGGTGCCAAGAAGCCCAAGGGACTCGCGGAGCGGGGCTCGTTCCTGCTCGACCCCGGCGCCCGCACGCCGCATGACAACCGCGTGACGCAGCCCCAGCGGTTCGCGTCGGCGATCGACCGCGTCTCCGCGTTCGGCGGGGCCGCCGCGATCCTGTACGGCGGGGCCAGTGAGCTGAAGACCGGCTTCAAGCTCATGGTCGACTTCGAGAAGGGCGTAACGAACGTCCGGAAGGTCATGAACCCGCTGGGTGCCGACTTCCGCGACCTCGGCAAGAACGCCCGCGAGATGGGCCAGGATCTGGGCAAAGACCTGGTCGAGGTGACCAGCGGCATGGCCGCCTTCGCCTCGCAGGGCCAGTCCATGAAGGACGTCCTGACGAACACCCGCACGGCCCTCATGGCGACCAACGTCACCACGATGGAGCTGGGCGAGGCCGTCGACTTCCTGACGTCGGCCCAGAAGCAGTACCAGATGACCGCGTCGCAGGGGATGCGGATCCTCGACGCGTGGAACGAGATCGAGAACACCACGGGCGTGAGCGTCAAGGTGCTGGGCGACGCGATGAAGCGTGCCGGCACCGCCAGCCGCCTCGCCGGCGTGGACTTCGACACGTTCACCGGGCTGACGGCCGCCCTGGCCGAGTCGACCCGCAAGAACGGCGAGATGATCGGTACCTCGCTGAAGTTCATGTTCCAGCACGTCAAGGATCCGAAGGCGATCGAGTCGCTCGAGCGCGTCGGCGTCTACATCCAGGACTCGGCCGGGAACATGAAGAACGCCCGGCAGTCGCTGGGCGAGCTGGCCAAGATGTGGCCGAAGCTGACCGACGCGCAGCGGGAGAACGTCGCGATCAGCGTGGCCGGCACCGAGCACCTGAACGACTTCATGGTCGCGATGGAGCAGTGGGATCGGGCCATGGATCTCACGGTCACGTCGCTGACCTCGCAGGGGTCGGCGCAGCGTGAGAACAACATCCTGATGGAGACCACCGCCAAGAAGGTGGATCAGGTCAAGGCCGCATGGCAGGGCCTGTGGGCCACGTTCGGCGAGACGGGCGCCCTCGACGTCGTCCGCACGCTGATCACGCAGGTCGACATGCTCCTCAAGGGCGTCGCCAAGGTCAACACGATGACCGGCGGCCTGGCCGGCGGCATGGTCGGCACGTTCGGGGCCGCGGGCATCGCCCTCGGCGGCGTCAGCATGCTGTCCGGCGGCGTGATCCCCGGCATCCACGGCTGGGCGACCGGCAAGTGGGGCGGGACGCCGGGCCTGAACAAGCCCGGCGCGATGGATCCGCTGACGCGGCACGTCTTGGAGAACGCCGCCCTCGAGCCCATTGCCCTCGGTGCCGGCCGCGCCGAGCGGAGCTCTGGGGCGTCGGGCTCGATGGTCTCCCCGATGCAGGGCATGTTCCGTGGGGCACGCCGGTACGGCCTCCTCGGCATGATGGTCGGGGCGGGGGGCAAGGCCCTCTACGACTCGACGATCCGCCAGCAGAAGGACGGCGAGATGCCCTCGGCCCGCGACACCGCGGTCGACATGGGCAGCAGCGCCCTGACGACGGCGTCGCTGATCGCGATGATCGCCAAGCCCGGCGCCGGCATCGGCGGGCAGGGCAAGGGGCGGCTGGCAGCCATGCTCCTGGCCGGCCTCGGCGGCGCCGCAACGATGGCGTCACAGTACGGTGCCCACGCCGACCCGACGCGGGAGAAGGCCAACGCCCAGAGCCTCGACGCGATCCGGCAGATGTCCGACCGCGTGCAGGCGGCCCGCACCGGCGTCCGCGACATCATGAAGGCTGACGGGAGCGGCACGCTCCGCGAAGACCTCGACGCCTCCAAGATGCAGGAGGTCGGCGACATGGTCGCCGCCCTCGCCCCGGGCATCGTGAAGTTCAATGAGGCGGGCGAGGTCATGGTGGACAACGTCGGCGACTGGGCCAAGGCCCTCGACGACGTCACCGGCTCACTCCGCACCAGTCGCACCGAGACCCTCAAGGCCCGCCTCTCGCTCGAGATGAACTCGAAGGAGGTCGAGGAGGCCGTCGAGAAGCGGTCGAAGCTCGTCTCCGAGCGGTACGCCAAGATCCAGTCCGGGTCGATGACCAAGGAGGGTGGGCTCGACTACGCCGCCCGCATCGGCGCCCAGAACTCGATCCTCCGCGACCGCCTGACCAACCCGCTCCGCGCCGCGGCCCTCAGCTCCGGCATGGAGGGGGGCGGGTACGTCTTGCAGGGGTCGGGCCTGAAGAATCTTGCCAGGCAGACCGGCATGCCGGCCCGCACGCTGCAATCGCTGCAGCTCCAGGGCATCCTGCAGGGCGCCACGGGCTCGAACATGAACGTCGACGCCCAGCTCAAGGCGGCCGGCGTCGACGCGATGTCCGTCCGCTACGCCCAGTACGAGCGGGGCGGGGCGATCCACGACCTGACCAACAACGGCGCGGTCGCCGCCAAGGGCGGCAAGGACGCCGAGGCGTTCCGCAAGAACAACTTCGTCCTGAGCGGGTTCGACCAGCAGTTCATGGGCGGCGTGTCCGTGACCGCGGCCGAGAAGCTGAACAAGCTCGTCTCGCGGTACGAGGACGCCGTCGAGCGGCTGACCGCCAAGAACGACGACATGGTGCGGTCGCTCGAGTTCCTGAACAAGAGCTACGAGCAGTCGGCCTACGCCCACAGCCTCGAGGGTCTCGCCGGCTCCGCGGCCTCGATGGGCAACCTCCAGCGAACGCTGGGCACGCTGGCCACGATCCGCGGCAACGGCGGCGGGGCGCTCGAGCTCCCGTCGAAGTTCAGCGGCCCGTACCAGTTCCAGCGGCAGTTGGAGATGATGATCGGCCAGGTGACGGCCCGGGCGAACACGTCCGGGGCGATCTCGCCGACCGAGCAGATCTCGATCGCCAAGAACTCCATGTTGGCGACCCGCAAGTTCAGCCAGGAGTTCTCCAAGAACGTTGACCGCCTGATCCAGTCGGGCGGGTCGAGTGTTGATCGGGCTGCCGGCGCCGACGAGTCGGGCATGACGGCCGCCGACTACAACCTGAACTACAAGGCGATCGTCGAGGCGGTCGGCCAGCGTGACGCCGAGTTGCTCCAGAGCATGGCCACCCGTCGCGGGGAGCTCGTCCGGGACGGTGGCTCCGCGGACGAGATCGCCACGCTGACGAAGCAGATCCGGGACATCGCCAACGGCACGTTCTCGCAGAACTCCGACCGCAGCGTGCGGCGGATCGCCGACTCGTTCCGGGGTGAGCTCGACCAGTACACGGGCGCGGCCCGCCAGGGCGTGAGCACGCTGGGTGCCGGCTACCGGTTCGCCCGCGCGGTCGGTTCGGCCGGCAGCGTCGACCAGTACCTGCAGCAGCCCGAGGTGGCCAAGCAGGTGTCCGGCCTCCGCGAGACGTACGAGGCGATGAAGCAGTTCTCGAAGCAGGCCCAGGATGCAGCCGACGAGGTCGGCCGGGCGTCCGGGCTCCAGAGCAACGAGTACCGCACGATGTCGGAGATGGCCAAGCAGGCCGCCGCCGCGACCCACGAGATGGGCGCGGGCCTCAACAACCTGAGCGAACAGGTGAACATGTCCGTCGAGGGCATGGTCAAGTTCCAGCAGCGGGTCGACCGGATCGCCAGCATCTCCGGCATGGGCGGCGCGTTCGGGCAGACCGGCATCGCGTCCGACCAGCACGCGATCGACTACCTGACCGGGGCGATCGAGAAGCTGTACAAGGAGATGCAGGGCGCCCCGGACGAGCAGCAGGCCAAGTACCGCGAGCGGATCGAGGAACTGAACCGGAAGCGGGAGGCGGCCCAGCAGGACATCGCCGGCCGGCAGGACGAGCGGGGTCAGCTCAGCGAAGGGCTGATGTCGTCGATCCTGTCCCGCACGATGGCCCTCCGCATGGGCATGGACGGCGGCGCCGGCGGCAAGCCGTACATCGACTCCCAGCTCCAGGGCGTACAGGAGATGCTCCAGCGGGTGATCCGGCAGGTGAACCCGAAGGACTTCAAGTCGTTCGACGACGTCCAGGGCTTCGCCAAGAAGCTCGAGGACGCCATGGGCGACGCGGGCAAGAAGTTCCGCGACATCGCCCTCCGGAGCGACACCGAGTACCAGAAGAACTACCTGCTCGCCAGCCCGTCCAGCAAGGCCCTCATGGACAACGTTCGTGAGATGATGCGGTCGGGTGCGTCGGCCCAGGAGATCATGAGCGACCCGTACCTCGCCGCGGCCGCGCGGCAGGAGCCGGGCATCCAGTCACTGCTCGACAAGGCCCTGCAGGGCGAGCAGGATCGGGCCGCGTTCGACCTCCAGAAGCAGATGGTCGACATCTCGAAGCAGGGCAACGGTTACCTGAAGGGCCTGTACGACGTCTTCAGCGACTACGTGAAGCAGCACGGCGGCACGCCCGCCGACTTTAACACGTTCCAGAAGAACGTCCTCCCGCCCACGTCGCAGGATCCGACCGAGAAGTTCGCCTCGGGCACGATGGCCAAGGCCGGCAACCACGCCGTCGACGCGCAGGGCCGCATCCGCCACGACGAGACGTACGCCACCCTGCACAAGGGCGAGGTCGTCCTGAACAAGCAGGAGGCCGACGCCCTGCTCGGCAACGCGTACGCCAAGGGCACGATGCCCCGCTCGACGTCCCGCAAGGTCTTCAACGCGACGCAGGGCATCGTCTCCGACACGGAGAAGATGTTGGCCGACCTTCCGGACGCGACCGCCCGGAAGTACGCGAAAATGACGGCAGCGATGTCCAGTCGGCCGACCGAGATCCCGGTCAAGCCGCTCCAGCTCGCGTCCTTCAACCGTCGAGATCCGCGACCGATCATCTCGACCACGTTCGATGAGCTGCGGGAGAACGAGCTGCGGTTCGCCACGGACACCCCGCGGGTGCCCAAGCATGGCATTCCGCTCGTAACGCCCTACTACGACCTGGCCCCCACGAACGCCCCGACGTTCCAGACGCCTTCGCTGCCCGCGCACCGCGAGCCGATCGAGCTGTACGACCTGGCCCCCTCGAACGCCAGCCGTCGCCCCAGTCTGTCGACGCTGTCGCTGGCCGACATGGGCGAGGTGAATCCCTACGAACTGGCCGCCCAGAACGGGAAGGCGTCGCCCGCCTCCCAGTTGCCGTTGTCCAAGCAGGCGATCGCAGAGTACGACCTCGCGTTCCAGAAGAGCTTCAAGCAGCTCGAACTGGCCGACATCGACGACTCGATCTATGGCCTGAAGAAGTACAAGCCCGACTCGACCTCGCTCCCCCTGTGGATGGAGGAGGCCAAGTACAGCAAGATCCCCGTCGCCCACACCGCGGCGATCGAAGATCTGGCGACCCTCGACCCGCACGGGCCGATCCCCCTGTCGGATCTCCCCGCACGCAGTGGCGCATCGCCCATCGCCCTCGCCGGCGACGGCGGCCACGCCGCGGGGTCGCTGCCACTGTCGGGCGTCGACCCGTACGCCCTCAAGAGCCGCCGGCCGCCGTACCCGCCCGGCGTGGCCGTCCGGCAGCCGACGCCGAAGGTCACCGTCCCAATGGTCGATCCGTACGACCTTCGACCGGCCGGCGACTACGCATACAACATCAACCCGCTGGAGAACGCCGACTTCGGCCCCCGTGCGGCCACCGCCCCCTCGTTCAGTCGGAGGCAGTTCCTGCGGGCCGCCAGGGAGATGAAGTGGGCCAAGTCCTACTGGCAGTCCGTGGTCGACGGGGGCAAGAACACCTTCGGCCTCGTCGACGAGGCCGGCAAGGGCACCGCCCTCGGCAAGAAGGCCACGAGTGCGATGCGGAAGATGCTCGGCCGCAACGGTCTCGGCCTGTCGGCCGAGCAGATGGCGTCCGTGCTCGCCATGACCGGCGGCAACCTCGGGGCCCTGCCGGGCAACATCCGGGCGTTCACGACTGAGACGAGCGTGACCCGCGGCCTGCTGGGTGAACTGAAGCTCACCGGCCCGCAGATCACGTTCGGCAACACGGCGGCCGGATCCCGTGGCGGCCTGGCCGGGCGACTGGTGGGCACCGCGAGCCACGAGGCATCGCACGCCCTGATGTCGCTCTTGTCGAACGACATGATGGCGGCCGGCGGCTTGCGTGGCGGCAACCGCAAGTTGCAGAGCCAGCTCTGGCAGGCGATCCTGGCCGACCAGTCCGTTGAGGGCCGCGCGACGCGAGCCTACGTGGCGGGCCGGTACGGCGACCTCCGCAAGGCGGCCATGCAGGGCAAGTCGGAAGGTCTCCTGATGGAGATGCTCGCCCACCGCGCCCAGCTCGCGTCGGTGACCGGCGAAGTCCCCGAGTACCTGCGGATCGCCCACGCGGGGAACGCCAACGTCATGTCGGGGCTCGGCAAGGCGTCCGAGGCGGGCACCCTCACCCAGGAGCACCTGGGCCGCGTCCTGTCTTCCGTGGCCGAGAGCAAGTCGGCACAGCTCGCCAAGGCCGGGTTCCGCGGGCTCAAGGCCGCCCCCACGATGGAGCAGTTGGTGCTCGGCGTCGGCGGCCGGGGATTTGGCGCCCGCGCACTCGAGCGCATGGCCAACCCGTTCGGCAGCGGAAAGCTGGCCTCGGCGGGCAACCTTGCCATGCTGGGCATGCAGGTGTTCGGCCAGTCCATCGCCAACAAGATGGGGGTGGGCAAGCAGTACGAGACGTACGCCCAGCCCGTTCTCGACGTCTACAATACCGCACAGGTGATGAATAACCTGTACGAGGGCAAGGGGCTGATCGGCCTGAATACGTCCGGCTGGGCGACTTCGATGGAGTCGCGGGCGGCGATGGCTGGCGGCCGCATGGGTCAGCTCTACGAGGGGCTGGGTACCGCGTTCCGGGTCGGCGACAAGGTCGGCAAGTTCGCCGGCGAAGTCGCGGCCCCGATCATGGCGTACCAGATCGCCCGCAGCGGCGTCGGCGCCGGCGCCTACCTGTTGAACAAGGCGGGCGGGATCAGCGACCAGACGTACAAGAACACGAAGGGCGGCCTGGAGGTGCTCGACGAGCACATGACCAGCCCCCTCGCGTTCGCCGGCCGCCAGATCTCCAACGCCGGGAACTTCTTCACCGGCAAGGGCTGGACGAGCGAGGCCCAGAAGATCCAGGACGCGGTCGACAAGGGCCGCGAGATGATCGAGGCCCAGGCCATCCAGATGGGCACTGGCTGGTTCACGAAGAACATCGCCACCAACGGCAACGGCTCGATCGCCCTCGACCTGGTCAACGCACAGGCGAAGATGGCCGAGGCCCGGTCGAACTTCGTCCTCAAGTCCGCGATCGACACGCCCCTGCTGGTGTGGTCGGGCGGGTTCGACGAGGAGATGAAGAAGCTGGGCGTCGGCGGCGAGGGTGGCCAGGGCGGCGTGTCGGCCAAGGATCTCCTCGCCAAGCAGATCGCGAACTACGAGACGGGCGCCGACCAGATGGCGGCCCTCGCCAAGCGGTTCGACGACCAGGTCGGCCACTTCGGGATGACCGACGATCAGAAGCAGATCGCGGCCAGCCTCGGCGACCGCGTGGCGGCCCTGCGGCAGAAGGCGGCCGACCTCCGCAAGTCGCAGGATCGCGAGAATAGCTGGTACGGCATGCAGAACATCTACGCCGCCCTCACCCAGTCCGAGGGACTGGAGAAGACGGCGGCGGGGATGCGGCAGGGCGGCACGGCCGGCAGCGGCTCGGGCGGCATGGGCTGGGCCGGGTTCGCCAACCTCGCCGGCCTGATCCCGGACAGCGACAAGGGCCCGCTCCTCAGTCAGGGTGCGGTCGCCGCCTTCAAGTTCATCCAGGCCCAGACGGGCAAGGGCGACGAGGCGACCGCGAACCTGTGGGGCGACGCCGCGTCCAAGCTGACCAACCCAGCGTCGACGCTGGGCGACCTGCTCAACGTCCTCGGGTCGTCTAGCACGTCCGACCTGGTCGAGCAGATCAAGAAGGGCGGCGACTTCGCGGGCAACGCGAAGATGGCACAGGCGACCAAGGACAAGCTGGAGGCGGCCAAGAAGGCCGAGGCCGCCCTCGCCGGCACGTCCCCCAAGGACGCCGAGAAGATGATCAACGCCTACGCGTCGTTCGACCAGGCGGTCGCCGCCCTGAAGAACGGCGGGGCGTACGACGACTACCAGAAGCGGGCCAAGGGCTTCCTCGACCACGGTCAGGCGTTCCTGCAGTCCCTGCAGCTCACCTACAAGACCGGGATGTCCGACGCGGACGTGAAGAAGCTCCGCGAGAAGTGGTACGCCGAGCGGGGCCAGTACGAGTCCGAGTACGACGGTGTCCGCGGCGTCCGCTCCCAGCTCGACGCGGCCAGCCAGTCGATCGCCGACCTGTGGCCGAGCCTCTCGCCGTCCGCGCAGGCGTTCTACCGGCAGACCGCCGGCATGAGCGACAAGGACACCTTCAGCCCGTGGCGTATCGCGGGCCGCAAGGATCCCATGCCCATGTCCCGGCTCGACGCCCTGATGTCGTCGATCGAGTCGTGGGACGACAACGCCGCCCAGCAGGAGGCCCTGTGGGGCCAGGCGGCGACCGCGATCGACGCGAAGAAGAAGGCCGAGAAGATGCTGCTGGAGACCAAGTCGGCCCCGGGCATGCGGTACGGCCTCGCCCGGACGCTGGTCGACGGCAACTCGAAGATGATGCAGGTGCTGTTCACCGGCGAGAAGGTGAACGGCCTCGACGAGGCGACGGCCAACCCCGAGCGGATCGCCCAGGTGGCGGCCCGCATCCAGAAGCAGAAGGAGGCGTTCTGGGATAAGCAGAACCGGGGCGACGCCGACGTCACCGCCCTGCGGCGACTCGCCCTCGGCGGGAAACTGGACAGCGTCGACGCCTTCTGGGACGCCGCCTCGCAGCAGAACAAGAAGCTGACGGGCGACGCCAAGCAGCTCGCGGCCCTGAACACGGCGATCGACGCCGCGCGGCAGGGCCAGGGGGCCCAGGCCGACATCTCGGTGGCCGACCTCGAGAAGCAGCGGGCCCAGTTCCTGACCGGCAGCGAGTACACCGAGTCGATGCTGAACCAGGTGAACCGTCTCGCGACCGGCGTCGAGACGTCCGTGCGGGAGACCAACCGCCGGGCGGGCGTCCGGGACGAGATCCTGTCGAACAGCATGCCGCTCACCCCCACCCCGGAGGAGATCGCGGCCGAGAACGCCCGCCGCGGGCTGGTGCTGACCGACTCCGTGATCCCCCAGCGGGACGCGGGCGGGCCGACCGGCAGCCAGTGGACGACGATTCAGACGGGCGGCCCCCAGCCGGAGTCCGTGATCGTCGGCAGCACGATCCAGAAGTTCAACGACGCCATGCAGACGGTTCCCGACTTCATGGCCAGCGTGAGCAACATGGACACGATGCGGCAGGACGCCCAGGCTTTCCGGTCAGAAGTTGGAGGCGTTCAGTCGATGAATGGTAGCGTGACCCACACGGGCCACGTGGTTTTGGATATGTCTGCCGGTTTCGAAGGGATGATGCGGCAACTGTTCGATCTGCTCCAGAAGCAGACCGGGCAACAGACCGGCTTCCGTGAGGGAGATTCCATCCCCCAGTTCTTCGAACAGCAGTAAGGATTTGACATGGCCTTGCCGGACATTAGCTGGACGAACAACCTGGGTACGATTTCGTTCCGCCGTGCCCTGCTCTCTGTCGCCGATGCGTGGCAGTGGGCAGGGCGCGGCGTGGTCACGACGAAGCAGATCCAGGTCGACGGCCACGTCAAGCAGGATTTCATCACCCCGGAGGGGAACGAGGCCGTCCTGAATGGCCCCGTTCTCGACAAGATGCGGGGCACCCGGGGCACGCTCGTGCTCCCGTGGGCCTCGATCCCCAACGTGAAGCTGACCGGCTTGGATTACCCGGTCGGCGTGTGGCTCGACTACCAGCCGGTCAGTGCGACGTTCGCCGACGATCATCCCGCCGGCGCCGCGTACACCCTCACCTACTTCGGCCTCCCCCTACTTAACCCCCGGATCGGCCAACCGATCCCGGCCCGCCCCCTCCGGGACGAGTACCTGCAGATGCCCCGCCAGCCGATCGGGCAGGTGTTCCTCCCCTCGTCGGCGGCCGGCGTGATGCGGACGAAGGGCGGGCACAAGCTGATGGCGATCTCGATCACGGGGGCGATCTCGGTGCCCAACGGCGTCCTGCCGACCAACCTCATCGAGACGCTGATTCACCGCGCGAGCATGACCCCGGACTCGCTCGACCCGAACGTGCCCGCCGGCTACCCGGCCCCGTTCAACTTGGGCGACGCGATCCCGGAACTGGCGAGCGACCTGAACTTTGCCAACTGCATTGTGGCGGAATCGAGGTTCTCATGGAAGGTTGAGCAGAACGTCGTGCAGGTGTCCCTCTCCCTGCTGTCGCAACCCCAGTTGGTGGAGGTGTAACGTGTCGATCGTCAGCTTCGAAGCCATCAAGAAGGTCAACCCCGGTGAGGCGTCCGAGATCGCCGGGATCTCCGGCGCCCCGGTCGGGCCAACTACGGGGCATGCGGAGCGGCCGACCCTGTACGACGCAGACTGGGGTTATTTCAAGTTCGGCCAGTCGGTCGGTTTCACCTTCGACGAGGACGAGACGTACGAGACGGCGGCCGAGTTTACGATCGAGGGTGCCTTCACCCCAGAGGCCGAGAAGGCCCTCCATCCCGATCTCGACGACGCGACCGAGGAGGAGATGTTCAACGCCCTCACAGCCCGATATGCGGCCCTGAAGGCATTGCTGGAGGCGGCCAAGAATGCGACCGCCCCGTCCGATTACGCCCAGTGGGGGACGGCTGCCGACCCCCGCCGCATCCTCCTGCCCCTCCCCTTGGTCGACAAGGACGGCCAGCGGATCGCGACGTTGCCGACGAGCCTCGCCCTGCAGCCCGGCCAGTACCCGCGGGTCGTCGAGTACCGGGCAACCCTCAAGGAGATCAAGCTCCCGGCCGCCAAGCTGGTGATCAACGGAAAGATCATCGACGACGCCGTCGTGAACGTGACCTGTCCCCATCCGATCCTCTACCGCCACTCGCTGGTCGGCTGCTCGGGCGAAGTGATCCAGGTCGGCAACTACACGGTCGCCGAGTACGACATCAGCGGCACGACGCCCAACCCGGTTGCCACGGACGACCTACTGACGGACGACAACAAGACCCTCCTGAAGGAGCTGGGCAACAACCAACTCACGGTCGGCGTCGTCCGGCTGGCGGCGGCCGGCGGCCAGGTGGTGGGCAACAACGACCTGTGGACGAACCTTGACGTCGACGAGGGCTCCGGGGCCGACCTGTCGCTCCACGAGCCGGTATTGAACTGGGCCATTAAGGCCAAGGCACGGTAATGCTCCAGACCCCCACACAACAGCGTGCGACCCCCGCCTCCCACGGTATCCGCAACTTCGGGTACCGGGTGGAGTTCGCCAAGGACATCGACCCCCTCTCGTTCGGCAACCCGTGGGGGCCGTGGGAGGAGCGCGTCGCCGTCCTGATCTCGTTCGAGGAGGGGTACGGCGCCCAGCAGTATTGTGCCCGGTTCAAGATGTTCGACTCCAAGTCGACGCAGGCCCCGCACATCGTCGCCAACCGCGACAAGCTGATGGCCACGCCCCGCAACGGGGACATGGTGCAGATCTGGCTGTACGACGACGAGCACCCGACCGGCATCCTGAAGTTCAAGGGGGCGATCCGCAGCGTCCACAACTCACGCGGCGAGTCCGGCGTCGAGTACGTCTGCGAGGCCATCAGCGACGTGACCCGGCTGAACGAGCTGCACGTCACGTTCGTCGCGAACCTGAAGAACAACCCGATCAACCCCGTGCCGAAGTTCGACCCCGACCTCGGCTACCTCGTGCACGCCAGGCAGTTCACGGTCGCCGAGCTGATCGAGCAGGTGCTGGCGTTCCCCGACGCCTTCGGCCGCCCGCAGTTCTGGCGGTACGAGGACATCGACTGGAGCGACCTAGAGACCGACCCCCGGTGCGGCGGGTTCGTCCCGACCAACGTCACGTTCAACAACACCAAGAAGGGCGACGCGATCGAGCAGCTCCTGCAGATGGCCGGCAACTACACGTTCGTGTACGTGCCGCGGAGCGACGGGTGGGACTACATCAAGGTCGTCGAGATCAACCTCGCCTGCAACCGGTGCGGCGACCCGTACGACATCACGTTCGTGAACACGGACACGACCGTCGCCGACTACCTGACGCCGATGGCGTCGCAATTCACGGTGAAGCAGGACGAGACGGAGTGGACGTCGAAGCAGACGGCCAACGTGTGCCGCGTGATCGGCGGCCCGATCAAGTTCTTCTCCGGCTTCTACATGATCCCGGAGATCCTCAACAACTGGACGGGCGACGCCCAGGCCGATACCCGCCACATCTTCCCCATTTACAACGACACGGGCGAGAAGCAGCGGGCCCGCGCGGTCAGCCCGGACGGGGCCAACTACCGGTTCACCTTCAAGTTCAAGACGACCGAGGACAAGCGGAAGCGGAAGCAGTACCCCGTGGGCCTGCCACTGTTCCCGGACTGGAACGTCCACGAGGACTATCTTCCCCAGCTCATCGAGTTCCACAACGTCCACCTGCCCACGCCGGCGCCCGTCGACAAGAACGGGCACACGATGACGGCGGCCGACTACACGCACCTGGTCGAGTGGGGGCCGATGACGATCGGCGACCTGCTGACGCGGCCGGGGCCGGGGCGGCTCAACCACCTCGACAACCTCCGCACGTATCAGGCGTGGATGACCCGAGAGTCGTGCCCCGCGTGCAACGGGACGGGCAATGTCAAGAAGGTCTACAACAACGACGCGAACGAGCCCCAAGTGGCGTTCTACGCCGTCAAGCCGGACGGCACGGAGCGACTGCTGGAAAACGCGATGGCCGCCGGGTTCACGCTGAACGACGGCGAGCGGATCATCCCGCGCGTCACCAACTACCTCTTCGACCCCAAGAAGTTCGGCGAGGTGCAGCCGGGGACGACCACGCTCTGGCCGTCGACCGGCCTGACGCCGTTCGACCCCACGGACGCCAGCGACCCCGTCGTGCAGGCCACGGGCGGATACCCGCTCCCGTGGAAGAACCTCTGCCCGTACTGCCGCGGGGTCGGGATGAAGCCCGAGTACAAGATCCGGAACATCTCCCCCGAGCTGTACTCGGGCCGCAACAACAAGGCGGTCTCGCCGGGCGGCGACAAGTTCGAGATCTCGATCGACCCCGACGCGACGGCCGGCGACCCGGAGACGTGGGAGCAGAGCAACAACCGCGTCGTCCTGAGCTCGGGGCCGTTCCTCCAGGTCGAGCAGGCCCTCGACTTCATCTACCTGCCGACCTACGCCCACCGGAACGAGGCGTTCGACGTGATCGGCGGCCTGTCGCCCGAGCTGCGGACGAAGAGGTTTCCGCACCCGCTCCAGTTCACGACCATCACGAGCATGCTGGCTGGCCGGTTCAACGTGTCGAGCGACCAGTCCAAGCTCGTGCCCTCCGACTGGAGCAGCCTCGTCTCGCACACGACGGTAATGATGGCCCACCCGCCCCACCAGATCGACCACAAGATGGGCCGCGTGCTCTTCCAGAGCCCCGTGTTCATTCCGTGCCGCAAGCAGTTCAAGACGATCGCCATGTTCAACGACCGGAAGACCGGGCCGCAGATGGTGATCACGTCGGACGGCCTGGTCTCGTACCGGCCGACCCACGCCGACACGTCGGACTCGGCCGCCCGCCCGACCGGGTACTGGCGCCCGGCCCGGGTGTGGATGACGTTCTGCTACGAGAAGGATCTCTGGTACAAGCAGCTCCTGACCGACCCGGACGGGAACGAGATCCCGTCCACGCTGGTCGACGCGACCACGCCGGACGGCGACGTCGCCACCTACGAATGCCGGGGCATGGTGATCGACGGCCGGCTCGCGCTCGAGGTGCAGAAGGTGACCGTCGAGACCACGCCGGAGGGGGACGTCCTCACGTACGGCACGGGCAACCGCACGCTGCAGACGTGCATCGAGGACGCCTCGGCCTACATTCAGACCGCCGAGACCGACCTGTACAAGATGGTCGTGCCGCCCTCGATCGACCTGACGAGCGAGGAGTACGTGCAGGCCAAGATCGACGCCGGCCTCGACTTCCCGCAGGGCCGCCTGCTCAAGTTCGAGCGGACGACGCCGGGCGAGGAGATCTACGAGATGGCGGGGTACGGGAGCAGCGACTACTTCAACAGCACGTCGCGGCCCAAGCCCTACGTGTGGACGCTGAAGGACGACCGGATGAAGCTCCTCGCACTGGGCATCCGTACGTTGGAGTCGACCAACGACATCCTGGTCTCGGGCTCCTTGTCGCTGGTCAGCAAGTCGGTGCACGACACGTCGCTCGGCCTCGGGTTCGTCGACTACCCCGACCGGGGCAAGGCGGCCGTGAAGCGGGTCACGTACCGCTTCGACTCGGGCTTCGTGACCGTGCTGGAGCTGGCCCGGGAGAAGGCCCGGTTCGGCCAGCTCCCACCGAACGAGAAGGAGCTCGTCCAGCAGGTGATCAAGGACGTCACGGATCTCAAGCGACAGAGCGTCCTGCTCGCCCAGATCAACGCGAACGGGCTGAACACGAATACGCTGCCCGGGCGTGACGATAATGGGAGGGGCGGGGGCGACGTTGGTGGAATTGGCTCGAACCGGTTCTTCGTCCGGTAGATTTTTGGAGGTGTGCGATGACCGAGGGTGAACTGATCGATTTGACAGCCCGGCAGCTCGCCAGTGGCCTGATCCGGGCGATCTGTGCGGCCCAAGGGGTCAGCAGCGAGGATGCAAAGACGGCGTTCCGGATCCCGTGGCACAAAATGCACTTTCACGACGCCTCGCAGGCCGAGATCGCGTGGAACGACGTGCAGGCGATCAAGTCCTACAACGAGGTCACCGGTGAAAATATTCCGGTGCCATTAGTTGCAACTGAAGGTTACAACCGGCACTATCATCGCTCTGAAACCGATGGTGGTTACATCGCCGGTATGGGGCCGCATGACCATCGCGACAATTTCAATGGTGGAATCTGCTTTGCGGCATTTCACCCCGGGACTGCACTCCCACAAATGCCGTTCTCTGTATAACTTATGAACAATCCCGCGAATGGAACACGTCAAAGCTAAGCATTCGCGTGCTTACATGCCGATACAACCGGCATGACCCGAGAAGAAAAACGAAAGGCTGCCGAGCTTCGGCGACGCGAGAGGCTCCAGCGTGAGAAGGGTGTGGTCGAGCAGTACAGGCAAGGCGTGCCCGTTCGTGAAATCACGGGTGCGGACATGGTCAATTTGTATCGCATACTGCGGCGGCACGGGGTTCCTGTTGCAAGAAAAGTAAGGCCCGACCTTTCCGTTGCTCGCATGGTGCCCATGTACAAGTCCGGCATGGGCATCGAAGAGATAGCCACAGATCTCCAATGCAGCAGCTCGACCGTGTGGAAGCGGCTCAAGGGTCATGTGACCTTTCGCTCATCCCACAAATCCGGCCCCGAGCACTGGAACTGGAAGGGCGGCTGCAACACAGGATGGGATGACCTGCGAGCCTCGCCCGCGTACCAGGCGTGGAAGGCTGCCGTTCATGCTCGCGACGGCGACGTGTGTCAGCTTTGCTCAGAACAGACTCTGGCGCCACATGCCCACCACATCATCATGAAGGTGGTGTCGCCAGAGCTGGTGTTCGAAGTGTCCAACGGCATCACGCTTTGCCCGCGGTGCCATAACTCGATCGTCAATACCCGCGAGGGCATCTTTGAGCCCTTCTTTCAGGACGCTGTCTCGACTGGTGGGCCGCTCCCGACGAGTATCTTCCGCTGGTTCGCCGAGGTACTCCTCGACATCCAACCTGCCCCTTGTGCCTGCGGCTGTGGTGATCTGACTCGGATCTTTCACGGGAAGCCCAACAAGTACATAGTTGGGCATCACGCTCGCGGCCGCAGGATGAGCGAGGGTCAGCGGGCGGCCATGCAGCGTCACTGGTTCAAATCATTTCCGCAGGATCTGGTCGACAAGGTGCTCGCCCGCCGCGGAACGCCTCAGCGGAAGATTGCCAAGGAACTCAATGTGTCGCAGGGGTGGGTGTCCAAGATTCTGCTGCAGAACCCCGCCTAACTCGCGAAAGCCCAACCCCTCATCCAGCCGATCCTAATCCCATGCGTTATTTCCGCGTCACCAAGGACGTCCTGCTTGACGAAGACGAGGATCAGACCCTGAAGGTCGGGGCGATCGGTGAGTTCGACGACACTACCGAATACTGCGAGTTCAAGGCCGACGACATCACCAACCTGCCGGAAAACACCCGCGCGGTGGTTAGCCAGGACGCGATGCTGCTTCACAAGGGCAGCTTCGTCGAGGTCGACGAGGACGGCGACCCCTTGGCTGACCCGATCCCGTTCTTCCAAACGCACATGGTCTCGGCGCCGCTGACCCACGTCGAGAAGGGTCGCCGCGTGCTCGCCGACATGGGCCGGGCTGAGGCGGTCAAGGAGCTGGGCGGCGAGACCGACCTGACCCTCGCCGACGCCGAGGTCGACCGCGTCGCCGGCAGGGTCTTCTTCATCTGGGCCCGAAAGGTGCACTTTACGGGCAAGCTGAACCGATAGTTCAGCATGCAGATTCGTACGAAGCAGCAGTTCTACCGCCTGTACGAACAGGGTGCGTTCGGCAACAAGCTCCGGACGTGGATGGGTGTCAACGCACTGGTTGACAGCGTGGCTAATGGCGGGTTCCACGGCACCGTCTCGGTGCGGGCCACCACGTTCGGGGGCGACAAGCTCGCCTCGTACAACGTCCCGGCGAGCGAAGCCTACCGCTTCCTCCGCAGTCGTGACGTCCACGACATGCAGCGGGTCGCCTTTAACGAATCTGCCCCCGACCAACTACTCGTCCTGCAGGGCGAGATCCAGAACCTCGACGGTGTCCTGCACCTCCGCTACTCCCGCGTCCGGGGCAAGAAGATGCGGGACGCCATGAAGACTGCCCTCCACAAGCGGGGCCTGGCTGCCCTCCACCTCCTCCGGGCCGTCATGGATCCCAGCAGCTTCGCCGACCTCGAGGCCCTGTGGGAGCTCTATCCCACGGCCGTCGTCGAGTTCGGCACCTACAGTCAGCCGGTGGGCTGCCTCGGCGGCGGGAGGAACAGCGTCTTCTGGGAAGTTCGGAACTACTAAGGAACACACATGCAAGAAGAACGAATGATGAAGTGGTTCGAGTTCTCCCACCTGCCGCCCCACCTCCAAGAGACGTCGGCGAGATTCCACGACCTCGCCACCCAACTCGTGACCACGATCGCGCCGGGGCCGGAACGAACCGTCGCACTCCGCAAGCTGCTGGAGGCGAAGGACGCCGCCGTGCGGGCCAAGTTAAATCCGGGCTGCTAATCCCCCCTTGATTACTTTCACGTCTCCGCTAAGATGCTGCCTCCTATTCACAGGAGGATCACATGCCACTCACCCCCAAAGACGGCGCCATCGCCGTGTGCTCGGACGGCCATCTCGGCCTGGTCATCAGCGACGACCGCCACAACATGGGCTTTCCGGACGGGACGATGGGTCTCGCCTACGTCGGCATCCACCTGGGCGGGGCCCCGAAGGTCGACGGCAAGCCCACCGGACACCCCGAGAAGCAGCCCGGCAGCCCGTGGGCCAGCCGCAACCCTCGCGTCCTCGGCTACGTGGGCAGTATCGAGGACGCCTTCAAAGCCTTCTCGAAGGGCCAGAAGAAGACGACCTGGCAGGACGAACTGAAGGATCTGGTCGACTTCAGGGACATGGAGCCGGGGTGGGAGGCCGACTTCGTCAGTGCGATGGCCGACCGCCTGATCGCCAAGGGCCCGTTCAGCGATAACATGATCTCGAAGATCCACGAGCTCTGGAACCGCTACTTCGGCGGCAACCGATCTTTCGTTTCCTAAAGTTCGAATCCGGGCCGGCCGACCTCATACGAAAAGGAGTCTTCGTATGAGCGATCAACAGCAGCCCCAGATCCACCCGCCCGCGCCCGCGGTGAATCCCCTGATCAAGCCCGGCGCCCTTGCCGCCCAGTTCAAGGTCACCCTGACGACCCTCCGCAACTGGGAGAATCGCGGGCTGATTCCGCCGGCCATTCGTAAGGATGGCGGGCATCGCCGATACACCAATGATCACGTGGTGGCGATCCAGAAGTACCTCGGCCAGGCGGTTGAGGAGGCCGCCCCGTCCGAACCGAGGTAAACCGTGTCCGACAGCTACCCGCCGGCCCCGCAGCACAACAGCTTCAAGCTCCCCAACGCGTTCTGGCCGGACGGGTCTGCGTTCCAGTACGACCTGCCCCCGATGACCGTGATCCGCATGGACACGGTGATCGGGGAGTTTGGCGTTGGTAGCGAGGACGAGGACGGCATCTACACCCTTCCCCGCCTGCCCCGCAACCAGTGGAACGGTGTATTCAACGGGTGGTCGAACTGGGCCCAGAAGTTCCAGAAGGACTGGCGGTTCGGCGCCATGTCCGACGAGAACGCCCTCGCCCAGCTCTTCCCCGAGACCTACGACCCGTGGATGTTCACGGAGTACGTGTTCAACGGGGCGGCCCGCGACAGCGATCTCCCCACCCAGTCCGCACAGGACGTCTCGATCGTCGCCCCGCCCCTGATCGTGCCGGCCGTGACCCGCACGTACACCGTCGTCGACGGCGCCAAGGTGCTCGACTCGACGACGCCCGCCTTCTACAACGACCCGTCCACCACCGTCGTCCCCAGCGAGCACGAGGTAGTGTGGGAACTGGAGGAGGAGTGGGTCTCGACCGCCTCCGGCAAGCACTACTGGACGAGCGAGCTCGCGGCCATGAGCTGGCTGGAGCCGGAGACGGAGAACCGGGACTTCACCAAGTTCCCGTCCCCCGAGAGCCCCAACAAGCGGCGGGTCATCAAGCAGGCCGTCGAGAAGGTCAACTCGGGCGTCCGGCTCTACCGGCTGCCGGTGTGGTCGGAGTCGACGCGGTGGGGCGAGAGCCAGAACATCCCCGAGCGGATCGTGAACATGACCGCCCCGCGGGAGTACGTCCGGCCGGACGGCCTCTTCACCGGCCGCATCGTTCCGCACGTCACGATCGAGTGGGGCATCCCGCTCTATGACAACCTCACGAAGTCGCAGGTCGGCCAACAGCGGGTCATCAAGTACGACTTCTACGCCGAGGGTTTCGGCTCCAAGAACACCCGCATCGCCCTGTGGGACACCGCCGTCTCCGGCGTGAACGGCCAGCCCGACGCCGTGTTCACCTACGCCCCGCTCCCGCCCGCCGACACGAGCACGGGCGACCAGATCCTGCTCCCCAAGAACTCGCTCGAGCAGGTTCGCCTCGGCGCCGCCCCGTACGGCGACGGCGACCTGATCCACCGCGGGTGCCAGTTCTGGAAGGGGAGCGTCGAGGGCGGGGTCGGCAAGTGCCAGTGCACGTACTTCACCCAGTTCCAGTCGCAGTTCCAAGTCCAAGCGAGCCAAGATGAGGTCTATAACGCCGACGTCGAAGTCCCCACGATTCCCGTTGCACCCTTCCTGGATAGTCAGGAGGAACTGGAGGTTGTGTACGAGACTGGGTCTGTGCAGGTCAACGTCTTGGACGCCGGGAAGGCGGTATCTTACGTCAAGAGCGGCCAGCAGGTAACCGCGATCCGCATCACGCAGGCGAACGGGTCACCGGCCTACACGCTCCGGCCCCTCGGCAGCGGCGGGTTCGTCGCCAGCCCCGGATCGAGCGCGACGCTCCACATCCGCCGCTGGCGGATCGCCCGCCCGATGCCGCACAAGACGCTGTGCGCGATGTACGACGGCCCCACCGAGGCCCAGCCGAACGTCGACCCCAAGCAGCGGTACTTCGCGGCCGGCGGCAAGTGCTCGTTCTACACCCCGGTCGGCCGCCGCGTCGTCGCGTCCTACTCGATGCAGGCCAGCAACGGCGCCGAGTGGGCGAACATGCAGCGGAACGTGCCGCCCGGGTACAAGAAGGCGTGGTACGAGACCGGCACCGGCCAGTCCATGATGGACATGGCGGGCCTCGGCGGCGGGTTCGGCGTCGTGACCGGCCTCGGGTTCGCCTACGGCCAGAACGTCCAGACGCCCGACGCGTTCACCGGCGGCCTCCCACAGGAAGACTTCCAGCGGGTCAGTGTCGAGTACGTGCCCGAGATCGTCAGCCTCGCCGGCAAGTCGACCTACTACGCCACGTCGGACGGCAAGCCGCACGGCCAAGACCCGGAGAACGACATCCGCGTCCGGCCGGCGAGCGGCTTCAACATGATCGACTTCAAGGAGCAGCAGCCGTACCCGGGGGTGGACACCGTCTTCTTCGCGATGGTGAACCAGAACAACTACCGACTCACCCGCAACGTGATGCACTGCTACAACCAGTCGCGGTGCAACAAGATCATCAACTCGCCCGGCTCCAACGTCGGCTGGTCGCGGGGCCGCTACTCGGCCGTCAACTTCACGAACCACGAGCTGCGGATGCCCGGATACCCGGGCGTCGACGGCACCGACAGCCAGTGCCACTACGGCGACCACCAGTGCCCGTTCATGCGGGTCGACCGCCGCGGGGTCGAATACAACGAGAACTACAAGGTGCTCCGGCTCGAGATCCTGATCCCGTTCCGGATCAACGGCATCGCCGGCTTCGAGCAGCAGAGCATCCAGGAGGCGTTCATCCACCCGACGACCGGCAAGGTCGTGTCGGTCACCCAGGCCCAGATGGAGGCGGGCGGCGTGCTCGCCGGCGCGATCTGTGTCGGCGTCCGTCCGGAGCCCGGCACGCCGCCCGCCGCGGTGCCCGTCCTCGGCCACTGGCAGCCCGTCCTCACCGACGACAACGGCCAGAAGTGGCGGGTCTACTTCTACTACGACCGCCCGAGCTGGGATCCCAAGCACACGCAGTCCCGCGTGTCGGCCCACATCGTGCAGTTCGACGACAAGGATCAGCCCGTCTACACGAAGATCCCCGCCGCCCTGCAGGCGTTCGCGCTCGCCGCGTACGGGCAGACGAACAAGATCCCGTGGAACGTCGAGATCCTCGACGACTACAAGGAGCCGGCGGGCAACGCGGTCTACCCGACCAACAACGCGGCGTTCGCGGGCGGTCGCCACCCCGAGTACAAGGATCACTCCAAGCGGGGCCGCCAGATCATCGGCAAGGACGGCGGGTACACCGACATGAGCTTCCGCGAGGGGGCGACGCCGACCAATCAGTTCGGCGGCCCGGGGTGGAACACGGCGCCGGTGGCCGGCGTCATGAAGCGGGGGTACTGGACGCAGCGGTACGGCGAGTGGATCCTCGACGGCCGCCCGATCGACACGACGGGCAACTACGTCCCCGCCCGCCCGCGGATGCGGAACAAGCCCGCCTCGTACGCCGACCGCACGCCGATCGACGGCGAGCCGCGGGACACGATCGTCAAGGACGGGGCGGCGGCCGGCGACCCGGGCGACTGGGCCCTGGTCGGGCACACCTACTCGAACGACACCAAGGCGTACCTCGCGTTCCTGGAGACGGTCTGGGACAACGACCTCCCCGACGACCCGAACAGTGACGAGCCGGGGACGAAGCTGCGGATCATCCCGCCCAACCCCGCCCAGCAGTGGCTCCCGCGCGAGCGGTTCTGGTTCCAGTGCGACAAGTGCGGCATCGACTTCTCCGAGGAGGAGGTCAATGTCATGGCCGACCTGAAGTACGCGGACAACTCGCCCGTGTACCCACTCCCGGCCGGCACGACCGGCCCGACCGGCAAGGCCGCCGGCGCCGCGGCGTGCGGCTGCCCCCGTCGCGATGGCGGTGTCGTGCGGATGGTCGGCCCCTACGACCACTTCATGAAGTGCTACTCGCGGGGCACCGTCGACATTTGGGCGCCGCCCGGCACCACGGTCAAGCACGACGCCTTCTTCTGGAAGGCCCCGGCCATGGTCACGCGGGTGGAGCACGACCAGCTCCTCCGCAAGCTCGGCATGTACCACGCCACGGGCGGCGGCTACAGCTTCGCCGGCCTCACCCCGTCCCTCGACCAGTTGGGTCGCCTGCCCACGACCTACGCCCGCGGCTACCAGCCCGGCATTGACCGCCAGTTGGTCGCCCCGTGGGCCGGCCCGGGCGACACGGTGGCGACCGTCCGCACACGACTGACGCCCGTGTACGGCCTCACGCCGGCCGACAAGGCGATCCTTCAGCGGGCCGACCAATCCGCCCCCGCGATCGTCGTCGACGAGGCTGGCACCACCATGGCGACCGGGGACATCTTGAACTTCTGGCGAACCGTCGAGGGCGACCAGGGATACCGGATCGGCCTCCCGATCGGCGCCACCACCCCCGCCCCGGACGCCGTGCTCGCCGAGACGCTCGTGACGGCCGACGAAGTCCGCCCGGTGCGGTCGGACTTCGCCGCCGGCTACCTCGGCGAGCGGCAGTTCCAGGATCGCCTGCAGTCGTGGCTGATCGGCGTCGTCCTCGGCAGCCTCCAGAACTGGAGCAGCTCGATCTACGCCCAGAAGAACCTGCTCGCCGACTCGCTGTCGGCCCGCGGCATCAACCCCGACGCCGCCCGGCCGATCGACCCCAAGACGGGCGACCTGATCGACATCGACGAGCGGCTGCTGTCGCCGTACAGCGTCAGCGAGTCGACCGGCCTGCACATGGTCACGGCCCCGCACATGAAGCGGCTCCGCAACCGCGTGCTGCCGATGCTGGCGTACGACCTGACGATAGAGACGTACAAGGCCGGCGGCGACTTCACCGACCGCGCCCATCTCGGCAACCTCAAGCGGTTCGGCGAGCAGAAGAAGCCGTTCGCCTACCCCAAGCTCGGCACGATCATCCCGCAGGTGATGGCCGCCACCGAGACCGGCAAGGACTCCTACTTCGAGTGGGAGGTCGGCGACGTCGAGGGCACGAAGGCCCGGGCGTACAACCCGACCGGCACGACCTGGTGGCGGATGAACCAGCGGGCCGGCCAGATCAAGCGGAGCGGCGGCACCAACCAGCTCCACCTCGACGACGCGACCAAGAACCCGGACGGGACGTACGCGTGGGACGGGTACACGGGCGACACGATCACGTCGTGCGTGACCTACTTCATCCACGGCCGCCTGCCCATGGACAAGGAGATCGTCCGTGCCTTCCTCGTCTACGAAGCCCAAGACCCGCCCTCCTACGAAGCGATCGGCTGCCAGGGGCAGTACACCGGGTTCGTCGGGACGCGGGACTTCTACGACCCGAGCCAGATCAATAACCTCGAGTACGCGGGGCACAGCTTCTGCTTCTGGCAGCACTATCACCCTTTTACTACGAACCATGAGGGTGACGATCCTCGCCCGTACTACGGGTTCTTCGCGTACAAGCACGTCACGTACGGGCACTCGCACCCGGACTGGTTCAAAGACCACGGGACGATGACCAATACGGAGACGCCGTGGCTCATGAGCGAGCCGGACGACATGGTCGTCTTCACGCAGGCGTTCACGGGCATCGACCTGAAGGACTATGCGCCGTTCGTGGCCGACGACTCGGACGCCACCTACGCCAAGCAGGTGGCCCTCCTCGGCCACAACTACGCCGACAGCTCGCTCGGGTGGAACGTCCAGCAGGACGCCCTCAAGCCGTGGGCATGGGGCCAGCCGCTCCAGCAGAACAAGACCGAGTACCAGAACTGGAAGGAGGTCAGCTACCAGACGTTCGGCACGCTGGAGGATCGGTACGCGGTTCGGATCCGTGCGGCCGTCAACACGATCGAGGCGGTGCAGACCGGCAGCTACGTCGGTGCCGATTTCCGGGGCCTGATCAACGAACGGCTCCGGCAGCCGATCTCGGGCTGGCTGAACATGACTGGGTACGACACGTCCGGCATGTTCAACAAGTACGTCCCGCTGGTCGAAAAGACGTCGGACTTCTCCCCGCCCGAGCCGCAGGAGGAGAACCCGCACAGCACCACGGCGACCGGCGGCAACGGCAAGAACCAGGCCGGCCAGACGAAGCGGGTCATCGACATCACGAAGATCTTACAGAAGGTCTATAACGACCGCGTCGACCGCTTCTACACCGTCCAGTTCGGGGCCAGGTACGACGACCTCTTCAACCTCGTCAAGGGCCGCACGGACACCAACCTCGGCCTCATCTCCCGCTTCCACCAGGACGCCGGCGACGAGATCCCGTGGTACGACTGGAACTACCGGTACATGAAGCTCGGCGCCGGCATGTGGCTGAGCGACCCGTTCCACCACCCGCCGCTCGTCAACGGGGCCCCGGCCACCGGCAACGCGGACGGCGACCCGATCATCCAGGCCGCGGAGGATCGCCAGGCCCGGGTGGAGGCCGTCACGGACTGGGACAAGCAGGGGAAGTCCGAGGGCGACCCGGAGTACCTCCGGTACCACCCGTTCTCACTGTGCCGTACGCTGCCGGCCCCCGACACCTTCATGATCGACCCCGGCTCGTCCGGCACCACCGGCAGCTCCACGTCGGTCAAGCCCGTGCCGGCCGACGATTCCAGCTATTACTGGCGGGTGGTCGACGACCAGTTCTTCCCGCAGTCGTTCGCCGTTGACCTGCTCCAGACGCCGTACGAGAACACCCGCCGGCCGTGGCGGTACAACCCGCCGTCGATCGACGCGTCGAACGCGATCTGCACCAACAAGACCGGGTGCTTCGTCGCCCAGAACAACTGGACGGTCGCCCAGTTCTACGCCCAGGCCACGACGACATGGGGGCTCGGCGTGATCCCGAGCATCCACTCGAAGACGTGTGCGATGTGCCACACGCCGCTGCCGGTCGACCAGATCCAGTTCGTCGACGGCGACAGTATCCTGACCGTGTACTACGATGACAACTTCGTCGCCGACTCCCTGGTCAACGCCGTCGAGGTCGACGTTGTGCACGCGACGTGGAACCCGACCGTGCGGCACGGGTTCGAGGTCGAATACTGGAACTCGCAGGTGCAGCAGTGGCGGTCGCTGTTCGCGGTCACCTACGACAACGCGCAGGCCAAGTTCGTCTGGCAGGAATGGAACGGCTCTGCGTGGGCGTCCGTCTCGTCCACCGTCCTGCCCACCATCTTCAAGGGGTGCGAGGGCATCAATGGCAATCCACGTAATACCGCTACAGCGATCGGGTCACACTTCACGCTCGTGGCAGCCCAAAAGCTACGACTACGGGTCAACCGCCCTGCGGTCGTGTCGCGGCTTGACCCACTTCTCGGTTTCGGAGCCTGCACTCCCAACCCCGCCACCCGCTCCGTGGCAGTCGTCAACCTCACCGAGGTTGCCTCCACTTACGTCAATCGCCCCATCACTCTCAAGACCGCGACGGGGCAGACGTTCGACACGACGATCACTTCCGTGGCAGGGAGCGCGGGCAACTACACGCTGACCGTACAGGGCGAGGTGTCGGCCGACCACACCCAGTACCAGATCGTGTGGAAGGACTACGTCAGTCGCGTCACCAAGTTCCGCGTCTACGGCTACCCGTACCGCCCGGGCGAGGTCGTGATCACGCCGCCGGGCCAGGTGCAGGCGTCGATCCTCACGCAGGGCCTCGACGGCGTCCGGCTCGACTCGAATCCGTCGCAGATCAGCCGCGTCACCGTCCTGGTCGGCGACTCGGAGCCCGTGACGATGACCGAGGTCGACTACGGGAACACCACCTTCGTCTGGACGATTACGCAGGACACCTACGACGGGCGTACGTACAAGCGGATCACCGCCGGGAAGTGGTACTACGACTTCGACCAGAATCGCGTCGTCCTGCCGACACAGTTCGTCGACCAGTACGACGGGAACAAGCTGAAGAACATCTGGGATCTGAACCTGGAGCTGTACAACACGGCCACCAACCCGCTTCCGGTCAAGACGCTTCCCTCATCGCTCTTCGTCGAGTACCTCGTCGGCCTCGGGGTTCCCGTGGACGTCGACGCCGCCGCCTTCGGCCCCGGCCCGAGCTATCAGCTCGAGCGCGAGGCGATCCGGTTCATCGCCGGCCACAGCGACAACGACACGGTCAACGCCCCGGGCCCGTTCGACCCCATGCCCTCCATGGGCGACTCGGTGCGGCTGAAGAACAACGACGGCAACCGGATCCCGATGAAGTGGCACGTCTACAACCACGACCCGATGACGTGGCAAACGTCCGTGGCGTGGCTGGTCGGCGACGAGCTGGGTGCCGGCGAGTGGGATGATAACTCCATGCTGGGCGTCTTCAGCGGCAAGCGCGGGCCCGACATGTCGAACCTCGGCCCCGGTGCCGCCCTCGGCGGCAAGGCGGCGGGTACGGTGACCTTCTACGGGTCGTCCAGCACGATTCTGTCAGGACAGGCGATGGTGTACGCGAAAGCAAACACCACGACCACCTACAACCTGCCTACGGGCGAGTCGGTGACGATCCGGGAGCGAACCGGCGGGTACCGGGGAGGGGCCTTTGTCTTTCGGCTCGAAGTTGCCGATGTAGTCACAGGCAAGCGGACGGGCATCTCCTGTCCCGTGCCGAAGGTTCTCGTCTACGCACGGGAACGGAACTTTGACGAGCTGATTTAGGAGTTTGGAATGACACGGCGTCGCGTTATCTGGAAGTATCCCCTGCCCGGCCACTGCGGCGACCACCAGCTCGTGCGAATGCCCGCGGGCGCGATCGTTCGCAAGGTGGCCGCCCAGGATCATATCCCCACCGTCTGGGTCGAAGTCGACCCCAACGCACCGGTCGAGCCTCGCACTTTCGTTGCTGTGATGACCGGGGTCGCCTTCGACGTGGCCGACCTCGAATACTTGGACACCATTCTGTTGGATGGTGGCGGTTTCGTTATCCACGTCTACGAGGTGAAGGCACATGGGCGCTCCTAAAATCAAGATCCACCGCCTCCCCAAGGGGTACAACCCCAGCAACGACCAGGACGTGCAGTTCGCCACCGGCGACGAGCTCCTGCCGTTCGTCGACAAGCCCGACCTCCTGCAGGACGCGTACACGCTGACCTGCGTGGTGCCGGTCGTCATGGGCGACTGCTACCCGTTCGACAAGGCCGCCGGCCGGTCGTCCTACAACCTCGGCACGGGCGGGGCCGTCGACCAGACCCCTACCGGCATCACACTCCCCGAGCTGCTGATCGGCCCCGTGGGTGACCTCGAGCTGCGGGTGCTCGACGCGTCCAACGCCCCGATCGACCCCGCGACCTGGTCGGTCGCCTACACGGGGAGCACGCCGACCTCGATCCGCTTCACGGGCACCCCTCCGACCGGCGCCAAGGTGTCCGCGTGGAAGCTCGTCGCCACACCCACCGTCAACTGGGCCCTGCCCGGCAGCGGCGTCTACGCCGGCCCCAACTCGGCCTGCAGCCTCCTGCTCGCCTACGCCAACGGCGGCACGACGGCCGTGAAGATGACGGCCACCGCGATCTCCTCCGGCCCCACCTCCCACCTCGTCTTCGGGTCGGCCCAGAACAGCGTCAAGGTCAGCTACTACTACACGGCGACCAAGGGCACGCACTTCTGCGGCGACCACGTGAACTGGGTCGGCGACCACTACATGACCTGGCCCGACGTGTTCGTCGGCACCAACGACTACCCGGGCGACTCGACGATCGACCCCAACACCAGCCTCCCCATCGACCCGGGCCGCGTCCCCGCCGAGCGGAGCCCGAGCACGTACTCGATCAACTACCGCGACGGCGTCGTGATCTTCCCCGACACGATCGACACGACCGCCCAAGACCTGCAGGGGAACGACATGGGCACGGTCAAGGCCAGCTACGCCTACCTGCAGGGCATCGACAACGTGACCGGCATGCAGCTCGACCTGGTCGCCAGCACGGGCGGCAAGCGGTTCCGGGCGTCCACCGAGACGATTTTCACCGCGGCCCACGGCAAGCGGTGGATCACCCGGAACAACCAGTACACCCCGCTGAACGTGTACGTGAACGGCGTGAAAACGCCGGCCACGCTGACCGCCCTGAACGAGACGTTGACCGTCAAGACTTCGTAAGGATTTGACCCATGTCCGCCCCCTCGAACACCATCGTGAACATCGTCGGCAGTGCCGGCAACGGCCAGTACACCGGCATCAAGATCAACGCGGACGGGACGCTGACGCCCGACCGCAAGGTCACGCTGCAGCTCGCCGCGCAGGGCGACCACCCCCTGCAGTACCGGATCGAGACGACCGGCGACGTCGAGTCGACCACGAACACCGACGCCACGCTCGCCGCCAACGTCGGCGTCTGGATCAACTTCACCGACGCCTCGGGCAACCTGCTGGGCAACGAGACCAAGCAGGTCAAGTTGCGGAAGACGAGTGCCACGCCGGCCGCCGACGACTTCAACCTCGACGCCAACGCCTCGGTCACCGTCACGTTCAAGGACACCAACGGCCTGACGACCGCGGCGACCGCCACGATCCGCCTGAACACCCGCATCTACCAGACGGCCCACAAGCCGCTCCGGCCCTCGTCGTCCGGGTACGATGTCCTCCTCCGCGAGATCTACAGCGGCAGCGACCGCCCGATCCCCCACACCGAGCAGTTGAGCAACAGCTTCGTGCGGGCTTGGCCCGACATCTTCTACCCCACCACTCACTCCTACCCGACGCTCGCCAACGGCGACATCGACGAGGCGGCCGCGATCGCCATGAACGGCATTTCCGACGCCAGTCACGACGCCGTCCAGCTCGTCAACCGACAGGTGTCGCCGTTCGACCTGATCGTCTCCTACGACTCGGAGGGCCGCCCGGTCACTACGAACTGGACGACGAACGGGACGAAGGACTACGGGCACATGCTCAGCTCGAACGCCACGCAGCTCACGAGCTGGGCCCTGAACAACGACGGGTACGGGGACATCAAGCTGGAGTTCGAATACTTCTACCTCGACGGCGGGGTGTGGGGGCCGCCGTACAACCCGGTGGCACCGCGCCGCGGCGACTACCTAGGCGTGTACGACGCGACCGATCCGGACGCGATGGAGACCTACGTCGACTCGCTCGGCCGCACGCGGTGGCGGCTGAAGAACGCGGCCGTCCTGCGGGAGTTGGCCGCCTACGCCGGCTCCGGGCACGACGTGTATGACCTCAAGACGGGCGCCCGAATGAACTCCGGGGCGACCGGCTCGTTCACCACGCCGACGTTCACGGCCGTCGACCGGATCGTCCTGATCCTGTACACCGACGCCGCCGGCGCCGCGAGCGGGTTCAAACTCAAGTCGGGCCCCCGGCACCCCCTGGTGTGGACGAACTTCGACGTCGACCCGGCCAACGGACAGCTCTGGATCCACAAGAGCACCAACTACGCGACGACGGCGGGCAGTGCGGACACGACCCAGAAGATCATGATTTACGACTACTTCGACGCCGTCCTCTCGTACGACTACGAGACCGGCGACGTGATCTTCGACACCGACAAGACGGGGAGCACGGTCACCGTCGACGTGTCCTACTGGGCCAGCGACACGCCGACGTCCCGCACGTGGCTCGCGGGCAACGACGACCTGATCGACTACGAGGACGCCAGCGTCTTCGTCGCCCCGACCGGCACGTCCACGATCACCGCCGGCATGCGGACGGACACCTACGAGACGGACGGCGACGGCCGCGTCGTCCAGCACGGCACGTGGGACAAGGATCGCGGCGTGTTCGAGTTCGACGCCGGCTACGTTCCGGGCACCGGCAAGCGGGTGTTCAGCGAGTACAACTTCCACACCTACCTCCGACTCACCCCCGACGACCACGGCGACCTCGAGTGGGAAGACCCGGTGATCGTCGCCGACAACACGCCCGCGTACCGCGACTACACGTTCGCCGACGTGAAGATCACGAACGAAGGGTCGGCGATGCTGGAGAACGGGTTCCTGAAGTTCGTCGCCCGCGGGTACAAGAGCACGAACGACGGCCAGGCCATCCCGGGCGCCGACGGGATCATCGACTCCGTGCTCGACATCAACCGCCCGTGGGACGTGCAGAAGGGGACGGCCGACGAGACGTACAACAAGATGGCCATGGCCATCCTGCCCGACTACATCTGGCCCCCGAGCCTCGCCAAGAACAACGACGGCGGCGGGTACAGCGGCGACGACTACTACAACAAGACCGCGCAGGGCATCCTGAGCCAGTGGAAGACGAAGAGCTTCGGCACGCTCGCGGCACGCACGTTCATGTTCGGCCGGGCGGTCTGGGTGCTCGGCGGCGAGGGCGGCACGAACTACCCGGCCACTACGGCCGGCGAGAAGCGGTGCTCGATCGAGGTCAGCGGCCAGTTCTACAACCAGACGATCTAGGAGTAGGACATGGGCCTCACCATCGACAGTGTCGCTCCCTCGACGAGCGGCACGCTGGGCGACTACGACATCACGTTCACGGTGTCCGGGCCGGCGTCGAGTCTGTACTCGCTCGGCCTCTCGTTCACGACCAGCGTCAACTTCTCGAAGACGCCGTTGTTCCTGACCGACTCGGCCGCCAAGGTGCCGCCGGGCACCCATGTCGTGACATGGCGAACGGTCGCCCTCGCCGGCGTCGACGCGGTCATCCCGACGCCCGACCAGATCGGCCGCAACACGGCCGACGTCCTGATCTACGGGTCGCTCAACATCGACGGCGTCACGCAGGCCGACGTCACGTTCGGGCCGTACCACGTCGACAACACCGCGTCCCCGACCCCCACGGGCGGGGGCAGCAACAACACGTTCAAGTTCCCGGTCGGCGGCTGGGCCCACCCGGCCGTCCTGCCCGTCGCGTTCGACGAGAAGAACCCGCCAGTCGCCGGCGAGATCACGATCGTCATTCCCGACAAGGTCAGCGACCTCTCGCCGGTGCGGTGCGAGCCGTTCGTCTACTGGCGGGCGTACAGCGAGGGCATCATCGAGCCGTCGTCAGGCAGCGGCGTCCGACCCGGATCCGACGCGGGGTACGGCCAGTACCCGGCACAGGGGCCGAACAACACCAACGTCCGCGGCCTGTCCTGGCCCGCCCCGATCGCGAAGGACAACGTCGCCAACGGGAAGCGGTGGGACGACTGGGTGTTCGACCTCGACGGCGCCTACGAGCTCGCCATCCTGACTACCAACCAGCGGTGGATGTTTCGCGTGCCCCGCGACGACGGCCGCGACACCACGCTGCCGATCCCACTGACCAGCCACGAGCTGATGCGGGGGCAGTATCTGAAGGGGTACGTCGACAAGGACGGCACGACCAAGGAGTACCCGGACGGATACGACTGGAACCTGCGGCCCGCCTGGCACCGCGGCCGCGAGGTGTGGGACACGGGCGACGCGTGGATCCAGGTCGCCACGTTCGAGCTCGTCGACTACATGGTCTGCGACACGTGCCACGGCCGCGGGTGGGTGGTGTCCGGCACGTCGGCCCCGTACGACCGCGTCGGGTGCCCCAACCCCACGTGCGACAACGGGAGCGACAAGGGCAAGCCGTACCGCGAGCAGGTCTGGAACCCGAACATCCTGCAGTACGTGTGGTACATGCGGACGCGGCACATCCTGCGGCCCGTGTGGCACCGCCTGAGCCGGTGGATGGACGACAACCCGCTGTCGCCCCGCCGCCGGGACGGCTTCCCGATCACCGGCCAATTCGCGCTCGACCGAACGCAGTTCATCATGGGCGACAAGGTCAGCGACCTCGACGCCGTCCTCGCCGGCAACGGCGACATCTCCTACTACCTGCTCCAGACGCGGCACGGCACGACCCGGCGACTGCCGGCCGACACCGAGGTGGACTGGCCGATCGTCCGCTCCAACAACACGCCGGCGCCGGTGCGTCAGGCGGGCCAGTGGGCGGGCGTGGCGGGCGACACGTTCGTTTCGCCGACGCTGGTGCAGGAGGACTTCGACCTCGCCTGGCCGGTCGCCGGCGAGCTGGCCGGCAACGTGAAGTTTAAGGACGTCGGGCCGGTCTCGGGGGAGGTCGGGCCGTCCAAGTCGCAGTTCCTCATGGGGCAGGCAGACCCCGACTCGCACCCGCTCATGGCCAACCGCATGCGGCCGACACAGCCGGGGAGCCTGATGGTGGGCGGGGCCATCCCCAAGCTGGCCCTGACCCGCGACCTGTTGTTCCGGTTCTTGCAGGGGGTGTGGGACGCGTACAACACGATCCATTTCCAGTACACCGAGAGCGACACGACCTGGCTGCACATGCAGTTCGCCCAGTTCTTCCCGGACAACTCGCACACCGACTGGCAGGACGTGCGGGCCGACAACGCCGTCTTCGACAAGGTCGCCGGCGTGTGGCTGGTTCCGCCCCACCAGTTCTGGGCCTACTGGGATACGCGGGACGCCGCCCAGTTCCCCGAGGGCGGCACGTTCCGCCTCCGCATGCGGCAGTACAGCAAGCCGGCCGACGAGCCGGCGTCGTTCGGGCAGTTCGTCGTCTCGACCCCGTTCGTGCTCGCGCACGGCGTGGCCAACCCGATCAGCATTCTGAAGGTCGAGTACGAGAAGTGGAGCCACACGGTCGGCATTACGTACCGGGCCGACGATTCTCAGGCCGACGCCTACACACTTACCCGCTTCTGGTACAGCGTCGACGACGGCGCGACGTGGCAGGAGATCTCCAAGGGCGACATCGCCGGCGAGACCGTCTACGTTTCTGCCGCCCCCGGATCGAACCTACACCAGATCACGTGGTTCGCGGGCCACTACCCGGTCACCGCGGGCAACGACTACCGGATCAAGATCGAGGCGGTGCCGAGCAAGTTCCTCGACGACATGGTGATCCCGTTCCTGAAGTGGCTGGCGCCGCGGAACCCGTACATCGACGACGCCGAGCAGGAGCTGACGACGTACCTCGGGACGGTGCACACCCAGACGTTCAACGCCACGACGGGCCGGTGGGAGGCGTCGCCACCGTACCGCACCCCGGGCCAGATCGACACGCTGGAGGCCGAGCTGCTGCGGGTCAAGAACCACCCGGACGGCGGGCCGAACTGGTTCAACTTCTTCACCCTCTCCGGCGGCGTGTACACGCTGACCGACCCGGCCGGCTACAACGCGTGGCTGCTGACAGCGTACGCCTCCGGCGAGACGCACGGCAACGCGATGGCCCGGGTGAACACCCAGCTCGCGGACATCCTGAACAACAAGCTCCCGGCCGCACAGGACACGATCGCGGCCGGCGAGCGGGCGATCCGCAAGCGGCTGATCGACCAGGGGTACTACGCCGAGGATCACTTCGTCAACGGGCACGAGGCCGTGTTCGCCCCCGTCGTCGCCAACCGGTCGGGTGAGGCGTTCCCCAACCAGAACATCGAGCGGTGGTGGAACTTCCGCGTCCAGAACGCGGCCACCGGGGGGACGCGGGTGTTCAACGACTCCGGCCTGTACGACCCGCAGGAGATTACGACGCTGGAGCAGGTCTTCTACCGCGTCCAGATGGATCGCCTGCCGACGTTCGACTCCCAGACGGACGGACGGCCGCTCCGCGACTTCTTCTACGACCACACTGGCGCCCGCATCGGGCAGGCGACGTTCTTCGGCGGCCAGTCCACCCCGCCCCCGGCCACGGCCGACGCGACCCAGGCGGCCCGTGACCAGGCCAACGCCCCGGCGAACCAGCAGCAGGCTGGCGACGCGTCGACCCCGACCGCCCCGTCCGACCCCGAGCAGCCCGTCGTCGTCGGCGGGGCCCTGAAGATCCTGCCCCAACTCCTGCCGGGCGAGCAGGGCGGCGACCAGCTCGCGGCCGGCGACACCGAGTTCGACGGCGACTACCAGTGGCGAGTGGCGGCGTACAACTACATCTTCGACGCCATGCCGTTCCTGCCCCGGCCCACGGTCGACGCCCTCGCGTGGAGCGCGGACGGCCTCACGCTGACCGTGAACTATACGGCCAAGGCCCACGCCGGCGTCCAGACCTCGTCGATCGCCAACGACGGCGCCGGCAACGTCTACGGCGTGCGGGTCAGCAAGGCGTTCCTCGACACCCCGACGTGGGACGGCCCCTGGTTCGTCAACTTCGTCTCGGACAACCGGGCGGCCATCACCGAGCCGTCCCGGCAGCAGAACGGCATCCCGTGGACGCCCACGGGCAAGGATCGCCCCCAGCCCTTCTGTATGTACGACGAGCGGATCCAGCAGTACGTGATCATGACGACGAAGAAGAGCTTCGACGGCACGTTCCGGCTGGTCACCTCGCGGGCCGCCTCGCTCCCCAAGGCGTGCGAGTACGACACGCTCTTCACGGGCGAGCAGGCGGCCGGCATCTTCGGGGCCATGATGCTGGTCGTGAACGGCACGTACCTCCTGTTCGCGACCGTCGCCCCCACGAGCGGCCCCGCCTACGTCGCGGTCAGCTCGAGCGCGGACGGGGAGACCTGGGGCCCGCTCGTCCCGTGCGCCGGTATCGTCGGAAGCCTCCCGTGGGTTTGCTACGACGGCGGCGTTTACCACATGTGGTACCAGCGGACGGCGGGCAACACCGCCGTGTACTATGCGACCTCAACGGACACCCAGACGTGGACGCCCCAGAACAGCGACGCCCCCGTTTACCAGCAGGCGGGCGACGTCGGCCGGCCCAGCGTGGTCAGGGTCAACGGGTCGTGGGCGATGTACCTGAACGACTTCGCGATCAACTCGATCATCAGCCTCGTCTCCGCGGACGGCGTCACCTGGAGCGGCCGCCGCGTCGAGCTGGGCGCCGTGTCCTACCTCGACGGCATTGGGTTCACGACCGCCCACCCGGTCAACGCCGCCGCCTACGTCGACGTGTACCAGGGCAACCCCGAGGTGTTCCTGATCCTCAACTATGTCCTGCCGGACAACAGCAGCGCCGTGTTCACGGCCCGGCTGGAGTCGCGAGACTGGCTCCCCCTGCGGTTCGGCGTCGTGCAGGCGGGGGCGAACCAACTCTTCTTCGTCCCCTTCTCGTCGGCCGGATCGACGCGGACGTTCACGGTCAACGCCGACCTCTACGGGTTCCAACAGACCGACCCGGTCAAGGTGCGGATCGACTTCCCGAAAACCGCCACGACGCCGGACAAGATGGAGTTTTATCGCCAGAGCGACTGGGTGACGATTACCAACAAGGAGGAGCTCGGGGCGTACATGAGTCCCCAGCCCTACCACTATTCCAGCAACCTTTTGAACTACCCCTACCTGCGTCTGGGCACCAATGGCAACTCTTAACGCGACGGCGACCGGCATCAGCCCCACGTTCCCGATCACGAACGAGGAGCTGCAGCTCGACTACAACACGAGCGTTACGAAGATCGACATCGACGGCGTGCAGCCGCCCACGTTCGGCCCGGACGGCGGGTACAGCCGCGCGATGGATCTGAGAAATCTATGGTTTCCTTGGATTGACGAACCGATTGTGCCGGCCCGGTTCGACGGCGTGTGCTTTTACCTCGGCGCCGTGTCAAATCGTCCGACCTTCATCAAGGATTACCTCTCCATCTCCCTGATGCGTGCCACGGATTACATTCTGGAACCCGTGTATCAGGGGATGCTTAGGGCTACGGTCGATGGGGTAATACCTATTCCTCCCCCCAGCGATTCCGAGTGACAAATTAGCCGAAGATATGCGCGGAGGCTGTCACTATGGCTGAGCGTGTATCCACTGCGAATCGCGTGCTGACCTGGCTCAGTATCTCCATTGGTGCGATCGGCTTGCTGGCCACCATGGGGAACATCTGGATCTACAAGGATCGGCAGGACACTTTGCGGACGGACTTCGATAAGCTGAAGGCCGACCACGACACCAAGAACCAGACCTTCTCGATGAACGACACGATCTTCGCGTCGTTCATGGAACAACAGCGGGCCCTGAACGGCAAGGTCGAACGCCACCTCGAGGACAAGAACATCCACGTCACCGAGGAGCAGATGCGGAACCTGGTCACCGCCCAGCTCGGCCCCATCACCAGCAGCGTGGGCAAGGTGGAGGCGACCGTCTCGGCGCAGGGTGAAGCCATCAAGCGGATCGAGGGCACGACCGACAAGGTACTGCAGCTCCTGCAGCAGCAGATCCTCCAGCCGCCCACCCGCAAGACCGCGGTCGAGCAGGCTTCGAACTAGCGGCCCGTCCAACCCAAAGCCGATAAGAGCCCCATGGCAGCGATTAAAGGCCAGGGGCTTTCTTATTTCCCCCTCTACTGGTGCCACCATGACCAGTGGATGTTCTATGTCCCGAATCCCTTCGGTAACCTGAACTACCACCACCACGGCCACACGCACTTCTTCATGCTGGGCCTGGACTTCAACGCCCCGGGCGCCGACGCCTTCTCCGGACACCAGACGTACGACTTCCGCCTCGATGACATCTGGGGCCCGCGGAGCGGCGATCCGAACCAGGCCGAGCCGTACCGCGTGATCGGCACCCCGAAGTGGAAGTTCCACATCCAGGAGGTGTGGCGGCGGGTGTACGTGCAGCCGTGGGATCTGAAGGTGGGCAACGCCTCCAGCTTCCTACAGCAGCGTGGCGTAAAGTGGGACGCCTCGCCCGCGGACAAGATCCTCGGCCCGTTCCGCGAGACGCTGGGGTACGCCCCGGTGTACGTGCAGAACGCCCGCACGCTCCCGCTCGAATACTTCAACCGCGAGACCAAGGGTCGCAAGGAGCGGGACAACTACGTGATGTCCAAGGCCCAGCAGATGATCGCCGAGTGGAACGCCAGCCCGCTGGGTGCCCGCTTCCCCAAGACGTTCGACCCGCAGACCTGGAACCTCGACCACGGAAACTACGTCGACTACAACACGCCGCCCGGCCGCCCCTCGTTCCCCGACGCCCTGTACATCTACCCGATCATCGAGTACCAGACGGTCACCCAGCTCGACTGGGAGCGGCTGCCCGGCTACGAGGCGGCCCACGACATCGACGCTGACAACTTCGGCGACGGCTGGACGCAGCAGATCCAGATCCCCTTCAAGAACCCGGTCACCGGCAAGTACAACAGCCCGTTCGGCCCCCAGCCCGGCGTCTGCAAGCCGGTCGGGGAATACTTCGGGGTCAAGACCAACGGCGACCCGCTCGTCCCGCTGGCCAGCCGGCCGAAGCATCGAAAGCGAAACGGGCCGCCGCCCGACCCCGACCACGTCCCGCCCTACTACCCGGAAGGGAACGACTTCCACTGCGAGCCGTTCAGCCTGCCCGCCTTCGACCCCGCCGACCCGGCATGGCAGGGTGTGGACGGCGGGCCGGTCACCGGAGACACGCGGGACAACCTCTCGGAGCAGCCCGTCACGTTCCACGATCCGCACGGCGTGAACGACGGGAAATGGGTTCAGCAGTGCCTCGGCGGCATCGTGCAGGCCCAGGCGATCGTCACGATCGAGCACAAGCTGGGCGGCCGGCGGGACGTGGTGGTTTCGGCTACGCAGTACCTGCCCACGACGGCTTTCGAAGGCGCCGACCAACTCATGCCGGCAAACCCGTAGGTCGATTGAAGGAAGGGAGTACCCATGATTCGAATCGGATCCCCAGTCACGCAGACGAACCAAGACCTGACCGTCTCGTCGGTGGTTCTCGCAACGGTGGCCGCCCCGGCAACGGGCACCATGCGGTACCTCGTCCGCGCGGTGCTCTCCAACCTTCCCTCCAACTACAGCCTCCTGATCACGGAGGGGTACGCCGCCGGCACCTACGTGAACCCGCCGCTGATCGGCGGTGGCGGGATCCGCCTGGTGCAGATCGAGGTCGTGCTGACGGCGGGGGACGCCAGCGTCCCGATTACGATCATCGACCAGGACGGCGCGGCGAACGCCGTCTCGTGGACGGTCGAGGTGTTCACGGACGACTCCTCGGCGTCCAACGTGCCCGCCGACCTGGGCGCCCGCCTCGACACGATCGACAAGCGGCTGTTCGCCACCATGATGCGTTCGTACGGCGTCTCCTCGAAGGCCGACCTGATCGCAATTGCCAACCTGCTGCCCTAATGCCGACCCCTCCGGACAACTGGATGGACACGCTGGGGGACGGGGTCAAGGTCTTCGTCCTCGACGCCGGCCTGATCGCCACCCCCTTCGTGTCGCCGGCCGAGGTCAAGACGTTCACGGCGACCGACACCACCGACCTCCGCGGGCACGGCACCCGGATGGCCGAGATCATCGCGTCGCGAGACCCCGGCGACTTGGGCATCGCCCCGGAGTGCGACCTGTACATCGCCAAGGTCGTTGAGGTCGGGCAGGGTACGTCGCCGATCGTCCGGGCCCTGCGGTGGGCCAAGAACGCCGGCGCCCAGGTCGTCTCCATGTCGTTCGCCTACCGAACGCCCGACCCCGACGTCGACCAAGCCCTCGCCGAGCTGGATGCCGCCGGCTGCATCTGCCTTGCCGCCTACAACGCCGCCCTGCCGTATCCGGCCGCCTGCGAACACGTCGTCTCGTGCGGCACGCTGGAGAGCGATGCGGACGCCGACGCGCTCACGGTCGGCGAGGTGACGAAAAGAACCCCGGCTGGGCCGCTCAGGCCCTACCGGGGTTCCTCCATCTCCACCGCCGTCCTTGCCGGGATCGCGGCCTGCGCCAAGTCGTTTCAGCCGTCGCTCACGCGGTCGCAGTTCCTCGCCGCCCTAGCCGCAGGCTGACGCTCTGCTCGAGCTCGGCCCGCATGTCGGGGTCGTCGGTGAACCGCACCTTGAGCTGGTTGAGGATGCTGCTGTGCATCTGGCTGACGCGGGACTCGGACAGGTCGAGGGCGGCGCCGATCTCCTTCATGGTCAGGTTCTCGCAGTAGTACAGCGAGACGATCATCCGCTCGGCGCGGTTACTGCCCCGCAGGATCCGATCCCAGAAGTCTCGCTGCATGACCCGCTCGAGGGAGCGGGGCGCCTGCTTGTCCTCCAGGACGTCGATCTCGCGGACGTCCTTGTTGGAGTCGGTCTCGAACCACTTGCGGGAGAGGGACACCTTGCCGGTCACGAGGGCGTCGCGGGCCATCCGCTCGGCCTCCTTCACCGGCACCTGCATGTGCCTGGACAGCTCCTCGATCGTCGGCACCTGGCCGCTCTCGGCCTCGAGCGCCTTGACCGCCGCGTCGACCTTGGCCGCCCGGGCGCGGACGAGGCGGGGAACCCAGTCCATGTTCCGCAGCTCGTCGAGGATCGAGCCGCGGATCCGCGGGGCACAGTAGGTCTCGAACTTCACCCCGCGGGTCGGGTCGTACGCGTCGATCGCGTCCATCAGGCCGAACAGGCCGGCCGAGACCAGGTCGTCCAGCTCCACCTCGCTGGGCAGCTTGACGTGGATCCGCTCGGCGTTGTAGCGAACGATCGGCAGGTAGTTCTCCATCAGGCGATTGCGAAGGTGGCCGGTGGGCACCCGCTTGTAGGTGGCCCACTCCTCCTTCATGCACTTCACCACCCTTGAGGCCCCCAGGCCGATCGCCCGGGCCGGGGGTCGCTTGATTGTGTTCGAAACCATGGTGCTCCTTGAAGGGTCGCTTCCCTTACAGGTTGTTGTCCCAGAGGCCGGTTAGATTCATTTCTTTCATCAGCTCGATCCACCGTGCTGTGGGCGTTTGTTGTCGCCCCATGTTGGCCCATGAGCAGCACAGCACGATGTTGTCAAGTACGTACCCCTTTGAGCAGTCGAGCCGGTCTACACTCACCGACTTCGGGTTGGCCCACCGCCCGTGGACGAGCGACATATCCATCCCGCTCCAGTAGCACTTGCCTGCCTGAGACTCCCAAAGGTGCCGCAGGTCGCCCTGCTTGATGGTGAAGGGCCACCCTCTTTTGCGGCACGTCTTCTTGATGTTCTTGCAGGTAGTCGCGAAGGGGTGCTTCTCGTGGTACTCCTTCGAGTAATCCCGGTAGTGCTTAGGCTTGTTTTGGCGGCAACGCTTGCCCGCCTCCGAAGTGCAGGCACGACACCATGAGGCCCGACCCAGCTTTGCTTTCTTATTGAGTGCAAAGAGGATCAGCTCCTTGTCGTGCCCACACTTCGGACACCTCTTCTTCACAGGCCATTCTCCTGTTCGTATCGCTCGAGAAGGGCCTTGAGGTCACAGCGTCGGCGTTCGCCAGGAAAATGCTTACGGTAGGATTTCCAACCGATGAAGTTCCCCGAGCGGCCCGGTTCGGCGACCGCGGGGTGCTCGAACGGCGACCAGTGGCCATCGGTAGCCAGGTCGTCGTGCATCGCGTAGTCCTTCTCCACACTGATCTCCCCCTCGTGGTTGAGGTAGGAGACGCGGGCGCACCGGGCGGCGGACACCTTGCGGATCTGCTCGACGGTCAGGCCGGCGGGCATGCGATCCATGTAGGGCAGGTGCCAGTCGCCCCAGTAGAGCTGCTTGGGGTCGGACGCGACGTACGCCTTGAGGGCGAGGTAGGCCAGCCACTGGAACTCGGGCTGGGCCGCCCTGTGCACGCGGAGGGCGAAGAAGTTCTCCCACTCCGTCGCCGACACGAGGACGGTCATCCACGCGAACGGCTCGAGGACGCGGTTGGCGATCTGCTTGTGACAGCCGATGTTTTCCAGCGTCGTCGCGTACTCGGCAGCCACCCTTGACGCGGTGAACCAGTCCGCCTGGGCCATCGCCGTCCGATGGTCGTCGAGCACGCCGTGATCTTGCATGCCCTTGCCGTTCGAGCCCCAACGGATCGGGCCGGCCGGGTTTTCCCGCACAGCCTTGATCATCTTCGCGATGGGGATCGCGCGGCTGCTGGCGGCGTTACGGGAGAAGTCCCGGTGGGTCATCAGTTCGCTGTGAATGAAGCGGGGGTACTTCAGCTCCATCGTCGTCAGGCGGTTACCGTCCGGGTTGACGGAGTCCGCGATGACCCTCGCGCTGAACAGTTCCTTCTTCACGCCGTCACCTCCGTCATCTTCCGCACCGACCACTCGCGGATGTCGTTGGTCACCACCGCCCACATCCCGTGGTCGCGGCGGATCCCCAGGAACGCCTTGAACAGCGACTCCATGGCCTTGGTGAGGTTGGCGAGGGAGGCGATGCGGGCGTCGATCACGGCCCGCTCGGTCTCCGCGTTGTCGACGGCCGGGAGCCGCACGCCGCTGTACTTGAACAGCTCGGGGTCGAACGTGAACTCGAACTGCTCGCCGTCGACGTGGACGGCCAGGTACGCCTTGCGGGGCACCTTGCCGCGGGTCAGGGCCTGGCGGGCCTCCGGCGACTTGGACGGGCCGGCGCCGCGGGCCGCGGTGCGACCGCCCTGGCCGTACGAGCACTCCAGCTCCAGCACCTTGTCGAACATGAAGGTGAGCTCGGTCTTGCGGCCGCCCGGCAGGTTGATCTTGACCTCGCCGTCGTGCGCGTCGGCGACGTACCAGAGCCAGACGAGGAACTCGTTCCCGAGGAACGCCTTGGGGTACGCGTTGCGGGCGACCCACGGGTACTCGGGGCTGGTCTTCTCGTCGCCGGACGGGTTGTCGGCGAACGCGGTCGGGCGCAGGTCTTCGTACGTCGTGGTCGGCAGGTACGCCTGGGCGATCGAGCTGGCGTTGACGGGCTGCAGCTCGGCCTTGGTCGTCCGCTCGAAGATCTCGGCCAGCTTCTCGAACGTGGCGCCGGAGGCCGGGGAGTAGAGCGAGCCGTTGGCCAGATCCCAGAGCACCTCGGTGATCTTGCTCCGGCGGTGCTTGCCCGTCCGAAGGTCCTCGTCGGCCTTCCGCTCGACGGTCTCCCTGACCTCCTTCTTCTGCAGCTTCGAGAGGAAGCCGCTCGGATTCTGCTTGGCGAGGATCTCGGACTCGATCTCCTTCCACGCCTTCTTCAGCTCCGTGGGCACCTTGTTGCGGTCGACCTGGAGGCCGAACAGCATCGCCTCGTTGAAGACGTTGCTGCCGAACGTGAACTCCTTGTCGAGGACGTGGCGGCCGCCGCCCCACCCGTACTCGATCTCCTCGACCCCGCCGCCCAGCTCGGCCGGCTGCAGGACGTGCTCGTGGAACTGGGCGACCAGTTCCTCGGTCGGCGTGGCGGGCACCGTGCCCAGCGTCGTGTACCGACGAAACGCAATTGACCCTGTCTTGAAACCCATGCGTGATGCTCCTTGAAATGGGGTTAGTGGTTGATGATGACGTCGAGCGCGAGCTCGGCGGGAATGACGTTGTCGAAGCCCTCGTCGTCGATGACGGGCTGCCACAGCTTCTCGTGGGCCCGGGCGACGCCCAGCCAGTAGTCGAAGTCCTTCCCGCGGGCGTCGCTGGTCGTGCGGCGGCCGGCGTGTATCTCCGGCTTCTCGCGGGGGAACTCGACGGCGATCGCGGGGACGTCGATCGACCGGGCCAGCTCGACGTAGCGGCGGCGGGTCGACCGGCAGTGGAGCGGGCGGTCGACGACGACGTCGAAGCCGGTGGCCAGGCCGGGCAGGAGGACGGCGTTCTCCACGCCCTTGTAGATGTGCTTGGCCCGCTCCTCGTACAGGCCGTACTGGCCGGCGTGCAGCGAGAGGACGAAGTCGTCGTCGTTGATGATCAGGGCCCCGTTCTGGGCGAGCTGCCGGGCGAGTGTGGACTTCCCGGAGGCGATGGGGCCGACGAGTAAGATGAGCATGTGGTTACGTCTTTCCTTTAGGTCGGGAGGCGTTGGGTGCCGGACAGCATGGCCTTGGCCCGCATCTGGCGGGCGATGGAGACCGCGTTCACGACGCCGGTGTTGTGCTGGTTCAGTGTGTCGGCCTCGACGGCGCGGATGTACCCCTCGAGCGCGTGCGTGGCGTACTGATCCTTCATGTTGAGGACGAAGAACTGTTCGTCGGGGGCGTGCTTCGCGGCCTTCTCGGCCGCGATCTTGCCGATCAGCTCGGCGAGCTGGCTCCGCTCCTGCGGGGTCAGGTACCGGCTCAAGTCCGACGCCTTGATCACGGTGTACTTGCTACTGGACATTGGTGATGGCTCCTGTCTGGGTGAGTGCCTTGTGGGCCTCGCGGAGCTTCTCGGCGAGGCGGGTGTTCCGTTGGGCGACCTTGTTGTTGCGGATCGCCATCTCGAGCGCGTTGGGGTGTGCGATCAGGTGGGCGTGCCTCTTGCCGCGGGTCAGGCCGGTGTAGACCAGGTTCCGCTGCAGGAGCGTGAAGTGGCTCGTGTGCAGTACCATGATCAGGAGCGGCGCCTCGGAGCCCTGCACCTTGTGGATCGTGCTGGCGTACGCGAGGATCAGGTTCGACCACTCGTCACCGTTCTCGAACTTGACGATGCGGCCGTCGAAGTCGACGTGGATGCCGGACAAGTCCTTGCCGTTGATCCCGAACTCGATGTCGGTGATCACGCCCATGTCGCCGTTCGACAGGTTCAGCTTGAGGCTGTTGGCCGTGTGCATGACCTTGTCGCCGACGCCCCACCGGATGCCGGGGCCCCGCATGACCGACTTGGGCGGGTTCGGGTTCAGGGCCTCCTGCAACTTCGCGTTCAGCATGTCGACGCCGCACGCGTTCTTCCGCTGGGGGCTGAGCACCATCACGTCGCGGATCGGGTCGAACCCCAGCCGCTGGGCCATGAACGTCGCCGCCCAGACGGCCATCTGCGTCTGCTGCTCGGCGTCGGTGATCAGGGACGCGAACATGTCCGTGCCCTGCGGGATGCCGGTCTGCCGGCTCAGGATGTTCAGCTTGGGCATCTCGCCGCGGTTGATCGCGTGGGCGGCGACGCAGATGTCGCTCCCCTGTGCCTGGCGGAAGATGTGGGTCAGGACGGTCGTGCCGACCACGCCGGACGCGATCAGGTCGCGGAGCACGGCGCCGGGGCCGACGCTCGGGAGCTGGTCGCGGTCGCCGATGACGACCAGGATCGTCTCGTCGGTGCAGAACCGGAGGAACCAGTCCATCAGCTTGATGTCGACCATCGACGACTCGTCGAGGAACACCACGCTGTGCCCGAACGTGTTGGCTCCCGGGTCGGCGTCGTACTCGACGTCGTTCGCGGCCTCCCGCTGATCCTTGCCCAACTGGAACAGCTTGCGGTGCATCGTCGACGCTTCGAGGCCGATCACCTGCCCCATCCGCTTGGCCGCCCGCCCGGTCGGGGCGAGGAGGGTGACGCCGAGGCCCGACTTCAGCCAGCCGTTCACGACGGCCTTGGTGATCGTCGTCTTGCCGGTGCCGGGGCCGCCGGTCAGGACGGACACTCGGTTAGCCAGACAGCGGAGTACGGCCTCCATCTGGGTGGGGTGGAGCTCGACGCCGGCCGCCTTCTTGGCCGCGCCGATGATCTCGGCGATCCGGTCTCGGTCGCGGGGTGGCGTCTTCATCGAGGCCATCCGGGCGAGCCGGCGGGCGACGCGGTTCTCGCAGGCGAGGATGTCGGGCAGGTACACCCGATCCTCCTCGACGACCAGGATCTGCTTGTCGATCGCCTGCTGGACGACCTGGGTGACCATCTGGTGGGTCACCTGCGGCGTGATCGTCTGCAGGAACTCCGTGGTCAGGTTGATCAGCTCGATGCGGGGGAGGAAGCAGTGCCCCTCGTTCTGCATCTTCTCTTCGAGGATGTGCTCGCACGCCGCGCGGAGCCGGAGGTCGGACATCTCGACGACGCCCAGGTGGCGGGCGATCTCGTCGGCCTTCTTGAAGCCGATGCCGGCGATGTCGCGGGCGAGCTTGTACGGGTCGGCCTTGATCGTGTCGATCGCGGCGTCCTCGTACTTCTTGTAGATCTTGTTCAGGAAGACGGTCGAGATCCCGGCCGTCGTGCAGAACATCAGGAGCTTGCGGTATTCCTGCTTGGCCTGCCACTCCTTCAGGATGGACTTGTACCGGTCGGCGCCGATGCCCTTGACCTCGAGCAGTCGCTCGGGGTTGTTGTCGATGACCTTGATCGTGTCCTCGCCGAACATCTCGACGATCCGGCGGGCGTTCTTCGGGCCGATGTTCTTGACGTTCTCCTCCAAGAACTTGGCGATCTCCACCGTCCCCCGCGGTTCCAGCCGCTGGATCGTGTCGATCTGGATCTGGAGGCCGAAGGACGAGTTCTTGACCTTGCCGGCGACCTTCACCCGCTCTCCCACCTTGGACTCGGCACAGGGGCCGACGATCGTGCAGATGCCCTTGCGGTTCACGAACGGCCAGTCGCCGTACTGCTTGAGATCGACCTTCAGGCGGCGGACGCCCCAGCCCGACTCGGGCTTGTCGCACGTGACCGTCTCGATCACGCCCTCGATCTCTACCATGTTTCCGGTGTTATTCATGCGGGGATTACTGGGAGAGGCCCAGTTGTGCAGTGGAGTGTAATCCCTTGGGGATTATTTCGCAAGGGATGGGAAAGAAAATTTTGTATTCCCCCAAAGAAAACGGCCCGGCACACGCCGGGCCGCCCACCGCGACCGCGATCGCGGCCCGCTTACGCGGTCACGTTGTGTACTAGCATCCCGGCGAACCCGCCCTCTTCCCACAGGTACGCCTCGGCCGAGCGGGGGCCGTCCGTGTAGCCGTTCTGGGCGTGCCAGGCGTCGGCGGGACAGAGCGACGGGAGGACTCGAACGTGCACGCCGTGGTCGACGTGGAGCGTGGTGTCGCCGCGCATCTTCTTGCTCTTGAAGATCGTGTGCTTCCGCGTGTGCAGGTGCCCCAGGTGCAGCTCGCGGTGGGTCGCGCGGGCGAACGACAGGGGTGCCGCGTTCGCGAAGAACATGGGCAGGTCGGCCGGCGACATCTTGTCCCCGTGCAGGAAGCCGACCAGCGTTTGGCCGTACTCGACCCACTTGAAGAGGTTGGGGCGGTTGTCCACCCGAACGTCCTTGCAGCGATGGAAGCGGGCCTCGACGACGTCGCCCAGGTAGAAGGTGCGTTCGTAGTCGTGGTTGCCGGGGACGATCAGGGCCTCGACGGGCGCCACTCCGCGGCACATCTCGATCGCCCGGATGACGGCCTGCGTGGCCACCCGGAACGACTTCTGCCACCGGCCGTCCACGTCCTGCGGCGTGCCCGCCGCGGTCGCGTTCTCCTTGCCGTCCGTGTGGAGCAGGTCGTTGCCCACGGGGAGCAGGATCTTGGAGACGTGGTAGGGCTGGAGCTTGGTGAGCATGTCCTCGACGGCCTTGAGGTAGGCGCTCTCGGTGATCTTCAGATCCCAGTTGTCGCCCCCGGTCTCCTCGGCCCAGCACAGCTTTCCGAAGTGGGGGTCGGGGATCGACAGTTCGGCCATGATCCCGCCCAGCGAGGGTCGGCGGCGAACGGGTTTGTAGGTTGGGCTGTTCCGCCGCATGTCGGCGACCAGATCCTCCCGGAGCTGGTTGTTCAGGGCGATCTCCGGCGACTTCCGCTTCAGGTTGGCCTTGACCTGGAAGAGCTGGACGGCGGCGAGCTGCCGCTCGTACCGGGTGTCACTGACCTTCTCGGACGACACGCGGGCGAAGCCGTCCCACTTGTTGACCTTGTACTCCGCGACCTCCCAGACGTTCAGGTCGACCTTCATGTAGGCGAGCAGGTCTTCGAGCGTGCGGATCGTATCGGTGATCGCCGAGACGCACCGGACATCCCCCTTCACGTGATCCTCGTACTGGTTCTTGCCGTCCTTGGGTGTCGCGTCGGCCCTGACCCCCTCGCCCCCGACCTTCCCCTGGCCCCTGCTGCGACGCTCCTTCTTGAGCTCCAGGTGCCGGTTGCGGCACGCGTCCTTGGTGATCCCGAGCTGCCTGGCGATGTGTGAATAGGTGAACCCGTTCGCCCGTCCTTCGACGATTGCCCGATCCATCTCGGGCGTGTACTTCGACGGTTTCGATCCTGATGCCATAGTGCAAACCCTTGGTGAGACTACTTCCCCTTGTGTTTGGATTTAGATGTGATCGGCAATATTTGCCCTGTAATCCCCAAAAGAAAACAGCCCCGGCTTGTGGCCGGGGCCGTTCTGTAATGTGGGATGGATCAGAACTTAGTTTCCGCAGCTACCGCCGTGGCCGCAGTTCTGGCACTTCTTACACGTGCCGTTCGGGATCATCGTGTTCCGCTTGCACTGCGGGCACTTCTCCCCGAACTCCACCAGCTCGTCGTGGGGGCGAAAGCCGGTGTCGATCGCGCCGGGCGGCACACCCACGGCCTTGGTGTAGCCCTCGGGGCCCACCAGCCCGCCCTTCGCGGGGCTGGGGATCTGGCTGCCGGTCGCTGAGTCGACGTACAGCGTCTCGCCCACCGGCACGTCGGCGGACAGGGCGTAGGTCGGAGCGACGAACCGGATCTCGTCCAGCTTGGGTGCCGGCTTCACCTCGCACACGCTGGCGTCGCCCAGTTCGTGGAACCGGATCAGCTTAGCGATCAGGTTGAGCGGGCTGGCCGCGCTCTTGATGTTGGGGTGTCCGACCAGGCCGTGGGGCTCGAAGTCCGAGTCCATCCAGCTCTTGAGGATCGCGTCGAGCGGGACGCCGAACTGCAGGGCGACGTTGGCGGTTTTGCAGGCCATGTCGAGCATGGCTTGGAACTCGCCTTGGTCGCGGCTGTAGGTCGCCCAGATCTCCCCGATCGTGCCGTCCGCGTACCGGGTCGTTCGCACGTAGAGCCGGCCGGCGCCGAGCTCGGCGTAGACGTCGATGCCCGCGGTGCGGACGTGGGGCAACTTGAACCGGTCGACCTTGGGGTCGAGCCGCTTCGGGCTGCTCAGCTTCGGGGCCAGGCCGAAGTCGGCCGCCAGACGGGTCAGGTCGAGCTTGTCGACGTTGAACTTGAGTTCTTTCAGCGGCTTGTCGTCCACCACTGCGAACCCGACCTGCGTGGGGTTGCTCTTCACGCCGAACACGTACTCGGCGTGCCGCTCGGCCGACGCCGCGGTGGCCACCTTCTCCACGTCCAGCCCCTCGGCCGTCAGGATCGGGGTCTTGGCCGCCTCCTCGACGATCGCCTCCAGGTGCTCGAGCTTCTTGCGGACGAGGTTCAGGGGCTGTGACAGCTTGCACCCGTCGCGGTAGAGGGCGACCGCCTTGAGGCTGCAGTCGTGACCCATCCGGTACGCCCGCTTGACGTCGTCGACGCTGGCCGAGGCCGGCATGTTGATCGTCTTCGAGATCGCGCCGGACAGGAACGCCTGGGCCGCCGCCATCATCTTGATGTGGGCCTCCCACGGGATGACCAGCGAGGGGTCGTCCGAGTTGGCCGTCTGGAAGATCTTGCGATCCTGCGGGCGAATGAAGGGGACGTCCTTCCCGACCCGCTTCCACTCGACCAACTGGTTGATGTTGATGTCGTGGACGCCCCGAGCACGCATCGCCTCGACCCACTCCGGGTCGCCCTTCCAGTCGGGGCCCACGGTGCCGCACAGGGCATAGACCTCATCGCCGTAGTCGGGCGGCATGATGCCCGTCTTCGTGATCCACTCGCAGGTCGCGTCGACCTCCCACTTCGCGTAGTCCAGCTTCTCGAGTGCGGCCGGGATGCACTTGGGCACCGGGAACGTCATGCCGGCGCCGCCGACGAGCTGCTTGAACGTCTTGAGGCCGAACAGGGGCTCGACGCCGGTCGTGTCGACGTCCATCAGGATGCCGATCGTGCCGGTCGGGGCGAGCAGTGTGGCCTGGGCGGTGCGGAAGCCGTACTCGGTGGCAAGGTTGTACGCCTGCGAGAGCTTGGCCAGTGTGTGGTCGAGCCACCGGGCGTCGAACTTCTTGACGCCACCATTCGCCATGCACAGGGCTCGCTCGAGCGCGTTCCAGTCGAGTCGCTTGGGTTCGACGGTCAGCCCCTTGAAATTCAGCCGGTCGTTCAGGACGGCCATGTGGTTGTGGACGACGCGGAGGTGCTCCTCCTTGTTCGCCCAGAACCGCGGGTACGCGCCCAACTCCTTGGCCAGCAGGGCCGACGTGAGCAGGCACTCCGCGTGCATCGCGGCGGTGATCGCCCCGCACAACGCGACGGCCTCCTCCGAGTCGTACGGGAGCAGGTGGATCATCAGCAGGGCGCCGAGGTCGGCGTACCCGAGGCCGATGTCGCGGTAGTTGTACACGCCCATGGCGGTCTGCCGGTCGGGCAGGTGGGCCATGCAGTTCGTGATGTCGAGAATGATCGTCCAGAGGCGGGTGAAGTGGGCGAACGCGTCGAGGTCGAAGTGGCCGTCCGCGTCAAGGTATGTGGCAAGGCGGCCGCTCGCGAGGTTGCACCCCGAGCCGTTGGGCCGGAGGAACTCGGAGCACGGGTTGCTGGCGACGATCGGGGCGTCGTTCGGGGTGACGTTCCAGTCGTTGATGATCGTGCCGTAGTGCGTGCCGGGGTCGGCACAGAAGTAGGCGGCGAGGGCGATCTCGTGCTCGAGCTCGCGGGCCGGCTTCTTCCACGCCACCTGGCCCGACGTACGCCACGTCGACTCCCAGTCGCCGCCCGCGTCGACCAGCTCGTAGAACCGGGTGGGGATCTGGACGGTGTGGTTGGCATTCTGGAACGGGACGGTCTCGTACGCCTTGCCCTCGAAGTTGGTGTCGTAGTTGACGCCCGGCCACTTGTTCTCGCCCTGTGCGGCGAGCTGCTTGGCCTTATGGATGTACTCCTCGGGGACGCCGGCCTCGCGGGCCTCCTGCTCGCGGAGCTCGACGTAATCCGGCTCCGTCCGCTCGGCGTCGACCGCGTACTGGGCGGCCATGATCCGCTGGCAGTGTTCGTTCACGAGCTTCGACCCGGCGACCATCGAGGCGACCTGGATCTCGCTCTCGACCTTGCAGTTGATGAACTCCAGCACGTCCGGGTGGTCGAGGTCGACGACGACCATCTTGGCCGCGCGGCGGGTCGTGCCCCCACTCTTGATCGCGCCGGCGTTGTAGTCGGCCGTCTTCAGCCACGACATCAGGCCGCTGCTCGTGCCGCCGCCGGAGAGCTTTTCGCTCTTGCCGCGGAGCTTCGACACGTTGGCGCCGCTGCCCGAGCCGTACTTGAAGATGCGGCCCTCGCGGGTGTACCAGTCGAGGATGCCGCCCTCCTTACACATGCTGTCCTCGACGCCGAGGATGAAGCAGGCGTGACCCTGCACCGTCTTGAATGCCGTCGCCGACTCCTTGACGGCCTTCTTCAGGATCGTGTTGTGCAGCCCGATGTCGGTGGGCTTGTCGGTCTTGTAGCCGGTGGTTTGGTGTGGGGCGTCGACCAGGTAGTGCCCGGCGCCACGCCCCTCGATGCCGTAGGCCCACCAGAGGCCCGTGTTGAAGAACTGCGGACTGTTCGGGGCGGCCATCTGGGCGAGGAGCATGTAGCAGACCTCGTCGTAGAAGGCACGGGCGTTCTGTTCACGAAGGTATGCTGACGCGCGACTGTAGCCCGCGTCGTCGTGGTCTTTCGACTTGAAAACGCTGTCGTCTTCGGCTGAGAACGTTAGTTTGTTGATCTGATCTTCACTCGGCTCGAAGTAGCCGTTCCGCCACCCGTAGTACGTCCACTGGCCGGCGAGGCGACGGACGACCTGCTTGACGCTGCGCTCGCCGGTGGTCGGATGGTCGGTGCTCCCCCGCATCGGCTGCAGCCAGAACGGGACGTCCGGCTCGTTCGCTGCCGTGCCCACGGTCGGCACCCCCGCCTTGCGGAAATATTTCGTGATCAGGATGTTCCGGGCGTTCTTCGACCAGTGCTTGGGCACCTCGCACCCGAGCTGCTGGAAGACGACCTTGCTCTGATCCTTCCAGTCGCGCTGGACGAGGTCGTAATTCTCATATTCGAACATTGCGAACGGATCCTGTCCGGGCGCAACGAACCTGCGTTGGATCTCCATTTCGGAGTCCTCCTTGAAGAGTTAAGGGATTGTCTGAAGGAGTTGGTCTGGCCGACTCGCGAGAGTCTCTATCGGCCAATCAGTGAGGCTTGGCCACTGCCGGAACCCGCCTGAGAAGTTCCTGCAATTTCGCCCCCGCGTTGGGGTCGAACTGGCCAATAAGATCGCTCGGCGTGGCGCCCGTCTTGTCGTTTGCTTTCTTCCAGGCCGAGCTGAAGTCGTCGACCTGTTTCGCCTTCTCGCCGAACCAGACTTGAAGGGGCCCCTGTTGGTCGTACAGGTAGGCGCCGACCGTGGCCGTGGTCATTGCCCGGGACAGGAGGTACTGGGTTCGACAGTCCTCGATCGCGTCGCGGAACTGCCACCCCGCCCGCACGGCCACCTGAACGGCCGCGGGGTCATCCTTGTGGAGCTGGATGTACTGCGACAGGGCCTGGTAGCTCTGCTCCTTGGCGATCCGCAGCGTGTTGTCGAACGCGAGCTGCTTGTGCTCTTCGGTCAGGCGGTAGTTGTCGATCGCCTGCCGGGTAGCGGTGGAGGTGCAGCCGGCAAGTACGAGTCCGGCAACGACGAGTGCGATGTTCTTCATGTTGGTTTGATTCCTCTCCGGTACATGGAAATGCGAAGGGCCGCCCACGTCCGCGGGGGCTTGGGTTTGTTCCACCCGTAGAAGCCCTTGCGGCCGATCAGGATTAGCCCGTCGCAGAGAAGCCAGACACCGACGCGTTTGTATTCGGCGTGTTTGGCGGGTAGGGGGCGGAACAGGACGAGCATGAAGCCCTTACAGTGCCGGTACGCGTCGACGGCGCCCGAGCCGTAGGTGACCCGCATCCGCTTCGTCACCCGCACCTGTGTCCAGATCACGCCGCGTGGCATTAGGCACCCGCCATGCCCGACGACAGCTTGATCGCGGCGAGGACGGCGTCCTCGAAGTTCTGGGCCTTGATCGCCTTCGCGATCGCGTTGGCGGCCTGCTCGACGTCCTCAAAGTTGAGCCGCAGGCCCTCGTACCGCGTACCCTTGGTGAGCGAGAGGTAGTCGGCCTCGTAGTCGGCCAATCCGGCATCCTTGTCGCCGACGTGGGGCCACTGGATCTGGTTCAGGTCTTCGATGAAGGTCGTCGACCAGACGGCCATCTTCTTGACGACCTCGCCGTCGAGGCCCTTGAGCAGGATGGGGACGAAGTCCTTGGGCAGCAGGCCCAGGACTGTGTAGATCTGCGACACCTGCCCGGCGTGGGGCACGTAGTTTCGCAGCATGTCGAGCAGTTCGGTGATCATGTGATTGTCCTCCCGACACACGTCACACGCGGTGACCTGGCCGGAGATAAGGTGGTAGGGGAATGCGTCGTGAAAATTACCGCACCAACAGCGGCAGACCCATTTGGCGAGTCTGCCGCCGTGGCACGGCCCGAGTGCGGTGAGCCTGCCGAAGGTACGACTGGTCAGGCGTTCCGGGGTCATCAGGAAAAGACTTCGTCGGGGTGGACTTGGACGAGCTCGACCCCGGCCTCTTGGAAGAGGTAGCGACTGGACGGGCTGTAGTCGGGGTGGCTGGTCTTGAGGCAAACAACCCGCTTCACGCCGGCCTGAATGATCTGAATGGCACAATCATGACACGGGACGCCGCAGGCACAAAACATCTCGGAGCCCAGTGTCACGAGTCCGGCCCGGTTCGCGTTCGCCAAGGCGTTGCGCTCGGCATGGGCACAGTTGCACAGATCGAGCCCCTGCCCACTGGGGATATCCAGCAGCTTCCGAGGGCACGTCTGGCAACCCGCGTGCTTCGCGGCAAAGTCGGTAGCCGTAGCAACCCCGTACTTCGCGAGGGCCGTCGCCTTCTGCTCGGGCGTCATCACCTCCTTGAAGATGTGGAACAGTCGGTTGAAACTGTCGTTCGCCTCACCTTTGCGAATCGATCCGTTCCACCCACCGCACGTCGCACTGTTCCCCGCGGTGACCAGGATGACCCCGATCTTCCGCGAGTAGCACGACTCGTTGTCGTCGGCCAGGGTCTTGGCCAGCTTCATGTACTTGCGAGTCCACTTATCGATCATGACTGACCCCCTGCTGGCTGGGCCAGCCGCGTTCGCTGATGCAGCAGCCGCCAATGACGAGGGCGACCACGATGACGATGCAGGTGTAGGCGACGACGGTCTGCAGAAAGTCCCAGCCGTTCGTCTGCTTCTTTTCGGGCATGATGCGATCTCCTTGAGGGGTGTGGTTGTTTTGAGTTAGGGGATGATGATCCCGCCGGCCTCGCCCTTGGCCTTGGCCTTGACATCTCGCGACGCGTTTTCCTTGGCGTGCTTGCCGCGGACGTCGGCGTCCAACTTGTCCATCGGCTTGACGGCGTTCTTAAACGCGACGTTGGCGCCGTGGATCGTGGTGAACAGGTCGAGCAGGAGCTTCACGTCGTTGTCGGCGTGCTGCAGGCCCTTCGTGCTGAGCAGGCACTCCGACTTGCCGACCGCACGGCCGACCTGGCCTTGCCCGTTCTTGACGAGGGCAGGGTAGATCATGGTGGCCTTGTTCAGGAGGCACGCGGCGTACGCCGCCTGCCCGAGCTGGATGGCGGTCTGAAGCATGGTCTCCTCGATCGCCTCGGGGACGAGGAGGCTGACCCGCTTGAAGCCCACGGGGATCTCGCCCTCCGGCGTGACCTCGACCGGGGTATCGGGGGTGACGGCCTGGGCGCCGGCGTCGACCGGCAGGTACTGGTTCTCGTCGACGACGCCGACTTCTTCGATCGGGGCAACGGACTTCTTCTCGTGCTCGTGGTACATGGGCTCCTACTTTTCGAACATGCGGATGTAAAAGGCGTGATCCAGCAGCTCCCGCCAGGACACGCCGAACTCTTTCGACACGGCGGTGAGCAGGGCCTTGCCGTACTCCTCGCTCGCCCCCTCGCTACGGAGGTGGGCCTTCAGGGACTTGGTTAGGACGCGACCGGTGCGGCCGGCGTTCATCTCCTCGACGGACGTGGCCCGCCGGCACTCGGGCAGGTCGATCAGCTCAACCATCGCCAGCTTGTCGGACGGCGTCTCGGGCAACCACACGAACCCCTTAGACCGGGGCGACGTGCCGGTGTAGTCGGTGAAGAAACTGATCTTCATGTCACTCCAATAAAGAGCCCCGATCCCGTGCAGCAGGATCGGGGCTGGGGACGTGTTCGTCGGGTCGGGTTGTTACGGCTGCGTCGTGGGCGGCGCGAACTCGAACGGCGTCACCATCGGCACGCTGCCCGGGGCCGGCTTGAAACTCGCCGTCGCCTCCTTGACGCCGTCCGTTATCGCCAGCAAGAGCACCGACGCCGCCTTCTTCCTCACGTCGGCCGGCTGCCCCGCCAGATACGTGTCCAGCTTCGACTCGACCACCGTTGACAGCTCGTCGAGCAGCGTCCCGACGATTATCCGGTACTTGGGCTGCACCTTCGTGACCTGCGACGCCACGTACCGCTTCACCAGCGACAGGTCGACCGCGTTGTTCAGGACGGCCTGCTCCACCGTGTCCGCGACCTGGTAGGCGAACGCGCCCACCTTGGCCTGCGAGTCGGCGTCGACCGAGACCAGCACGGTCGCCGTGGTCAGGGAGCTGACCAGCTTGATCTCGCCCTGGTGAGCCAGGATCTGCGTGTCCAGCCCCGCGGGCTGGGTGGTGGCCACCCCCGACGACGGCGACGACGCGCAACCGGTCAGGCACAACACAGCGACGGCGACCAACGCGGCCGCACCTCTCGTAACGAACGCACGAAACGGAGTCATGGGACTCTCCTCGAAAGAACCGAAGACCGAGAGCCCGACGCGGGCCCTTCGCTTTCGAGATCGGCATTTCGGGGATGGGTGGCATGATCAGAATCGTGGGAATCGCGAAGCGGGGGTAAGTGTACCCGGAGGGATTACTCGGTGCAAGGGCGGGGAAAGATTTAATTTAATCCCCCCGAGATTACTGCGGCACTGTCCCAGTTTTGCGACAGTCCCAATTCTGCGATATGTCGCAGTTCTGCGACACCGCCGCGTTTTTGACACCGCCAGCGTGTCGCAATTCTGCAACACCCCACCCCCTCTACGCGCGGGCGCCCGCGCGAATAAGGAATACCCCCTTCGGGGGTATACCCAGTTCTTACTTACTCCCCCTACCCCCCTCTTGAGTTTTCCACCCCCCTAGCGAGGCGCCCGGCGCGGTGCGCGGAAAATTCTGATTCTGATCTTGCAGGCCAAACTGCCGATGGTATGCTTCGCGAGTCGTTGGTAATCACCCAGAGATTACTTCCCGGCTTCGCAGTGCAGAGCGTTGGTAATCCCCCGCGGATTACCTCGCGAGAACCGATGACTGACACCACTACCCCACCCAGTGACATCCGGCTCACGCCGGCCGAACGGCTCATGCTGGCCGTGTCCGACCCGGCTCACGCCGGGATCTCCGGCCAGCTCTACGCCTGGTTGGCCGCCCACTTCGGCCCGGAGGGCTCGGGCGACTACCCGGGCACCGGGCCGCTGGCCCGGGCGTTCTCCGCACACCGGCACACCGTGCTGCGGGCCGAGGAGACGCTGACGGCCATGGGGTGGCTCACGCTCACCGGCGGCCCCGACCGGAAGAAGCTCACGCTGGCGACGCCGGCCAACTTCCCGGAGGCGAGGGTGGCCGCCCTCCGGGACGCGATGCAGGGCAAGCCGGTGGCCAAGCCGTCGCCCGCACCGCGACCCCCACGCAAGCCCCGCAAACCTCGCGAGCCCCGCAAGCCGCAAGTCGAGAAGGTCGAGGTGGCGGTGGAGCGGGCCCCCGAGCCGCCCGCGGCCGACGACGTCCTGAGCGAACCGCCGACACCCCCACCAGCCGACCCCAAGCCCGCGAAGAAGGCGACGTCGGCAGGGCTCACGGACGAGGAGAAGGCAGCGATCCTCACCGACGTCAACGTGATGGAGCGATACCTGCTCTGGGGCAAGGCGGCAATCCCAGCCGACGTCGACATCAGCACGCTTGAGCCGGTGGCGACCAACTGGCGCAAGCACCTCGTCGACAGGGATCCGAACGTCGACAAGTGGGGCATCCCCGAGTTTATGGGCTTCTACTGGTATTCCGTAAGTCGGTGGCGTACGGCACGCCAGATCCAGCTCACGCTCCCGATGTGGAAGCGGATGGCGGGGGACTTCAAGAACCTTCTGGCCACGATGACGAAGGCGGACTTCCACATGTTCATCCGCAACGTCGTCATGCACTTCGACCTGATCCGGTTTCAACTCCGGAACCTGTCGGCCCAGGTCGCCCTGAATGAGACGTCGCTGAGCACGAAGCTGATCAAGGACACCGCGTTCAACATCGGGCAGATGGACGAGGCCGGCCTGAACGAGGCGTACGAACAACTGAAAAAGGTCTGGGGCTAACCGAACAAACTTCAACAGGAGAGCATCATGGCATTGGCATCGAAGAAGAACGACAAGAAGGGCGGCAAGAAGGAGAAGGCCACCAAGGCGAAGGTGGTCACCGCGGGCAAACCGCTCGCCCGCGTCTCGGACACGGCCCGCAAGCTCGTCCAGGAGGCGATGGACAACCGGTTCGGCGAAGGCACCGTGATCGCCGGCGGCCGGATGGGCACGGGGATCTACCCGTACCAGCTCGAGTCCGGGTCGCTCGGCCTCGACGGCATCCTCGCCCCCGTCCGCAAGATCGTCGAGACGGACAAGAAGGGCAGCCCGATCGGCGCCAAGTGGCAGCACGGCATCACGCCGGGCCGTATCGTCGAGATCTACGGCCCCGAGTCCACCGGCAAGACGACGCTCGCCCTCCACTTCATCGCCGCCACCCAGCGGGCCGGCGGCTCGGCCGCGTTCATCGACATGGAGCACGCGCTCGATCCGGCCTACGCCAAGCAGCTCGGCGTCAACCTCGAAGAGTTGGAGTTCACCCAGCCCGACTACGGCGAGCAGGCGCTCGAGCAGTGCGAGATGTTCATCCGCTCCGGCTACGCCTGCATCGTCGTCGACTCCGCGGCGGCCCTCGTCCCGAAGGCCGAACTGGAGGGCGAGATGGGCGACTCGGCGGTCGGCCTGCAGGCCCGCCTGATGTCGCAGGCCCTGCGGAAGATCTCGTCGCTCCTGGGCCCGCACAAGGCCAACTGCACCGTGATCTTCATCAACCAGCTCCGCGAGAAGATCGGCGTGATGTTCGGCAACCCGGAGACGACGCCGGGCGGCCGCGCCCTCCGCTTCTACTCGGGCACCCGGATCGAGGTGCGTCGCGGCGACGCGATCAAGCTGAAGGTCAACGACGTCGAGAAGCAGGTCGGTCACCGCTTCCGGATGAAGACGATCAAGAACAAGACCCGCCCGCCGTACCAGGACGCGGAGTCGAGCCTGATCTACGGCCACGGCCTGCACGTCGTCGAGGAGCTCTACGACCTCGCCGAGGGCCTGGGCCTGTTCACGGCGAGCGGCCACTTCCGCAAGTTCAGCGGCACCTCGCTGGGTAATGGGCGGGCCGCCTGCGTCGCCACCCTCCAGAGCAACCCCCAGCTCCGATGGGCCGTCTACGACGCGTACTGGACGAAGTTCAACGCGATCCAGGGCCTCCACCCGGACGGCAGCCCGATCGAGGGGTTCGTCCACAAGAACGTCCCGACGCTCAACACCACGTTCGACAGCAATGCCGCCGCTGCTGCCGATCCCGAGCCGACCGCCGGGGAGTTCGAGGAGGACGGTGACGACGTCGAGAGTATCGAGGGGGCCGAGTGAGCTTCGGCAAGAAGAAGAACCTTCACCCCGCGCGTCGGGAGACCGCCTCCGAGCTACACCGCTTCACCCTCGGCCTGGCTCGGGAGGCGTTCCCGATGTTCACGCTGCTCGAAGAGCAGACGATTGAAGTTCGGCAGAACGGCAAGCCGAAGACCCTGTTCGTCGACATCGTGATCAGGGAGCTATGCGTCTGCATCGAGTGCCAGGGTCGTCAGCACGACGAGCACGTCCCCTACTTCCACAAGACGCAGGCCGACTTCAACCGGGCCAAGGAACGCGACGCCCTGAAGACCGAAGCCATCTACGAGTGCGGCATGGTGGTGGTCTACGTCTACGAGAACGAGAAGAACAAACTCACCAAGGCCCAGTTGGAACGCCGCATCCTGCAGGCCCTGAAGGCGAAGAAGGCACAATGAACGCGACGGACAGTGAGATCGGATCATTCATCGAGATGACGCAGGGAGGGGCCGGCACCCAGGCCACGTTTGCCCCGCCCGTTCCGCAGGAGAACCCTCCGGCGGCCAAGGCGGCACAGCAACAGCCCGCTGCACCGCAGCAGCCGGCCCCTCCCGCGGCCGCGCCCCAGAAGCCGATCACGGGCAACGGGCTCCTGCCCCCGCTCGTGCCGGGCGGCTCGGTCTCGGTGACGTCGCTGGGGGCGACGCCCAATTCGCCACCCTCGACCGGCCAGACCACGTTCCAGACCCAGCCGCCCAAGCCGGCCGGCCCGCTCGTCCACGACGTGCTGAAGGCCAGCGGGACTCCGGCCGGGCACGTCCCGCCCCAGCAACAGCTCACGCCGGGGCAGGCCGCCGACATCACGCAGGCGTTCGCCGAGCAGCAGAACGGCACCATGGCGGCCCTGCCGCACATGGATCCGGACGACCCCATGGTGCCCGGCGCCGGCGAGGTCGTGGAGGAGGGTGACTTCGAGTACGACGACGCCCCCAGCCAGATCGCGGAGCTCGCCCGGCGTCAGGCCACGCAAGCCGTCGCCAAGCAGGAGGATCAGCGGGCGACCACGGCCATTCAGCAGGTCGCCGGCACGCCGCTCCGCACCCCGGGCGGCACCGTACCGCCCGCCCCGACCGCGGGCAACCTGCCCGACCGGCCACTGTTCGAGCCGCAGGCCGTCACCGTGGGCAACGGCACCGAGTCGGTCGCCGACACGGACGGCACGCTCAAGCGGGTGGCCCGTGACATCAAGCAGCTCCGGTTGGCGATCGGCCTGGCCCTGCTCGACGACCCGGACGCCTACGACCCGGCGAACGCCGTGCACGTCGCACTCCACACGATCCGCTGGAACACCGAGGGGCTGTTCGAAATGACGCCCCACGACCTGTGCAAGATCGAGGTGCTGCTCGCCGGCCACCACGTCTACATGCAGGGGCTGGAGAAGGAGTGGGCCGCCCACAACCGGACGTACACCGAGGAGCTGGAGAAGTGCCTGCGTAACGCCCGCGATGGCTATCCGGGCGGCACGAAGCAGGAGAAGGAGGACGCGGCCGTGCTGGCCGACAAGAACCTCTCCAACCTCCGGCTCCAGACCGTGCGAGCCCGCGCGATCGCCACCGTGCTCGAGGGGGCCGGCGAGGCGTTCAGCCAGTACGAGAACAGCCTCAAGCGTGCGATCTCCCTCTCGATCCACGAGTACACCCAGAACCCGAACCGTCGCGTTAGCTGATGTCACAACTCGCTCACGTCATTCAGAAGAACCAACTCCAGCAGGAGGAGTTCGTTCTTTACGACCACTCGACCGAGCGGGCGTTCCTCTGCTGCCTCATGGTCAAGCCCGACCTGATCATCGAGGCGGAACGGACACTGCAGCCCGAAGCGGTCTACCAACCCCTCAACCGGTACGTGTACCAGGTCATGCTGTACATCTACCGGAACGCGGCCCAGCACGGGTGGCCGCTGCAGTTCGACCCGATGTCCATGATGAGCGTGGCCCAGTACATGGGCCAGAACTTCGTCCGCAACTTCCTTGAGAAGACGGACGGGATGCAGCAGGTGCGGGACATTGAGGCCCTGAAGCACCACATCCGCATCGAGCAGTTCCAGCACTACGTCCAGATCCTGATCGACCGTTCGACCCGGGTCGAGATCTACCGCAGGGCCCGGCAGATGCAGGAGGCGGCCCTGAACTTCGCCCAGTACCCGCTAGCCGAGCAGATCGCGTCGGAGGCCGGGTCGGAGCTGGGGAAGCTGGCCTTCCGCGGCGGGAACGAGACCGACTCGCGGATCACGAAGATGTCCGACGCCGAGGCCGGCTACATCGGCAAGGTCACGGTCAACCACGACAACCCCGACAAGGGCCTGTTCAGCGTCACCTGCAACCTGTTCCCGTTCCTGATGAACAAGATGAACGGCGGGTATCGCCGCCGGGGCCTGACCATGGTCTGCGCCCGGCCGAAGGTCGGCAAGTCGAGCTGGCTCTTGGCCAACGCGGTTCAGATGGCCGTCGTGCAGCAGATCCCCGTGCTGTACATCGACACGGAAATGAGCCGCGAGGAAATGTTCGGACGCGGGATCGCCCACGTGTCGGGCATCCAGGAGTTCGACATCATGCGGGGCATCTTCCTCGACGAGGGGAACGGTGAGATGGCCACCCATCTTGAGGCCGGCCTCGGGTTGATGCGTCGGTCGCCCCTGTATTACGTGAACATCGCGGGCAAGCCGATCCACTTCGTCCAGTCGGTCATGCGGCAGTTCCGCAACCAGCACGTCGGGACGACCGAGGTGACGTCCCGCGACGGCCAGACGCTGACGTTCTCGAACCGGGCGGCCGTGATCTACGACTGGCTCAAGCTGCCCGACCCCGGGTCGTTGAAGCAGGCGGCCGAACACCAGATGCTCGGGTTCGCGGCGTCGGCGATCAAAGACGCTGCGAACGAACTGGATCTTCCGGTCATCGCCGGCGCCCAGAACAACCGCGGGGCTATCGGTATGGATACCGACGAGTGGGAGGAGATGGGCGAGGGCGTCGTCGCCGGCTCCGACCGGATCGCCCAGTTCTGCACCATGCTCTGCGTGTTGCGGAACGTCGTCCCTGCCGAAGAGCAACTGATCCGGGCCAACCTCGCCAAGTACCTGCGGAAGGATGGGGAGCGGAAGTTCGAGGCCGAGACCGGACTTTGGACGTACGAGGGCAAGGAGCTGGAGGGCCACGCGGCCCTGCCCTACAACCAGATGCTGCACATCTTCCTGCAGCGGGGTGGCCCCGACTACCGCCGCGGCATCCCCCTCTACCTCGACCGTGGGCGTGCCCGTTACGAGGAGTTGGCACTCAAGCGGTGCTCGGACAACACGTACGCGAGGGCGAAGAACGGATGGTTCTCGGGGGAGGAAAACCGAATCCTCCAGTTCACCCGCGAGCGGCAGAAGGCTCTCCACACCGAGAAGACATCAAAGGCGGCCAAGCTGCCGGGCGGCGGGGCCCCGGACACCGCATCGGTTGCAGGCTAAATGGCGATCATCGTTCACAACTACTGGACGCGACTGGCCGACCAGGTGTTGGCCCAGTACGTCGCCCACCCGCACCTGATCGAGTCGCTACTGACGAAGATCGGCGTGCAGGAGATGCACCACGATCACGGGAAGGACATCCGGTGCCCGTGCCCCATTCACGGGGGCACGAAGCTGGAGAACTTCCGGATCTGGTATCACCTGGGCGTCCCGCGGTGGCGGTGCTTCAGCGGGTCGTGTGGCAACGGCGACCTGGTCAAGCTGCTCCGGCTGAAGTACGGCGCCAGCTACTCACAGGCCGTCGTCTCGCTCGCCCGGCTCGCCGGCATGCAGGTGGACGGCATGAGCGTCCACGTCCCGGTGGAGACCCTTCAGGAGGAGTCGATCTCGGCGATGGAGCGGCGGCTGGGCATCCACCGCAAGACGGAGGAGCCCAAGACCTTCCCGGAGGAGATGAACGAGCGTGCCCAGCGGTTCCTCGGGAACCGGCAGAACGTGCACGTGCAGGAGTATTTGACCGGGCCGATCACCCAGCGTGCCCGGTGGGGTGAGAAGTGCCGCCAGCTCCCCTACGACATCATCAGGCAGTTCGAGATGGGCTTCGTCCCTGCCCGGTCGTGGATCTACGAGGATCCGAACGAGAAGGACAGGCGGGGGCAGCCCAAGCAGAAGGGGTGGTTCGTCGACCGCATCAGCGTCCCGTGGCGAATGCCGGACGGGCGACTGATCGGCTTCGCCGGCCGGCGGGTCGACGGGCAGAAGGACAAGAAGTGGCACACGCTCTTCGGCACGAAGAAGTCCATGACGTTCTACGGCCTGCACTACCCGCAGACCTTGGAGATGATCCGGGCGACCCGCCAGGTCATCCTCGTCGAGGGCTACACCGACGTGATGCGGGCGTGGCAGTTCGGACTCTTTAACACGATCAGCGGCGGCGGCACGGAGCTGAGCGAGGAGCAGATGCGACTCCTCGCCCAGTTCGACCTCGCCCGCGCGTTCACCTACATGGACGGGGACGACGCCGGCCAGATCGCGACTCAGACCATCGGGAGGCAGCTCTCGCGAATTACCAATGTCTTTAACGCCATTCCGCCGATTGATTGTGATCCCAGCGATTTAGTCGATTTTGACTCATTCATTCAGCCGCTCAAGGCGGCACTTCAATTCACTCCAAAGGAGTAGCTCAGATGAACGGTAACGGCATCCAGTTCCCCTACGAAAACAACTGCGTCCTCGCCGGGCAGGTCGCCCCGAAGAAGCAGGGCGAGAACCCCATCCAGTACAAGGCCGGCCAGAACGGCGGCCCCGGTCGCGTGATCGTCTCCATCAAGATGAAGCGCGAGTGGAACAAGAACGGCCAGGTCGAGCGGCGCATCCAGTTCGTCCGCCTCGTCGGCTACGGGCAGGCCGGTAAGTTCCTGCAGGACAACCTCCAGCCGGGCATGTTCGTCCGCTTCAAGGGCGAGTTCAAGATGTCCTGGTTCAAGGTGCAGCAGGGCCCCGAGGCCGGCCAGTTCAAGCCCAACATCGAGTTCATCCTCGGCCGGCCCGAGCAGCAGGGCGGCAACCCCCCGATCTCCTGCATCGGCAACGGCCCCATCGAGTTCGAGCAGGCCACCAACAACCAGCAGGGTGGCGGCAACTTCAACAACAACGGTGGCGGCAACGGCTTCAACAACGGCAACAACGGCGGCGGGTTCAACGGCGGCGGGAACGGCTTCAACAACGGCGGTGGGAACCAGCAGGGCGGCTTCCAGAACGGCGGCAACCAGGGCGGGTTCAACAGCCAGCAGGGCAACGGCAACAACGGGAACTTCAACAACGGCGGCGCCCAGCAGAACGGGAACGGCGGCGGCTTCAACCAAGGCCAGCAGCAGAACCAGCAGGGCAACGGCGGCGGCAACGGGTTCCAGGGTTCGACGATGCCCCAGCAGGGCCAGAACCAGGGCTTCAACGGCGGCGGCCAGTTCCAGAACAACGGCGGCCAGCAGCAGGGCAACGGTGGCGGGCAGGGCGGGAATGGCGGGCAGGGCAACTTTCGCCAGGACGACATTCCGTTCTAGCAGCATCTTGCTAGAGGATGCCACCGATCGACTGAACGCAACTCAGGGGCTGCCTTACGGCTCCCCTGAGTTGCAGGCTGTGGTCGACGAGCTCGTCGACCTGCTTAGGAAAGGATTTTGACATGATCACCAGCAACACCCACACCCACACCGTCAGCGTCTGCCTTCGCCAGCTCGAGACCGGCCGCGAACTTCTGCCCGACTGCGGTCGCGGCCTCGTTAAGGCCGAGGCCGAGAAGCGTAACCCGGGCGTTGCAATCGCCGCGATCATCCTGATCTCGAGTTACGTCGACCGCGTCGCCGGCCGCATCGAGTACACCTGGGAAGTCATCCACGCCGAACAGGGGGCTTGAACATGCGAGTTCTTGGAGTTGACCAGTCCCTGAACGCCACAGGCTTCGTGGTGCTCGACAACGGGACGGAGATCGTGGCCCAGAAGACGTTCCTCCTGGAGAAGGAAGAAGGGGTCGCCCGGTACGCCCGGATCCACGAGGTGGCTGACAATCTCGGCGCGTGGATCGGGGATCACGATCCCGACATCGTGTGCATGGAGGATTACGCCTTCATGGCCGCGTCGGCGTCGATCGTACCGCTGATCGAACTGGGTGGCTCCATGCGGCTCGAGGCGTATCGCCGCGGGTACCACATGTCCCGCGCCACGGTGGCCGGCGGGCATAAGGCCCTGGTCATCCAGAACCAGTCGTCCATGAAGAAGTTCATGTTCGGCAAGGGCGACACGAAGAAGGACTCGGCCTATCTGCTGAAGGTGCTCGACATCACGGGCGTCCGGTTCGCCGACGACAACGTGGCCGACGCCTTCATGCACGCCCAGCTCACCACCTTCTACGCGAAGGTCGTCAGGGGCGAGATCCTGATGTCCAGCCTGAAGCGCGAGCAGCAGCTCGTCCTGTTGGGCAAGTTCATCAAGGGGACGAAGAAGATGAGCGAGGCCAAGGCCCTCGCGATGTCCGACGAAGAGAAGGCTCAACACGCGAGGCTGTAGACGGTGGCTGGCTTTCCGAAGCATGAGATCAAGTTCAAGCCGGCGATGTGTCACCCTGACAAGCCGGCTTGGGCCCGTGGCCTGTGCAAGAACTGCTACAACAAATGGCTCCTGGCCAACAACCCCGCATACAAGGCGAAGCAGCAAGAGAACACTGACAGGTGGCACAAGAAGCACCCCGAACGGGTCTCGGGCCACAAGAAGAAGTGGGAGAAGGCAAACGGTAAGGCCGCATCCCGCCGCAAGGTGCTTCAGCAATACGACCTCACTGAGGCCGACTACCAGCGGATGCTCACAAAGCAGGGAGGCGTCTGTCAGATCTGCCTGCAGCCGCCCAAGCCTGGTAAGTCGTTACATGTCGACCACTGCCACGAGTCGGGGCGTGTCCGGGGTCTGCTTTGTTTCCGCTGTAACTTTGGTTTGAGCTGGTTTGCCGAGTCTGCCGAACGAATGGAGCGGGCGGTCGCCCACCTGAAAGGAACATCATGAGCGAAGTATTGAAGAGCGATAAGCCGGAGCGTGAATTTGGCACCGGCGCCATTCGCGACAACGCCGAGGGCAAGGGTCGCTTCGACCTCGTCCCTTGGACTGCGATCTGGGATTTGGCGAAGTACCAGGAGGTCGCATCGAAGCGGTACCCCTCCGACAACTGGAGGCACGGGATCCCGCTGCGCACGTTCCTCGACTCGGCCCTGCGTCACCTGATCAAGCTGACGCTCGGCATGCAGGACGAGGATCACTGGGCGGCGGCCATGTGGAACCTCACGTGCATGCGTGAGACCTACTACATGGTCAAGCTCGGGAAGATCCCCCAATTCGTCGACGACCCCAAGAATCCGGGCAAGCAGATCGACCTCCTCGACCTGCCGGCCTGGTTCGACATGGCGACGGTGACCAAGGACAACAGGCTGGTGCTCCGCGAGGAGCCGAAACTGCCAGCGGGCAGCCCGCCTCTGTAACTATTCGCCCAGAAGGAAGGCATCATGGAAGAAGAGATCAAGAAGCTGCCACGGTACGTCAAGACCTGGCTGAGCGGCCTGAAGCTGCTCACGCCGGACATGATCCAGGCCGCACCGCTCACGATGTGCGACCGCCGGGATCTGATCCAGGCGTACATGTTCCACCGCAACGTGCCCGTCGCCCAGGCCCAAGCAGAACTACGGACGCTCGACGAGATCATCGTCGCGCTGTGCAAGCACGACGACATCACCAACGGCGAAGTCAAGCGGGTGAAGCAGCTCATGGAGAACAAGCATAGGGATACGGGCAACTTCACCGCCGAAGAGGTCGCGTACGTCCTCCAGCTCAACACGAAGTACCTGTGCACGCCCAAGCGGCCCCCGGTCGGCGAGGGCAGCCCCACCAGCATGATCCCCGACCTCGGTTAATCGGAAGGAATCTCCCTTGAAAGTGTCAACGCTCAGCCCGACCAAGCTCGAGACCGCCCGCCTCTGCGAGGCCCGCCTCGCGGCCAAGATGCACGACGAGGAGTACGAGGAGGAGCAGGGTTCCGGTGCCCTGATCGGCGTCCTCGCCCATGGCGCCGCCAAGAACTGGTACCGCTACTGCTACTACACCAACCCGGAGACGGGCAAGATCGTCACCGGCGAGCCCAAGCCCACGGACGTCCGCGTCCCCGTCAACACCCCGGACGAGGCGTTCGAGGCCGCCATGCAGGAGTGTGCGGAGTCCGTCGACTTCGACGGCAACCCGGCCAGCCAACTCCCGAAGGAGCCCAACGACGTCATCGAGGCCCGGACGATGTTCGACATGATCATCGCCAACTACAACCGGGACGTCGTGAAGGTGCTGTACGCCGAACGCCGGTACAAGGGCCACCTGTCCAACGGCGTGCCGATCCACACGATCATCGACCTGATCCTCGACCGCGGCAACGGCGTGATCGAGGTGGTCGACTTCAAGACCGGGTTCATCACCTGCACCGAGGACGAGATGATGAACAAGGATCAGGTTCTGATGAACCTGGTCGTCCTCAACCAGGATCAAGACCTCGCCCGCTTCCCGCACAAGCAGTTCACCTACTTCTGGGTGCGGAAGGGCTTCCAGACCGGGCCGGTCAGCATGCCGGTCGAGCGGCTGAAGGACTACGAGCTGTTCCTGCTCTACGAGTACCAGCGGCTGCTGAACATCCAGGAGCCGAAGGAGTCGATCAACCGCTTCTGCGGGAGCTGCGGGCGCCGGCACAAGTGCCAGAAGTTCGCCGACTTCGTCGCCGAGGCCCTCGGCAAGCCCAAGGAGCTGACCCCGGAGGAGGCGGCCGCCGTCGACGACGAGACCCTGCTCTCCCAGAGCGACCTGCTCAAGGGCCAGATCCAGTTGCTGGAGTCCCGCCGCGAGGCGATCGGCGAGGTCATCAAGCTGCGGATGAAGAACGCCAACGTCAAGGAGATCGTCGGCGACAAGTTCAAGGTGCGGCTGCAGCAGAACATCTCGACCAGCTACAGCTACACGACCGTCGCGAGGCTGTGTAACGAGCGGAACGTCAACCTTGGCGACCTCGTGTCGCTCAGCAAGTCGAAGGTCGAGGCGGCGTTCAGCTCGGACGCCGATGCCATGGCCGCCCTAACCCAGACGATGCAGAAGTTTTCGACTGCACCGTTCATCGTTGTCTCGCCGAAGAGTGCTGCGAAGCGTACGGCGGCGACGGCTAAGGCGGCCCTCGACGGCAGCCAGCCCGCCAAGCCGCGGGCCCCGCGCAAGCAGAAGGCCGACCCGGCACCCCAGTCGGTGGCCGAGGCGTCGGTCGCCCCGCCGCCCGACGACACCCCTGCACTCTAAGGAAGGACTCACATGAACAGCTTGTACCGCCGCACGCGGGTGCTGCTCGTGTCCGATCATCCCGCCCTCGACACCGGCTTCGGCCGGGTGATCAAGGAGATCGGCACGGGCCTCGCCCTCAGCGACCAGTTCGAGGTCGCCCAGCTCGCGTGGTTCCCGCAGTGGGCCAACCGCGACCGCATGATCCCGTACCGCATCTTCCCCACCGGCCAGGTCGGCACGATCGCCGAGCGTCAGGCCGACAGCTACGGCCAGGTCAGCTTCGACAAGGTCGTCGCCGAGTTCCAGCCCGACGTCGTCCTCACGCTGGGCGACGTCCACTGGGTCGACCACATCGCCCGCCGGCCCCGCAGCCATAAGCTGGTCGGGTACATCCCGGTCGACTGCGGGCCGATCCCCAAGAGCTGGATGCGGACGCTGGCGGCCTTCGACGAGGTCGTCGCGTTCGGGAAGTTCGGCGCCCAGCAGATCTGGGCCCACGATCCGGGCAAGCTCCTCAAGATCATCCCTCACGGGTGCGACGCCGACACGTTCAAGCCGCTGCGGGGCAAGCCCAACCCGGCCCGCGAGGCGATCGCCGGCCCGTTCAAGTTCGTGGTCGGCACGGTCGCCCGGAACACGGGCCGCAAGAACCTCCCTCGCCTCCTGAAGGCGTTCAAGAAGTTCATCAGTCGATACGGCGTCTGCGAGAACTGTGAGACCGTCAACTTCCTCGAGCCCGACCAGCGTGAGTGTTCGTGCAGCAACTGTGGCGGCAATCACTTTGCCTGGGGCCCGGGCAAGGATGACGCCTTCCTCTACCTGCACACGGTGGCAAAGGACTCGGCCGGCTACGACCTGCACGCCCTGATCGACCGCCTCGGCCTCAAGGGACGCGTCGGGATCCCGGACGGCATGGAGGTGGGGCAGGGCGTCCCGGACGACGAGCTGAACCTGATCTACAACGCGATGGACGTCTTCACCCTTCCCACGATGGGTGAAGGCTGGGGCCTGCCGATCGCAGAGGCCATGGCCGCCGGCCGGCCCGTGCTGGTCACCAACTACTCCGGACACATGGAGTTCGTGCAGGACGCCGGCTCGACGATCGACGTCGCGGAGTTCGAGACCAGCACGACCCACGGGGGCGAGTTCGCCCTGGTCGACATCAACGACTACGTGATGAAGCTCGACCAGCTCTACTACGATTCGGACTCGTTCTGGACGAAGTGGGGCCGGCACCTGATGGCCGGCGGCGTCCCCGAGGAGGCCAAGTCGCAGTTCATCACCGGCGACCCGCTCCGGCTCGAGCTGGGCAACCGTGCCCGCGGGAAGATGCTCGACTACCGCTGGAACCTGATCGTCGCCCAGTGGGCGAGTCTCCTGAGCAGCCTGGTGGGCACGAAGCCCACCGTCGCCGACATGCTCGGCATGGAGGAAATGTGAGCCACAGCCGCAACATCATCTGGCGGGGCGCCGCCACCGACCCGTCCGGGTACGGGGAGGCCACCCGCAACTACGTCCTGGGCCTCGCCGACGCGGCGGCCGTCAAGCTGCAGAACGAATCGTTCTTCAAGGGGCAGCCCTGCCTGAACCACTGGGCCACGCTGGAGCGGTTGCGTCGGACGCGCGTCGACAACGACAAGCCCCACACCTACGTGCAGCACCTGACCCCCGAGAACTACGTCACCCTCCCCGGCCAGCACGTCTACCACGTCGGCATGACGACGTTCGAGACCGACCGGATCCCCGACCAGTGGCGCACGCCGATGCGGGCGATGGACGAGATCTGGACGCACAGCACGTGGGGCAAGACCGTCTTCGAGGAGCAGGGCATCCGCAACGTTAAGGTCGTCCCCCACGGGGTCGACACGAAGCGGTTCACCCCGGAGGGGCCCGCGCTCGGCGTGATCGAGGAGAGCGGCCTTGGTCGCTCATTCCTGTTCGGCTCCAACTTCGACTGGACGGAGCGGAAGAACCCGCGGGCCCTGCTCCGGGCCTTCCTCGGCGAGTTTGGGCCGGACGACGACGCCGCCCTGGTGATCAAGTCGTACCATCAGTTCCCCCTCGAGCGGTCGCGGGCCTACATCCGCGGCTACATCGAGTCGGTGCGAAAAGAGTTGGGTAAACGAAAAGGCGACTCCGCGCCGATCTATGTCATCAGCGACATGCTGGACGGCGAAGACCTGCCCAGCTTCTACCGGTCGCTCGACGCGTACGTCCTCCCGACGCGCGGCGAGGGCTGGGGCCTGACGTACAGCGAGGCCATGGCGTGTGCGGTGCCGACGATTGGTACGGGATGGGGTGGCAACACCCAGTTCATGAACACGCGGAACAGCGTCCTGCTCAGTTCCAAGTTGGTGCCGATCACCGCCGAGCAGGCGGGGCCCCAGCGACAGTACGCGGGACACCGGTGGGCCGAAGTGGACGTCGACGAGCTGCGTGTGGTCATGCGGAAGCTCTACGAGAGCAACTCGCTGGCCCAGTTCGGTGCGGTCGCCCGCGGTGACATGGTCAAGTATTTCAGTTGGGAGAACGCCTGCGTCCAGGCAATCGACGCGCTCGAGTTCGACGTCGCCTTCTAGGAGAACCGTGAGACGTACAAAGGACAACAGCAAGGAGCCGCTGGTCGAACTCGACCCCGGCAAGATGGTGGGGATGTTCGGGGTGAACTGGCGACAGTTGCCCATGGTCTACGCGAGTTGCAACCTGCAGGGGACGCACGAGCAGCGCCAGCGGACGTACGACGGCCACTTCCGCATCGCCACGGAGCTGTGCCCCTTGGGCATCCTGCTCTCCCCGCTCCGCAGCAACGGGGCCCTGGAGATCTGCGACGGCAGGGTCGGCAGCACCAGCCCGCTGAACTCCCTCACGCGGCCCGAGATCAGGGCACGAGACCTCAAGGACGTCGCCCGTTCCCGCGTCGTGATGCTCGACCTCGAAGCCCACGAGATCGAGTACGACGTGCTCGAGCGCGAGGATCGGATCGGTGCCACTCCCAAGGAGCACCGCCTGATCCGGGCCGGCTCGCCGCCCGGTTACCAGGCCAAGGTGCTCGGCCAGGTCACGATGCCCGCTCCGTTCACGGGCAGCGTCGTCGAGTGTTACGAGGCTTACCGGCTGGGCATCCCGGTCGTCGCGTACAACGCCCCCAAGCGAACCCCTCAAAGCTACTCGCCCTGGTTCGGGGACTTCTTCACCAAGGTGCTCGACACCGAGAAGGACGCGATCGAGTACGTCCGGCGTAACTGGCTGGTGTAAAGAACCACCCTCGTTCGGTCGATCATTTCACCATGCTCAACATGGTGAAATCATTGATTGACGAGGGTCTCTCTTTGGCTCAAATCGGGGAGCGTGTTGGCTGGCACTATCTGAAGGTTTATCGCTTTCTCAACGAGCACGGGCTCAAGACCAAGCATCGTCGCAAGGCTCGCACCCTCCCTTCTCGCAATCGCCCCCACCTATGTGAGTGTGGCGAGTCAGACCCGTCTCGCTTCAGCAGGAAGAACAAAACCGTCTGCATGGCATGCGTCCAGGCTGCGGTACGTGTACGGGTTAAGCAGCTTCGCCGGCAGATGATCGATTTTCTTGGGGGGCAATGCTGCCTGTGCGAGTTCAGCTTGTACCCATCCGCGCTCCATATCCACCATTTCGATCCAGCGATCAAAGATCCGCGGCTAAAAAAGGACGGGGATGCGTGGCTTAGTTGGCGATGGGAGCGAGTTGAGGTTGAGCTGAGAAAGTGCGTCCTTTTGTGTGCCAACTGTCATGCGGGGGTTACTTGGGATGGCGCTATTGTCCCCCCGAATAAAATGCCACCTCACCTCTTGTACTCGAATTTAATCCCGGGTACATTACCTACCCATAAGTGAGTCTGATCCCATGAATAATCCCACCACCAAGAGCTTTGAGGACTGGCGGCGGGAGTTGGACGGGGCGTACCCACCGGGTCGCCTCGTCCACTCCTACGGGGGAGACCACCCGAACATCCTGATCGTGGGGTACAAGGCCGTCCGCGGCGAACAGCACCCGTTCCAGACGTCCCCGGGCATCAGGGTGGTCGAGGGCCTCGTCCGCCTCGGCGTGCCCCCGGCGGCCGTCCGGATCGGCTACCTGTTCCGCGACCACGAGGCGCCGAACGACGATAAGGCGTGTACCAAGCTGTGGGTCAAGGAGCTCATGGAGGAGATCGACATCCTCAAGCCCCGGGCCGTCCTCCTGCTCGGCAAGCGGGTGGCCGACACCATCCTCGGCGTCAACGACAACGACATCGACAAGTACCGCCGCACCCGGTTCGCCACCAAGCCGCTGGGGGTCAACTTCATGGTGACCTACTCGCCGGAGGAGCTGGCGGCCGCCGGCGACTGGGACACCGAGACCTCCAAGACGTTCATGGAAGACCTCTTCGCCCTGGTCACCGTGAACGAGAAGCACTACCCAAACCTGATCCTGCTCGCCCCGGCCAAGGAGGGGATGAAGTAATGCCCAAGGCACCCGACATCCAGTTCCTCGACGACGCGGCCCACGTCGCCGCCCGCAAGTACATCGTCGAGCAGTTCCCCGGCGTCGTCGGCGTCAAGCTGAAGCAGGACGACGGCAGTCCGTGGCTGGTCAACCCGTCCAACAACACGACGTACAACGTCGCGGTCGGCATGCCCCAGCAGGATCCCCGCATCCTGACCGTAGCCTTCCTCGCCGGCGCCCTGCCGCGGTTCGGCCGGGTCGGTTCGGTCTGGTACGGCCTGCTCAACCCAGCCACCTCCCAACTCCACCTGATCACGACGGCCGACCTGACGGCCCTGATGAACAACTGGCAGGCGACGGCCGGCGGGGTGACGGTGACCCAGAACGGCGAGTACCTGATGTTCCACCTGAACGTCGCGTACCTCCAGGACACCAACAAGATCCGCAAGACGTTCACGCTGGGCAAGGGCGACGACAGCTTCGACATGTTCCGCCGGCTCGACGGGGCCACGGACGACGGCTTCTGCCACCTGCACGCCCACTCGATGTACTCCCTGCTCGACGGGGCCACCTCGATCGAGGGCATGGCCCGGGCGGCGGCCCTGAACGGCCAGAAGGCGATGGCCCTGACCGACCACGGGGTCATGTTCGGCACGTGGAAGTTCTACAAGGCGTGCCGGGAGTGGGGCGTCAAGCCCCTGCTCGGCGTCGAGGCGTACGTCGTCGACGACCTGCACGACGGGTACCGCACCGCGGACGGCACCAAGGCCCGGTTCGAACACCACATGGGCATGGTGGCCATGAACGACGAGGGCTGGGGGAACCTCTGCCAGATGATGTCGGAGGCCAGCCGGGACTGGTTCCACTACGTCCCCCGGATCGGGCACGAGCTGATCCGGAAGTACAACAAGGGCATCATCTTCTTCACCGGCTGCTTTAAGGGTCTCGCCCCCTGGTACTGCCAGGACTTCGACCCGCCGCCCGCCGACATGCCTACCGGTCAGCACAAGTGGTGGTTCAAGAAGGATCTCGACCGGGCCTTCCGCTACCTCCAGTTCTACAAGGAGATGCTCGGCGACCGCCTGTACGGCGAGGTCATGAACATCGACTTCGAGCGGTACATGCGGTGCGTTCCGACGCTCCGCGAGATGTACGCCAAGCTCGGGATCAAGGAGTTCATGTCGAACGACTGCCACTACGAGACGGCCGAGGAGTCGATCGTCCAGGCCCTCGCGTCCCGCATCAACAACACGAAGGTCGACGAGCTGGGGGACAAGTTCACGAAGCAGGGCTGCTACTTCATCAAGTCGGTGGCCGAGATGAAGGCCGACTGGACGAGCCCGAATTTGTTCAGCACGACCATGGAGGTTGCCGAACGTTGCAACATCGACTGGTCGCCGAAGAAGGGGGAATCGAAGTATTTGTTCCCACGATTCCCAGTCGAAGACGATGTCGATTGGCAAGAGTTCTTGCAGAGCGAAGGAGCACGCCAGTGAATCACATCGACCTCAATCGTATTGCCACGTCGTATCGTCCGATCCACCTGAACGTCCCGGATCACGCCAGCTTCCAGAACGAGCACGAGCCCCACGCCTTCAACGGCCTGGTGCAGCAGACCCTGAAGTGCGCGAACTTCAAGGACTGGAAGAACCGGATGACCCACCTCCAGATCTCCGAGCGTGATCTGAGCAACCCGCCGCCGACGCCCCGCTACCTCGAGATCGGGACGTACCGCGGGTGCAGCCTGGTGCAGGTCTTCGCGATGTGCCCGGGCATGGAGCTGCACACGCTGAACATCCTCCCCGAGCAGGCCCGGGACAAGACGATCGAACTGCTCCCGAAGGAGGAGATCGGTCTCGCCGCACGTCAGCAGGGGATCGCGTTCACCCAGCACTACGGCGACAGCAAGGAGTTCGACTTCTCCGAGCTGGGCGAGTTCGACGTCATCTTCATCGACGGCTGTCACGAGCCAAGCTACGTCAAGTACGACGCCGTCACCGGCCGAAACCTGCTCTCGCCGGGCGGTGTCCTGATTTTCCACGACTACCACGACCGAAACGAGATCGGTCGCGGGGTCATGAAGATGCTCGACTACCTCAACTCCGGAGCCCTCTTCGACGGCCAACTCCAGCACATCGAAGGCACCTCCCTCGTGTACTGGAGGAAGCCGCTGTGAAGCTGGTTACCCACTCCTTCAGCAAGCCGTGGATCAAGCTGTGCTGGGCCCTGTACTGGCCCGACAAGTACCGAGTCTTCCGCGTGACCTGGTGGCTCCTCGGCTTCATCCCCTTCTGGACTGGCGTCTACGCAACCCCCGACCAGACCGGCGTCGCAGACGCCCCCATCGACGAGTACACCTGATGCGAGACCTTCACGACGACGACTACACCCCACCGCCCGAACCCGAAAACATCATGGAACTGGACGAGAACGAGCGGATCATCCTCGGCCGCTATCGCCAGTGCGGCAGGGTAAGCACGGAAATCGCCAAGCTCTTCAACGACCTCGCAGCGAGCTACTCCAATGAGAATCCTGATCGCCCGACATAACGGCCTCGGTGATATGGTGATGCTGTTCCCGTTCATCGGGACGTACCTCGCCGCCGGCCACCAGGTGACGGTGGAGACCCACCCGCGGAACCATGAGTTCCTCCGTTGGGTCTTCCCCTCGGTTCAGACTCTAGCCTGCACGTGCGACCCCTACACTGACTTCCGCCAGCGACAGCACGGGTTCGACGTGCTCCTCAACTACAACCGGCTCGAGCTCATTGACGGGTTGTACCGGGATCTCGGCTTGCCCGCCCTCAACTGGCAGTTGCAGTGCTTAGCAATCGCACTGCAGGCCGGTCTGCCTCGGGTCGCCGACCTGTCGCCCAGCGCGTACGTCGACTACCCGGTCAAGAAGGTCAGGGGGTCGGTGATGGTCTTCACGCGGTCGACCCATCACTCCCGCACCATGGGCCCGAGCGTCGTCGATCAGCTCCGCCAGAAGTACCCCAACGCCACGATCGACCCGGAGTACGAGACCCAGGTCGGCCTCGCCGAACACATCGCCCACGCCGACCTCGTGATCGGCATGGACAGCGGTGCGATCCATGTGGCCGAGGCGTTCAAGACGCGGTGGGTCTGCCTGCACACGACGTTCGACGAGGCGTCCCGACACCAGTTCTACAAGCACGGCGTCTGCCACCAGTCCGATCACACCTCCTCGCCCTGTTACGCCCACGACGGGTGCGGCTTCTGCGGCGGGGCGTGTCCGAGCGAGTTCAACATCAAGGAGCTCAGTAATGGCCAATGAGGCAAAGAAGGTTCTGTCCCGCGTCGAGAAGATGGTCAGCAAGGGCAAGGTCGTAGACCTCGGCTGCGGCCCCTTCAAGATCCACCCCAACGCGATCGGCGTCGACCCGGGCGGGTACGAGGGAATCGAGTCGCAGTCCTCGCTCGAGTACCTGAAGGCCCTGCCCGACAACAGCGTCGACGTGGTCTTCAGCTCGCACTACTTCGAGCACGAGCGGGAGATCGCCGAAGTCCTCGGCCACGTCACCCGCACCCTCAAGCCGGACGGCAAGCTAATCGCCTACCTGCCCAACCGCCTGGCTTACAAGGGCGCCGACGGGAACGACCCGAACGGCGACCACGTGAACCACTGGACGGCCGGCGAGTTCGCCGACCTGATCCTCGCGGTCACACCACTCGTCATCCTGTCCATCGAGAACCGCGTTGACGGCGTCCCGCCGAACCACGCGTTCACCGGCAACGGCGAGACCGAGCACCCCGACACCGGCAAGTGGGAGTACAGCTTCCTCGTCATCGCCCGCAAGCCCAAGCCCTCGGAGGTGGCGAAGTGATCTTCACCCTCCCCCTCTGGTTCCTCGCCTGCCACATGGTCGGCGACTACATCTTCCAGACCGACGACATGGCGGCCAAGAAGATGAGCTGCCCACAAGTGCGGACGAAGCACGTGATCTGGTACCTCGTCCCGTTCGCGATGACGGCGCCGCGGTTCATCTTCCTCCTGCACGGCCACGGCCTCGACGCCTGGTACCGGTACCTCATGTTCCTGTTCACCCTCGGCCTGATGCACTGGATCACGGACATGCGGCGGTGGGCGTCCGGCGAGAAGTGGTGTGCGAAGCCCATCATGGTCGATCAGACCTTGCACGTGCTCCAGATCTCGCTCTGTACCTCCTGGTTCATCTGCTAACAGGTGCCGGACGGTGGCAAGCCGCCCGGAACCCATCATGACCCACGACCCCGACCAACTGAACCGATTCTTGAAGTACAAGGTCATTAAAGGGTTCCGGGAAGCCGGCCTCCCGATGACCCAGCCCTACCTCGAGCGCATCGACTTCGAGCTGGGCATCATCAAGCAGATGGGCTTCGACCAATACTTCTTGATCGTGGCCGACCTGTGTCGGTTCATGCGGTCGAAGAAGATCAAGTTCCTCGTCCGCGGCTCGGGTTGCGGAAGCTGTGTCGTCTGGGGGCTTCGGATCTCGCACAAGTGGCTCGACCCGATCCAGTACGGCCTCCCGTTCGAACGCTTCCTCAACCCGAGCCGGGTGACGATGCCCGACTTGGACATCGACATCCAGGACGACCGGCGGCACGAGGTCGTCACGTACACGCTGGAGAAGTACGGCCGCGACCGGGTCGCCCGCATCATTACGTTCGGCACCATGGGCGCCAAGGTGGCGATCGCCGACACCTGCCGGGCCCTGCAGATCGAGAACTACCAGGAGGTGGCGGCCAAGATCACCGCCCTGATCCCCGCCGGCAAGGGCGAGGACGGGAAAAACATCCGCATCGCCGACGAGCTGAAGCGGAACGAGGCACTGCGTGAGCAGCAGAAGCTGTACCCGCAGGTCTTCGAGATGGCCCAGAAGATCGAGGGCAAGGTGCGGCACGCGTCGATCCACGCGGCCGGCATCATCATCGCCCCCGACGTGATCACGAAGTACGCCCCGCTGTTCTTCAAGGGCAACCCGGACAACCGCTCCGAGGAGGACAACTTCCCCACGATCCAGTGGGACATGTACGACGCGGAAGAACGCGGCATGTTGAAGATGGACTTCCTCGGGCTCAAGACGCTCCGGGTCATCGACCAGACCGAGCGGCAGATCCGGGAGGTGCAGAAGGCCCGCGGCGAGGCGCCGACCTTCGACATCGACGAGATCGACCGGTACGACGACCCGGCCTGGCGGGTACTGGCGGCCGGGCAGACGGCCGGCGTGTTCCAGATCGAGCGGGGGTTCGTCCGCAACTTCGCCCGCCGCATGTCCCTGATGCGGAAAGACCCGTGGCAGCTCGCCATCCTGATCTCCATCATCCGCCCCGGCATGATGGACACCGGCGCCACCGAGGAGTACCTCAAGCGTGCCTCCGGGAAGTCGGCCCCCACCCCGCTCGACGCCCTACTGGAGGAGACCCTCAGGGGCAACTTCGGCCTGTTCGTGTTCCAGGAGGACTGCATGTGGGCGGCCGTGCGGATGGCCGGCCTCAGCCTGTCGAAGGCCGACGAGCTGCGTCGCGCGATCGGCAAGAAGAAGCCCAAGGACATGGCGGCGATCAAGCCCGAGTTCATCCAGGGCTGCATCAAGAACGGGGCGACGTTGGAGCGGGCCGAGTTCGTCTGGCAGAACATGGAGACGTTCGGCCGCTACGGGTTCAACAACGCCCACGCGGCGGCCTACGGGATGGTCGGCTCGTACCAGACGGCCTACCTCAAGGCCAACTGGCCCGTCCTGTACATGACGAACTTGATCAACTCCGAAGCCGGGGTGGGCAACAAGGACGACGGCTACAACTGCAAGGTCGCCGAGTACGTCGAGGAGTCCCGCATGATGGGCCTCAAGGTGCTCAAGCCGTGCGTCCTGAAGTCGCAGGCGATGTGCCACCCGGTGTGGCCCAACCAGATCCGCTTCGGCCTGTCGCTGGTCAAGAAGGTCAGCTCGGGCGCCGTCGCCTGGGTGGGCCAGAAGTGCCGAGACGCCGTGAGCCTGAAGGACTTCATGCTCAAGTCCCTGTCGATCGAGCTGAACGAACGAAACGAGGAGAGACCCCATGTCATGGTTGGGAAGGGAGACTTGGAAGGACTGGCCCTCTCCGGCGCTCTGGACGTGTTTGAGGGTAACCGCAGCCGCATCCTCGCGATGCTTCCGACTCTACAGGAGCTTGCGAAGGGGTTTCATGAACAGTCTTGCAAGGTTCGGGCCGGCAAAGGCGCTCGCATGCGCAAGACGCCGGAGGCGGTTATGCAGACGCTGGAGGCGTACCGGATCGAGGACGACGACATTCCGAACGAGATGACCCTCGAGCGCCAGCTCGAGCGTGAGCGGGAGGTGACCGGCTGCTACCTCTCCGACTCCCCGTTCACCCCGTACAAGTCGGCGATCGACCAATGGGTCACCTGCACGGTTGGCGAGATTCTACAGGGGCACGCCGAACAGCCGATGATCTTCGTGGCCGTCCTGACCAAGTTCCGCGAGATTGTGGTCAAGAACGGCAAGAACGCCGGCCAGACCATGGCCATCATGCAGTGGGGCGGCGTCGACGGCGACGTCGAGACCGCTGCTTTCAGCCGCCAGTGGGCCGACATCAAGGCCAAGCCGGGCGGCGTCGAGAAGGGCAAGGTCTACTTGGTTATGGTGACGCCGGATCGTGACGGCGTGCGGGTGAACATCAAGGATATTTTGAGGTTGAGCAACTGCGGCTACGCCGACTGAGGACAAACAATGAGATACGAGTTCCAGTGCAACGATTGTCAAGGCCCCCGCCCCGAGGGCGCCCCGAAGACCGGGGCCATCAACGTGGCCCACGAGCGGGACTTCCCGATCGGCAAGGCCCCCAAGCTGGGCGCCAAGGTGAAGTGCCCGAACTGCAGGAAGAAGTCGGCCGCCCGCATTGTCTCCGAGGGCATCCAGGGCATCGTCCGCGGCAAGGCCGTGGTCGACTGGCGGCACGGCCAATCCGTGATCGAGCGTCTGCCGGACGGGCAGGAGGTCAAGATGACCTTCGTCGATCACCCGCACACCTCGACGGAGTACCAGCGTAACCTCGCCCACCTCGCCAAGAAGGAGGAGATCACGGCGCCGAACGTGTCGGCCCTCTCCAAGGCGTACTACTCCGAGAAGCACGACCGCCTGGTCGTCGACGTCCACTCCAACGTCAAGGATCCGCTGGGCACGATCGAGCGGAACAAGAAGAACATCAGCGTGACCAAGCGGCACGTCGGCCAGAAGGTCAAGATCCGGGGGCAGAAGTAATGGGAGTCCCACCGTCCCCCCCGGCCGCCCCGAAGCCGAAGGTCGTCGTACCGGGCATCGGCTCTCCGCTCCCGCAGCCCCCACAGGGCGGCGAGCGGGTCATGCAGCAGCGGAGGATCCCGGTCACCACGGGCATCGGCATGCCGGTGCCCGAGGAGCACAGGCCGGAGAACGCCGCCAGCCACCTGCTCAACTCGGTCTACCAGGACGAGGTGGGGCGGATGCTGCTGGCCCCCGAGGTGATGGCCCAGCTCCCGCAGTGGGCCGCCTACATCATCAACCAGAACCGCACGCTCACGATCGAGCTGCAGGTGCTGACCAGCCTCCTGATGAAGCGGGGCCTGATCACCCAGGTCGAGCTCACCCAGTTCCACCAGCAGGTCATGAAGGCCCACGACGAGCACTTCGCCAAGATGGTCGCCCAGCTTGGGCGGCAGTTCGGCCCCAAGCCGCCGCCCGCCCAGGAACCCGCCCCCGACCCCCGGAGACTCTGAGATGATCCCCGAGCATTGCCCGGTCTGCGACGCCCCCATCGAGCAGCACAAGTGGGACTGGGACGCCCAGCAGACGTTCGAGGGGACGTGGCTCACCAAGTTCCGCAACGGGACGACGAGCTGCGCCCGGTGCGGCCGGAAGCTGCGGGCCGTCGAGCCCGACGACGCCACGCCGCCGGTCATCGAGGCCGACCAAGTCATGGTCGCCGGTCGCGACTACGACATGCTCTTCCAGAGCTACCGGGCCAAGCGGTTCGGCCTGCTGCCGATGCACGTCTTCTGGTGGTGGAGTCCGCTGAAGCACGACATCGCGTTCAACACCCTGATCGCCAACCAGATCAACGCCTTCGCGCACACCCGCAACCGGTCGACGGTCATGGGGGTGATCGTCGTCCAGCCGGGCGTCGAGGTGCCGGGCACGTTGATGGAGGGAAAGATCGACGGGATCTACAGGATCAGGTCGCACATGCTCAGTGACGCCCGCGGCCCCTACCCCAGCCTCAAGGCCGAGGACGGGATCCGCGCAACGTTCACGAACCACCTGCAGCACATCTACCACTACTGGCCGTCGTTCACGCTCCCGCCGAATGACTTCAGAAACCTCGGCGACACGGTCGATCTAGTTCGCCTGTGGACGCGGTACTCCCGCTACAACATCCCCGTGACCGTCAGAAGGACAGCATGAACAACCAGAACATGACCGCCGGCTTCCATCCCGCCGTTCGCCAGCTCCTCGAGAAGCCCTTCGAGGCGAACCAGCTCAAGCAGATCCCGTCCAAATGGGACAGGACGAAGATGCTGACGTACGTCATGCCGGAGCCCGTGATCCGCCGCCTGAACGACGCGTTCAACTCGGCGTGGAGCTTCGAGATCAAGCACGACTCCGTCACGTGGAACACGGTGGCCGGAAAGGTCACCGTCGTCGTCCGCATCCTCGCCCAGCACTTCGTGCCGGATCCGAACGGCAATTTCCACCTGGTCACCACGTTCAAGGACGGGATCGGCGAGGCCGACCTGAAGCCCGCTGACGGCGGCGGGTACATCGACGTGGGCCTCGACCTGAAGAGCGCCGTCACGGACGGCCTGAAGCTGGCGTGCAAGCTGTTCGGGGTCGCCCTCGACCTGTATGAGCGGAAGGACGAGGGAATGGTCGCCGGAAACGACGGCGCCAAGGCCCAGCAGTTCCAAATCGAAAAGATCGACCGCTACTTCGGCTCCTGCGGGATCGGCCAGGCCCAGTGGCTCGGGAGGTACAACCTCCAACGGCCCGAGGACATGCCCCTCGAACTGGCCAACTCGCTGCTGAACGGCACCCACCCCGACGTCGTCATGCTCGCCCAGAACACGGGCAAGACGATCACGGGCGGGATCCGCGCCTCGAACGCCTAACCCATCAAGGCCCACCGCCGAGCTAGTCGATAGACCCAGAACAAGGTCACCGCTCTCGGTGCGTGAAAGGCCAATAATATGCCATTGATTAACCCGCCCGCCCCGGTCAGCTCTGTGGCCGGCAAGCAGGGCGACGTATCCCTCGAGGTCAGCGACGTCAACTCGCTGGGCTTTACGCTCAGCAGCAAGGTTGGCCTTTCGATGATCAACGCCCCCAACGGGGTGATGGGGCTGGACGCGGACGGCAATGCTGTCGGCACGTGGCAGGTGCGACAAGGCACGAGCGCCCAACTGGCCGGCACCGTTGCCGAGCCCGGCGAGCCCGTGCTGAACACCGACACGGGCGTCCTGTACGTCGGCTGGAACAACCTGTCGCCCGGCATCGCCGTGGGCAGGCCCGTTACCAAAACGGTTCCCGTTGACACTACTGTCGCCAGTGCCCTGAACGTTGACGCCACCGGCTATGACGTCGTGCGGCTGACGTGCTCGAATGTCGACGTCAGCCGCGCCCGGGGATTCTCGCTCGCCGCCGGCACCGCTGTCGGCCAGCGGGTGCGGGTGGAGTGGGACTTCACGGCGAAGTGGGTGACCGCCCCGGCCGGCGCCCAGCTCACGCTCACGTTCACCGACGTCCTGAGCAACGCCGTGAAGATGACCAGCGGCTTCGACGACTCGGGCAGCGGGTACGGGATGGCCGGGTCGATGGAGGTGGTGTGGGCGGACCTCGGCGCGGGCTTCGTCGGGTGGCTGATCGAGGCGTACCGGCCGGGCGTGGGCGTGAGCCAGACCAGTACCTTCCCCTACGGGCTGAACGTGGGGAGCAACTCCGTGGGCGCCGTGCCCACGGCCAGCGGCGGGATCGTCCCGTGCGGCGCCGTCGGCCTCAGCAACATCGTCAGCGGCGCCGGCTCGTTCGCGGTCGGCAGCTCCAACACGCTCCAGGCGGGCAACATGCTCGCCATCGGCCAGGGCAACGGGCAGACCGGCACGTCGAACATGTCCTACTCGCTGCTGCTCGGCCAGAACAACCGCGCCGGGAACGTCAGCAGCCTTGTGATGGGCAACCGGGCCAAGGGTGGGCTGCCGTATGGCTATTACCAGGCCAGCGAGTCGGCGGGGGCGAGCAGCAGCTATGGTACCACCCAGTACGAGCGGCACGTGCCCTGCGGCCAGACCACGGACGCGACGCCCAAAGACCTGAAGATCGGCAACAACAACACCATCGGCGACTTCGTGCGACTGATCGGCGCCGGGGCGGCGGGGGCGTACGACATCAGTGTGGTGGGGTGGTCGCACACCCTTCAGGAATCGTTCGCCATCTGGTTCCGTGCCCTGATCCAGCGGGACACGTCCAACAACACGACGATCGTCGGCTCGACCGAGATCGCCCGCATCTCGGGCACGAACATGACCGGATGCAACGTGGGGTTGTCCATGTCGGCCGCCAACAGCGGCCACCTGGCCATCACGGTGACGGGACTCGCCGCCAACACGATTACGTGGACGGCCGCCGCCAAGGCGGTCGTTAGCCAACAGGTGACGCGATGATCTTCAGCATGAGCGGCGGCACGCGGAAGTTCCGCAGTTGGGCTCCCACCGAGGTGGGGTTCACCATGACGGCCACGCCGCGACAAGTGGTGATCTCCTCGTCCTCCAACAGTGTTACCCAGGTGCGGGACGCCGACATCCAGACCGACGTCTCGGCGACGGTGGACAACGAGTACGACATCGGCATCGACGAGACGGTGCCGAACAGCATCGCGTACGCGGAGTTCACCAACCTCACGCCGGACATCGTCACGCTGACCGGCGGCAAGCTGACCCGCCTCGCTGACGGCACGGCGAGCATCCTCTACGGCAGCCCCAAGCTGCGCAAGCGACTCGACCTGGCCATCAGTCGCACCGGCGGGGGCACGGTCACCTCGTTCATCGGGTACGTCGCCGGCTGGCTGGCGAAGTCGATGACGGACGCGGTGGACTTGAAGCTGGCCGGGGTTGCCCCCGCGAACGTCACGAGCAGCATGTCGCTGTTCAGCACCGCCGACCACGCCAACGGCAACTACGTGTGGAATCCCAACCGCTGGTGCCTCGGGTTGGACTACACGTGCCGCGCGGTCTGGAACTCGTGGGCCTGGGCGAACGTCGTCGCCGGCTCGCCCGGGGCGCTTGCCCCCCAGATGGCCGGCACCATGGTCACCCCGCAACACGTGTTGTTCTCTGCCCATTACAATCCCCTCGGCACGATGAACCCCCTGACCATCCGGTTCGTCGACCACAACAACGTGTGCTACACGCGGCGGATCCTGGGCGGCGCCCGAATGGGTGACCCCTTTTCGCAAGGGTTCAACTACGACGTCGCCCTCGGGGTCTTGGACACACCGCTGCCCGCATCGATCAAGCCCGCCAAGATGATGCCCACGAACGGGTTCGTGCGGCAGTTGCCCAGCTTTTCCTACTCGGGCCCAAACCCCATCGCCGGCTGGACGAACGTGCCCTCGGTGCGATTCGTGCCCGTGGTGAAGCACAACCAGTTTCTCCAGGCGTCCGTGGGGGATTGGGGTTATCACGACTGCACGAACTTCAGCAACACGTTCTTCTCCTATCCCAGCAGCACCCTTCGGGCGGCGTTCTACCTCAACATCATCAACGGGGACTCCAGCTCTCCGGCGTTCGTGCACCCGAACGGCGACACGGTGCTGGTGACCACCTGGTCGACGGGCGGTAACGGCGCCGGCCCCAACTACTCCTCCAACGACCAGAAGGCTTGGATCAATTCCACCATCCCCGCCATCGACGCGAGTGCGGGGCTGAACACGGGCTATCAGGTGCAGACCTACAACCTGTCCGGCTGGCCCACATTCTAATCACCCGCCCCCGAAGGGGCACTTCTCAAGGAGGCACTATGCCACCTCGCATCCTGATCGTTACCCTGACCCTACTGCTCGGCTGGTGCGGTGCGGCCGCGGGCCAGCCGGTCACCCGCCCCTCCACCCAGCCGGCGGATCTGGCGTTCATCCCCGACCCGCCGAAGGTCTCGCCGCTGGCCGGCACCAACTGGAAGCCCCGGATCTTCTTCGACTACAACGCGACGCCGATCTTCGGGTGGAACCCCAAGTTCGTGAACGACGGCAGGGGAACGGAGCCCGACCGGAACGGGCGGTACTCGTGGGAGCGGAACGGCGAGGCGTCCGAGTACCTGCTCAAGTGCGGGTTCACGCCGACGATCATCGCCTACAACGGCACCCTGAACCGTGCGGGCACGTGGTGGAACTTCGACACCAACACGTGGGATCCCGGCGTGACCCCCGGCGCGAACCGGTGGGCCGTCCTCTGGAACAAGCCCGATGGCACGACCCGGGAGGGCAACTTCAGCGATCCGGTCAACCCGCGGGCCGTGGACGCCATCTGTGCCCTCGCCCGAAAGCCGTACGCGTTCGGCGCCCCACTGAAGAGCGCAAGGCCGGTCTGGACGGATATCGAGGGCACGGCCACCTACAACCCCGACGCCTACGGCCACCCCGGCCCCGTCGAGGCGGTGAAGGTCGCCAAGGCGTGGCTGGGAATGGCCCAGGAGTTCCGCCGGTGGGGCAACCTGTACACGTACGACCAGGAGCTCTACACCTACGGCGGCCACCTCTGGTGCTACTACGACTACCTCGACGAGAACACCTACGAACAGAAGCTGAAGGGGGCCGCGACCGCCGAGGAGAAGGCGAAGGCGGCCAAGGAGCTGGGGGCCGTCAGGGAGTTCGCCGCCGTCGAGCGTCAGCACGCCCACCTGTACAGCGGCTTCACGGGCTGCACGTACAACGCGAACCAGGTCATCGAGTCCGGGCTGGATGCGTTCGCCCAGGGTGTCGACCGGTATGGGGTGATCGTCAACAAATACTACCCCGAGTTCCGCGACAACAAGGTGATGTACGTATCGCCGGTGTACACGGTGATGTGGAAGGACTCGCAGGCCGACGAGGTGAAGGCGCTGGACGGCCAGCCGGTGCCGCTGGATCTCTGGAAGTCCGAGATCGACTACCTCGTCTCGCGAGGGTGGCACGTCTACGTGTGGATGGGGTACACGTACGACCTGAAGCCCGTCAAGCCCCACCTCGACTACCTGCTCCGGTTCAAATGATCTACGTCCACAACCGATCAACCTACCGTGGCCCCGGAGTGAAAGTCTTCCGGGGCCACTTGCTTGGTAACCGGTACGTCATAGGCCGCGACGGGGATCGGGCCACCGTGATTGCCAAGTTCCGGCGTTGGCTCTGGGCACAACTTCAAGTCCCTGCGGAGGTGGCCGCGGAAGTCCGGCGGCTCGCCGAGCTCCACCGCCGGGGCGAGGACATTCACCTGATCTGCTGCTGCGTGCCCGACGACTGCCACGCATTCGTGATTAAAGCCGCGATCGAGTGGATGGCGATGAGACTGTGAATGCCCAAGAAGCAACTGAGCGAAGCTGACGTGTGCAAGGAGATGATCGCCTACCTGGAGGAGCGAGGCTGGTGCTGCTATCAGGAGGTTTCCTTCAAGGGCGAGCGGGGCCGAGCCGACATCGTCGCCGTGTATGACGGTCGCATCGTCTGGGTGATCGAGGCCAAGAAGGCCCTGAACCTCGACGTGCTCGCCCAGGCGTACGACTGGGTCGGCGTAGCCCACTACGTGAGCATCGTGGTGCCCTACCCGGCGCGGGGTGAGTGGGCCAAGAAGGGGTTCGTGAAGCAGGTGCTGGGCGACCAGGGCATCGGCCTGTTCTACACCTGCAAGACATCCGATGTGCGAGTTGCGACGCCGGTACACGCCCGGCTGAACCGGTCGGCCCACCGCCACACCGAGAAGCTGCTCTCCCAGCTCCGGCCCGAGCACCAGACCTTCGCGGCCGCCGGCACCAGCGGCACGTTCTGGACGCCATACAAGGAGAGTTGTCGGGAGATCCTGAAGGAGGTCAGCGGCACGCCGGGGATCAATTTCACGGAGCTGATGAAGCGGGTGGGCAAAATGCACTATTCGTCTCCTTCCTCGGCCCGATCCACGATGTTGAAGCGGATCATTCGGGGGCACGTCCCCGGCGTCCACATCACACGGGTCGGCAAGGAGTTCCGAGTCTATCCCGGGGCCCAGAAATGAGAAACCCCCGGGGCGACCGGGGGTTACTCACCTTCAAGGAGGCATCTGTGAGCCCTACTCGCAGAGGCCAAGATCGCCCGCCATACTAACAACACGCCTGGGGGCGTCAAGAGGAATTTTGCGATTCGTAAACCGGACTCATGCCCGATGCGGGCTGGGGCCGATATGTCTGGCGTGATGTCCCGTCTGAGCGAAGGCCCCCGGTGGTGATGCCCGGGGGCCTTCTTTATTGCGGATGAAGTCGCTCGTGGGAGCTGTCGATATCCCGAATGGCAGAGCGCCATTGACGGAGATCCCCCATGAGCAAGATGTCGAATTACCTCGAGAACCTGATCATCGAGCGCCATTTGCGCGGCGGGGCGTTCACGCCTCCCGCGACGGTGTATCTCGCACTGGCCTCGGGGATCACGGCCGGTGGCGACGGCGACCCCACCGCCTTCAGCGAAGTCTCGACGACCAGCACGGGGTATGGTCGTCAGGCGATCACGTTCGGTGCGGCCTCCGGCGGTGCCGCCAGCAACAGCGTTGCGATCTCCTTCAGCCCCGCGACCGCCGACTGGGCGTCGGGCTCGAACCTCACGCACTGGGCCATCTACGACGCCTCCACCGGCGGCAACATGCTCTACTGGGGCACCGTCCCCACGCCGGGCACCGTCCTGAGTGGCGAGACGTTCACCGTCGACGTCGGCAACATCACGGTTACCCTCTCCGGCAACTGGACGACCACCTTCATGAACCAGATCCTGGACGCGACCCTGCGTGCCCAGGCCCTTCCCGCCCCCACGATCCGCGTCGCCCTGCTCACCGCCTTTACCAACGACTCAACGTTCACCGAGTGCCCGGACAGCAACTACGCCCGCCTCACGACCACGTGGGGCGCGTCCTCGAACGGCCAGTCCCTGAACGCGGTCGACATCGCGTATGCCGCGATGAACGCCCAGCAGGTGATCACGCACGTCGCCCTGTTCGATGCGGCGACCGCCGGCAACATGAGCTACCGCGGCCCGCTCGCGGCCAGCAAGACCGTGGGCGCCGGCAAGGTGCTCAAGTTCCTGTCCGGCCAGTTGTCGATCAACGCTCAGTAATTCACGGGGGTTCGTCCTGAGACGAGAGGGCCATGAACTACGTCGAGCTATACCAGGTCTTCGTCGCGCCCGACCCGAACAGGTCGGACGCCGACATTCTCGCCGCCGCGAACGCGAAGACGTTGGTGCCGAACGGCAAGGGCGAGTTCCGCGCCGGCGAACTGACACTCGCCGCCGCGCTCGGCCCCAACGCGGTCGCCGACTTCCTGTCGGACGTTCTCGCCGCAGCCAACGGGCCCGACCCGCGGGTCACCCTGTCAAACCCGAACGCGCCGTCGAACCACACGCTCGATCTGATCTACCGCAAGCTCACCACCGAGGGCGTCGACCTCCGGAATCCGGTGACGCGGGCCATGATCGACGTCCTGCGCATCGTGCCGCTCAAGGTGGTCAACGGCGTGCCCACCCCGATCCTCACGTCCGATCAGGCCGAAGCGATCATCAGCCTTGCCTGGGTGGAGAAGTCTCCCGCCCTCGACGCGATGGGTCGCGACATGGGCCCGGAAGACCTGGCGACCATTCGCCAGATCGGCACGAGGCTCGCCACGTTGAACGCCTGCCGCGGGCGAGTGCAGCAGTGGTTTCAGCAGTTGCAGCAGGCCCTGAAAGATTTCGCCGTCACCGAGGACGCCCTGACTAACGGCTCCCTCGTCGCCGTCCCGTCGCTCGACGACATCAAGGCGAACCTGAGCACGAACGCGTAGGCGTGCCAAGGTCTCGCGTGACGACCTGACCGCAGCCGAGGCGTTGAAGTATCGCCATGTCAACCCTGTATTCGGACAGCTTCTCGGGCAACCTGACGGCGTACGACCAGTGGGACGGCAACGTCGCGAACAGCGGCGGGCCGTACTACACGATCGCCTCCGGGGCGCTCCAAGTCGTCGCGAACGGGACGTCCGCGCCGCTGGTCTTGTCGGTCAAGACGAGCAGTCTCGCGGCGTTCGCCAACGGCCAGGTGACGGTCACGGTCAAGAACCCGAGTTCCACCTGGGACGGCGGGCCGGTCATCCGCATGGTGGACGGCCTCACCATGTACGCGCTGGACGTGTACAACTCCGGCGGGTGGCGGGCCGACCTCACCCTGTACAGCGGCAGCGGCGCCGGCACCGCCCTCGCGAGCAACACTACGATCGCCGCGCCGGTCGACGGCGACAAGCTGACGATCAAGGCCAACGGGACGACGCTGACCGGGTACATCAACGGCGTCCAGGTCGTCACGGTCACGAACTCCACGATCGCGAACGGGCAGCCGGCGATTCACTGGTGGGGGTCGCCGCAGACGGTGGCGTTCGACGACTTCCTGGTCGAAGACCTGGCGTCGGCCACGGTCAACCAGGCGGACTTCCTGTTCCGCAATGACGACGGGAGCGAGTCGGCGGCGACCGCGGTCACCACGCAGAACACGAACGCGACGATCCCCGCCGGCACAGCATTTCGCCTCCGCACGGCAATCGTGGGGGTGGACGCCGCGTCCGTCGTGCCGCAAATCGAGTTCAAGAAGTCGACCGACTCGACCTTCACGGCGATCAAGGCGTCCGGCCTCGCCAGCAACATTGCCAGCGTCGGCACGCTCGGCACGGGCGTCAGCAGTACCAGTAGTACCACGCTCGCACTGACGACGACGACTAACGGCCTGGCGGTCGGCGACTACGCCATCGTTACGATCTCGGCCGCCAACACGAGCACGACGGACGGCGACAACGGCGAGGTGTCGTCAGTCACTGACAGCGTGGGCAATACGTGGACGAAGCTGGGCGAACAGACCAACAGTAACGCCGCCGCCGCGGGGGGCGTTACGTGCTCGGTCTGGTACTCGCGCGTCACGGTCGCCGCCGCGGTCGGTACCGTGATCACCGCCAACTTCGGGACGGCACGGGTCGACAAGTGCATCTCGGGGTGGAAGTTCACGTCCCCGAAGAAGCTGATCCTGTCGGCCACCGCCGTCGCGAACGTCACGGACGGCGGTTCCGGCTTCGGCTCCGTGTCGTTCTCCGGCCTCGCCTCGAAGCAGCGGGTCTACTTCCGTGCCCTCGCCAAGAAGGCCAACAGCACGACCGCCATCACGGCCTCCACCAACTTCACGACGCAGGGCATCACGATCCGGTCGCGTAACAGTACGTCAGCGGTCATCCTCCGCGGCGAGTTCCGGGTCAACGCGAGCACGGGCGAGACCAGCAACCCGACACTGGCCGTGACCGGTGACACGGCCGCCGTGTTCGTCGCCATGGAGGAGCAGGAGTACCCGATCACCCTGTCGATCTCGAGCAACATCTCGGCCGGCGGCACGCAGGCCACCGCCTACGGCCCGATGGCGGCACCCAGCGGATACACGTCCTCCAACTTTTCCGCCGGCAACATCAGCGACGACACCAATCCGCTCGCCTCGAAAAGTTTGACGGCCGGTTCGTACACGGAGTACGAGTTTTCGCTGGTGCCCACCTCCGGCGTCGTGGTGAATGGCGACAGCTACCAGTTCAGGATTACGAACTCCGGCACGGCCCTAACTAACTACAGCACCACGCCGACCCTCACGATCGGCACGCCCGCGTCCGACGTCACGGCCAGTGCAACCCTCACGGGCACCGCGACGACGTCGATCGCGAAGCTCACCTTTGCACAGGGTGCGTCCACGCTGGCGGGTGCCGCCACCACCTCCTTCACTGGCCGCGCCTGCCTCATGGGTGCCGCCACGTTGACGGGGGTGGCCGCCACGTCGATCGTTGGGGGCATCTATGCTCGCGGGGCCGCCACGTTGACCGGCCTGGCGAGTACGGCCTTCTCCAGCTCGAGCGCGTTCCTCGCCGGTGCCACGCTGACCGGAGTTGCGACCACCGCCATTGCCCGCACCGTGTTCGCCTCCGCGGCGTCCACCTTGGCGGGCCTGGCCTCGACCACCTTCTCGGGCGCGTCCTACCCGATGGCGGCCGCCACGCTCTCCGGGGCGGCCGCCACCAACTTCGCCAGTTCCGTCTCTGTGTCTGCGGCCGCGTCGCTCGCGGGCACGGCCGCCACTGCATTCTCGGGCTTTAGCCATGTGGGTGGGGCCGCCTCGTTGACCGGCTCGGCCAACACGTCGCTCACGCCCGTCGTGGTGGTGGTGGCGTCGGCGACGCTGGTGGGGTCGGCCGACGACTCCTTCAACACGGGCGCGGAAACCACGGCGAGCATCGCCCTGACCGGCTCGGCCGAGACCTCCCTGATTCCCACGGTCTACCTGACCGCGTCGGTCTCGCTCATCGGCACCGCCGCCACCTCGATCGCCGCCCGGACGAACGTCGCCGGCGCCGCGACACTGACCGGCACGGCCAGCTCCCTACTATCGCCCCGCGTATCCGTCCCCGCGGCGGCGACCCTGACCGGCGTGGCCGCCACGTCCTTCGTGGGCAAGTCGTTCGTGCTCAGTGCCGCCACCCTGGTCGGCACCGCATCGCTTTCGTTTTCCCCCACCACTTCGCTGACGGGTGCGGCCTCGCTGCTGGGGCAGGCTGCGACCTCGCTCACGAAGACCATTGCGGTCGGGGCTTCCGCCTCCCTGTCGTCCACGGCCTCCACCCTGTTCCTGCAAACGGTCAGCGTGCCGGCCGCCGCGTCCGTGGGTGGCGCGGCCGACACCTCCCCTTTGATTTACCTGGTGTACGCCGGGGCGACCTCGACGCTTACGGGGTCGGCCTCCACCGTGGTGCAGCCGATCACCTTCCTGGCTGGCGCCGCCACCCTCACCGGGGCCACGGACACCTCACTGCACCGGAAAAGGTTCGACCTGGTCTTCGCCGACTACGAGGACGCCATCCTCGAACCCCTACTTCCGATCAGTGATGGGGTCTATGTCCTGAACATTGATGTCGCGGGAGCCGATCTAACTCAGGTACTGGTGTGTGATCCGGCGGCCGACGTTCCGAATCCTTCGGTCGTCGGGGCGGATGTGCACAACCAGAGTGTGACCCAGGCCGACGTGTCGGGGCAGATGACCGCCTCGCCGGCCGACATCCCCGTGCCCCTGACGATGGTCGAGTTCGATTTCCTGATCGACAAGTAGGGAGAATCCCATGGCTGCCGGAAACTGGCTGGTTGAAACCGATACGAAAGTCACGCTGCGCGGCCTGAAGGACGAGCTGGGGGCGTTCGTCAACGACGCGACGGTCACCGGTGACTTGTACGACAAGACCGTGGTCGTCGACAACGGGTCGAACATCCCCTTCACCTACGTCGACGGGTCGGACGGCGACTACGAAGGCGTGATCCCCGCAAACGTGCCCATCAAGGAGGGGTCGTCCTACGACCTGTTCCTGACGGCCGTCCGTAGCGGCAAGATGATGGTCGTCCGCGTGCGTCGCACCGCGAAGTACCTGGACGTGTAATTAGGAGGAACCCATGGGGCCAATGATGTATCTGGCGTTCTGGAAGGGCGAGGGTTGGTTCGGCGGGAGCCTGACCGACGCGGCGATCCGCCTGTTCTCCCTGAGCAACGTCTCGCACGTCGAGATGGTGTTCCCCGAGGAGGACGCGGAGGGCCGCAACCTGTGCTTCAGCAGCTCCCCGCGGGACGGGGCGCCGGGCATGACGAACGGCACGCGGTTCAAGTACATCGGGGTCATGAACGACCCGAAGTGGATCGTGGTGCGGGTGCCCTGGCACCCCGGGATCGTGAAGGCGTTCTGCAAGCGGATCGAGGGCCTGCCCTACGATTGGGCCGGCGTCCTCCGCTTTGCCTTTCCGTTTCTGCAGGAGTCAGCCGATAAGTATTTCTGCAGCGAGGTCTGCACGGACGGCGGGCAGGAAGTCCTCCAGCTCGAGGATCTCATTTCTTGGCGGACTCGCCCCGGCGACCTGCTCAAGGCTGTCCGCGAACGGTACGCGTCTTTTAACCAGTAGGAAGATCTATGCATTATCGGAACGGCCGCGAGGCCAAGAACGGGGACAAGATCGTCATGCTCGGCGGGTACGGCAGCGGCCCCGTCAAGATCGTCGCCGTTGGCGTCCTGTACGACGCCACGCCGGGCAACGACCACTGCAACGGGTACATCGCCCCCACCATCGGTGGGCCGGTTCATGCCGCCTGCCTTTGCGACTGCCTGCACCAGGACGACCTGGGCGACCTCATTGCGAAGGAAGGTCTCGATAAGCGGCCGCCGGGCAAGTAGGCCGACACGATTCCCGCTGACGCAAAGAGGGCTCCCGAGTTCGCTCGGGAGCCCTCTCTGTTTGGAGACCTTACCGGGGCCGGCAGGAGGAAGGATCTTAGTCGAGATCCTCCCGGACGAACAGGTCGTAGTAGCCGGGGTCTTCGTTGAACGACCCGCACTTCTGGCTGGCGGCAGCCTCGCTGGTGAACAGGAGTCGCTTGGACACGAAAACTATCTTGTCCAAGGGGACGCTGTAGCCGACGCCGGGTATGTAGAAGTTGGCCGGGAACGTTACGCAGGCGAGCGGGTCGTCCGAGATCGCGATCAGCCTCGCCTCCTTCGTTTCGAACCGCGGGCCGGGGTAGCTGTGCTTCCCGTGGTCGATGATGGCCCAGATCTGGTCGCCGATCATTTATCACCGTCCTTCACCAGCTTGCGGTACTCGGGGGTCAAGAACCGGTCGGCCAGCGTAGCTACGCCGTCGAGGACAGCCTTGACGTCTCGCTGGCACACGCGGGTCTTGTGGTGGATCAGGATCACGAGGGCCTCCTGAGTTAGCCCGGACGTCTTCATGGCCATCGCGGCCGCATGGATCTTATTCAGCGACGCCGCCATCGCCCTGAACTCGTCGGGCGAAATCGGCGCGGGCTCGTTCTTGTTGGGCATTGATTTCCTCGGGGGTATGAAGCATCAGGACGCGGGCGAACACCAGCACGTTGGCGAGCGGGCAGTCGCCCTTGACGACCCACTTCAGCATGGACTTCGGGACGTCGGGGTACAACGCGACGAGGGGCTTGACGGCCTCCTCGGCCGCGTCCTCGGCGAGTAACACGCCGGCGAAGAACGAGACCCGCGCAGCGGCAAACGCCGCGCGGGCCTCTGGGTCGTTCACGATCTCTTTGAACACGTCGGTCACTTGATCATCTCCAAGAACTGGTCGAAGCTGATCACGGGCGTGCCGACCTCGGCCGCCTTCGCGCTCTTCGACGTGGCCTTCGTGGCGTCCTTCTGGACGAGGTACGACAGCCCATTCGACACGCCGCTCTTCTCCTCGCCGCCGAGCTGGGCGAGCCGCTTCGCCTGGTCGGGGTTCATCCGGCAGGTCGTGAAGCAGAACGTCTGGCCCTTCAGCTTGTCGCTGACGACCTCGACGGCCTCCTCCGGCTTGATCTTGACGTAATCCAGCAGCTCCTCGATCAGCGGCCGGCGGGCGTCGATCGCCTTCTGGAACTTTTCGGCCGTGTTGGGGATGCTCAGCTCGTCGGCGTAGGCCATCAGGCTCGAGTAGCCCGCGTCATTGGTGAACCAGTTGGTCACGACGTTCAGCTCACCGGGCGTCGGCCCGCCCCCGGGGAGGCCGTCATAGTCCTTGCCGGCATGAGTCGAGTCCCACGCCTGCCGGATCAGCTTCACGCGATCCTTGCCCAGACCGTGGATCGAGAGCGACCCGAGGAACTGGTCGATAGTCAGCTCGCGGGTCTTATTGATCTCCGCAATGACCCTGGACGCGGTCGACTCGCCCAGCCGCTTCCCGCCCACCAGCATGCGGCCGAGCGTGGTCGCGTTCGGGAGCGTGTAGAGGTCAGGGATCGTCTCGACCACCTTGCCGAGCTTCTTGTCCGGCTTGCCGGGGAGGTCGAACAGCGAATCGCAGTCGGTCTCCATCATGGCTTGGATGATCTCGTCGCCGAGCCACTTGATCTCCAGCGACTTCACCCACCGCATCACCATGCCCTTCTGCAGGCCGGCACAGTTGACGTTCTCGCAGGCGATGATGATGCCGGGCGTTCCGTCCGCGTTCTTCCGGTTGTCGACCGGCTGGAGGCAGGCCGGGCAACGCTCCGGCTTCTCGATCACCTTCCGGAGGGCGGGCCGCGACTCGACCCGGTCAATGAACGGGATCACATCGCCCGAGCGGACGACGACGATCGTGTCACCGATCGCGATGTCTTTGTCCCGGATGTTCTGGAGGTTGTGCAGAGTCGGACTGGTCACCTCGGCGCCGCCCAGGATCACGGGGTCGATCTTGGCCACCGGCGTCAGGTTGCCGCCGTCGCCGAGCTGCCAGACGCACGCCCGCAGAACCGTCCGGGCCTCGGTCGAGGGGAACTTGAACGCCGTCGCGAACTTCGGCCGCTTACCCGACCAGCCCATCTTCTTCTGCTGGTCGAGGTCGTTCACGGTGAACACGATCCCGTCCAGCTCGACCGGGAACTCGGCGCGTCCCTTCTCGGTCATGCGGGCGTGGTACCGCATCGCCTCACCCAGTGAGACGAAGAGGGTGGAGGGAACGACGGTCAGCCCAAGCCGCTCCATCTTGCGGAACTTGTCGGCCTCGTCCTTGATCGAGAGTTGGCCGCTCGCGTCGACGATCCCGTGGGCCAGGAACTCCAGCCGGTCGCAGAACTGGCCGTCCTTGCTGCCTAGGATCCCGGAGGCGGCGTTGCGGCTGGTCTTGTACCTCTCCTCCTCGGGGAGGCTCGCGTTGATCTGGTCGAACTCGTACTTCGACAGGTAGACCTCGCCCCGGATCTCTCCCCAGAAGGGCAGCTTCAGGAGCGTCGGGATGCCGCGCACCATGAAGGCGTTGGCCGTCACGTCGTCGCCGAACGTGCCGTTGCCGCGGGTCACACAGCGGACGACCTTACCCTCCTCGCAGGTGAGGACGAGGGTAAGGCCGTCGATCTTGGGGGAGCCGACCGAGGGGCCGGGCCACCACGAGGTGAACTCTTTGTCGTTCAAGCTGTTCGCGAGGGAGCCGATCAGGTTGGCGTGCTTGGTCTTCTTGCGGAAGCCCTCCTTGCCCTTGGGTGGGCCGACGCGGTCGAGCCGCACGCGGTCATCGGGCCGGAGCTGGGCGTACTCCCGCTTCATGGAATCGTACTCGGCGTCGGTGATGCCGGGGCACTTGCCGCCGAGGTTGTAGTAGACCTGGTCGGCACGGTCGATCTGGGCCGCAAGGTAGTAGGCCCGATCGGTTTGTTCGCTCGTCAAAGCCATGGATGTCTCCTGTACTTGAAGGTGGGGATTTTCTTTCAGGCAACGGAAGCAGATCGGACAGTCCTCGTTGCTGAGCGTTCGACACGCGACACAGTAGGGCTTGGCGCAGATGCAGCACGGTTCGAGGTCGAGCTCGTCGATATTGCTGTGCTCCTCGTGGTCGTCCTCGACCTCGCCGCAGCCGTCGCACGCTTGATTGTATCGCATGGTCATTGCCTCGAACGAAAGGTCTCCTCGTCCGCGTTGAGCCGGTCGTTGAGCTGGGCCTCGGTCTCCGGGTTCATGTGGAACTTGTCGCACATGCGGTTGTAGAAGCCGAGCCAGACGTCTCGCACGAACGGGTCGGGGTGCTTGTACCCGACGATCTCGGCGGCATGGACGAAGTGGAGGATGTAGTGGTGGGGGAGGTGGTCGTGGTTCTTCGCGAACGCCTTCATGTGCTCGCGCAACGACTCCAGCGTGTGGTGATCCATCGCACTGAACCGGCCGGTCGGGTCGGCGGGGCCGTAGGTGACCGGCATCATGAACGAACTGGGGTTCTCGTCGTGCGTGTAGAGGATCAGCGGCCGGTACATCCGGGCGAGGATCTTGGACGTCTCGTCCCGGTCGATGCCGTCGGCGCCGCGGACGGCCGCGAGCAGCACGCCCTGCATGCGGGCGCCGAGCGCGCAGACCCATTCTTTGACGATGCCCTTGCCGGGCGTTCCTTTGACCTGATGCGGATCGGGCTTCATGTGATGTCTCCTGTGTGAAGGGTTACTTGCTTGTGAGGGCAGCGGCGATGCTTGCACGGATCTTCTCGTCGACCTCCGGATTGTCGAGAACGCCTGTGTACGAATACTCCGTCGAGTCGTCGACCCAGCGGCGACGTGCGGTGAGGTTCCAGTGTTCGCCATTGCTCGCACTTAGGATCCTCGACTCCTGGTCGAAGATGTTGTAGCCGTTCATGCCCTCCGGCCGCTCGCGGCGGATGCCGAGCTTCGCCAGCTCCTCCCACGTCGGCGCGGGCGGGATGAACCGCTCGAACATGACGTCGCACCAGTGGCCCTTGACCCCGCCGACAATGTCGGCCTTGCGGTAGCTGTGGTGGTGCCACGCGTCGAGCGGATCGATCGGGTACCAGCCGTCCGCAGCGGCCTTGGCGCTCAGCTCGGCCCCTAAGACTGCGGCGATCTTGGCGTTCTTGTACTCCTCCTGGGTCAGGCTGTTGGTGTCGGTGGGGACGGTCACCTCGGGTACGAAGATACGGAACTCCTTGGTCTGCCGCAGGTGTCCGATCCGGGTGTCCTGTGTGAGCTCCACGTCCGCCTCTTTGCCGCCCTGGTGGCCACCCGCGAAGGCGTCCGCGATCGCGTCGCTGGGGATGTCGACCGTGCCGACGCGCCGGCCGCTCGCCTTGTCGTCGAGCAGTACGGTGACTCCCTTCACGCTTCGGATCAACTTAATTGAGCACTTCAAGTTCAACACGCTTGCTCCTGTACTTGTTCTGGGCCTTCTTCGTAGCCATCAACTCTTCGTACCGCTCGACGATCGAGCGGGCCGTAGTGTACTTGATCTGTAATCCAATGCCATCGGCGACCTGTTTCCGCACGGTGGCCAGCAGATCGGCGTCTTCCAGCGAGGGGACGGCCGTTGGCCAGCCCTTTTGGTAGAGCATGGACTTCGGCAGCCTGTCCTCCAACACCGCCCTGATCCGGGCTGTCTCTTTGGCCGGCCCGACCCGCCGCCGCTGCTCGACGGTCAGGTCACTGGGTGACACGTCGCACAGCCACTTGCCGCTCTGGAACGCGAACGTCGACCGCAGCTCGAGGTCACACATCTCCCGGTAGAGGTCGAGGTTGTCTGGGCAAGACACGGCCGCCCGGAGGTCGGCGGCGGCCGACATGATGCAGAACGCACAGCTCACCCGAGACGCGCCGTACTTGGTGTACGCCTCGTGCTGGGCGAAGTGGTTCTCCTTGGCGATCACTAGGACGTCCTCCAGCTTCCAGTCGATGATGGGGTGCCAGTCGAAGCCGTAGGTCTTGTGCGTGACGCTGGACAGCTTCGGCTGCTGCTTGACCACCGGGGCCTTCGCGCGGTTGGCCGACTCTTCCCTGCGGATGCCGCTGACGCTGAGGATCTGCTGGCCGGGGAACCGCCGGATCAGCTCACGGCAGATCACGGCCGTCTTTAGCTCCGACGTGCAGAACCGCATCGACGGCGTCGACCAGGGTAGGATGAGTTGGACGCATTCGAGGTTGGCGTACCGCTCGCAGTTGTTCGACCACCGGGTCAGCCAACGATCCATCATGTCGCCGGCCGTGCGACGCACCGTCACCAGCTCCAGACCGAGCCGCTGAGACAGCCGCTCGCAGGTGGGTGCGGAATCTTGCCATTCCACTCTGCCTAAGTCTGCGTGCACTAAGATCCTGGGGCCGCTGTGACCGATTCGCCGCAGGTACTGGACGGTGGCCCACGCGGCGGCGACCGAGTCCTTGCCGCCGGACACACCAATGGCGACCGGGGAGCCCGCGGCCAGAGCACGATCGACGACGGGGTCAGTTGCGATGTTCATCGTGGCACCTCCGTGGCTTCGTAGTATTCGGGGGGCGGGAACTTCTCGGGGTGCTCGCCGTCGTAGCTCTTGGGCGGCTCCCGGAACTGGATCGGCACCTGCTTCAGGGCTAGTAACGATTCGCGGACGGCCTCGATCTCCTTCTTGGAGAAGCGGTCGAAGTCCGTCCACTCGTCGCACGCCTTCAGGCTGAAGTCGATGTCGTCGTCGTCGAAGTTCTCGTCCTCCCATACGATGTGGGACGGGCCCCAGCGCAGGGCATCGGAGGAGTCGTTCAGCTTCTCGACGGCCGCCTTGTAGATGTCGACGACGCGACGTGCCCATCCCCAGTGACAGAACCAACAGATGCTCATGATGCCTCCCAAAAGAAGGGCCCGCCCCGAAGGGCGGGCCCATTTGTTGCGGGTTGACGGACGGGCTTAGGCGCCCTTCGGGGCGTCCAGCTTGGTGTCCGTGGAGATGACCCCGCGGCTCTTCATCAGCTCCTCCACCTTCCGGCGGGCGTCCGCGTTGGCGATCTCGCGATCCTCGGCCACCCGATTCCGGCGAGCTGCGGCAGCCGTATCGACGACGGCAGGGGCGCGGCGGGTGTCGGTGCGCTGACGTAGACGCTCCATCGCCTCGGCGAGCTGGCTGCTCTCGGAGGACAGGTCGAGGCTGGTGCTCACCGCATTGTTGGCCTCGTCGGCCTTGGCGAGCTCGTCGTTGCTGACCAGCTCCTTGAGCTGCTCGCGCTGCAGCTCGTAGTCCTGCTGGGCTTGGGTGGCCTCGGCCTGCGATGCCTCGAACTGCTTGTTGGCGTTGGCCAGCGACTCCTCGGCCTGGTGCAGGGCCTCGGTCTTCATGTCGAGCTGACGCTGGGCCTCGGTGGCACCGTCAACGTCGTTCTTGCCCATGCGGTGGTTGCGGCGACTCTCCCACTCCTTCACGTCGGCGAGAAGGTCGTTGACCTTCCGCTGGCGGCTCTCGAGGGTAGCCCAGTACGTCTGCCGACGCTTGGCCGCGTCGTCCATCTTGTCCTTGATCTGGGACAGGATGCCCTGAGCTTGCGTGGCCGGGTCGACCTTGTCCAGCTTGGTGCCGTAGCCGTGGGCGAGGTTGCGGAGGGACTGGGCGGCGCCGCCGGGGCCCCGCACCTTGGTGTAGAGGATGATGCCGACGATGACGAGAACGATAAAGATGATGAGATACATTGTGCGTTGCTCCTTGGGGGTTAGTAACTGATGCGTTCCGGGTTGATCTCGATCCCCTTGTAGATCTCGACGTAGCTGGTCTTGGCGTCCTGTTCGACGAACACGAACTCGTTGACCTTGTTGCCTCCTTCGGTGGTTGTTTCGCGGGAGAAGTCCCACAGCTTGAGCCGGTGCCGGCGGGCCGCCGCCAGGCCCTTGCCGTGCGGCCGGAACGAGACCGACTTGCAGCCGTGCGGGGCGTGGACGCCCTTGGCCCGCCAGTACGTGGCGGTAATGTCCTTGCTCTCGTCGTCAAACTCCACGAACTTGCCGGTGTTGTCGTCCTCGCGCTCGAGGAGGGCCGCCATCAGGTCGCGGAAGTCCTTGTGGTCGGCGCCCAGTTCGTCGTGCAGGCGGCAGATCACGTAGTCGAACTCCATCTCCCCGCCACCCAGATCCTTCGGGAAGATCCGCAGCACGAGCCGGTTGGCGCTGAAGACTTGGGTCAGCATGTAGTCGGTGAACGGGTATACATCCTCGTGGATCTGCTCGACCGACCGCACCTGGCTGACCACGTAGTCGCCGCCATAAAGGGGGTGGTCGATCGTGATCTTCGCCTGCATACCCTTCGTCATCTTCCCGATCGCGTGCACCGGATCCTCGAACCGGTATTCGTTGTCGCCGCTGGTCTTCACGGTGACATTGTGGGCGTCCGCGGGCGTCGCGGCTGGCTTGCCCTTGAACAGCTCCTTCACGTTGGCGCCGATCCATCCGGCGAATGTGCGTCCTTTGAGCGATGCCACGTTAGTACCTCCGGAAGAATATGAAGTAGACGGCGGCCCCGATCAGGCCGGCCCAGAACAGGAACTTGATGACGCCCCAGCACGGGTCGAAGCTGTAGTGGTGGGCGACCGGGCTGCCGTTCACGTACACCGTGTCGTGGCCGCTCGACCGGCCCATCATCCAGCCCCAGAAGAAGCCGTCGTTGCTGCTCCCGCCGCCGTAGTTGTGAATGTGGGTGTCGCCGCTGCGCGGGGTCGAAGACGAGCTGCCGGACGAGTCGCCCTTCTTCGACGAGCTCCCCCACCAAGACGACCCGGAACCGGAGGAGCCGCTCGACGACGAGCTGCTGGACGGCTTAGAATACGACTCGCTCTGCGAGCGGCGGGCGGCCGAGCTGGCCCCACTGTTCACGCTGGACGAGCTGCGAGAGCTGCCCGAGCTGCTACTGCTCGACCGGCCCGACGACCCGCTCGACCCGTAGCCCGCCCACGCCGCGGTGGACATGCAGAGAGCGAGCAGGATTACCAATACCTTTTTCACGATCGTGTTCTCCTTGAAGACGCCCCCATTAGTTTCGGTTGTGTGGGTGAGGTGCCCCGATTATAGATCCGGCCCGATTCTCTACGCCTTTCCTGCCACATCCCCCTTTCCACAGACCAGGACGGTCACCTCGCCTCGATGCGCTGCACAAAGGAACTCTTGCAACGGGCGACGGTTGGCGTCGTCCCAAGGCCCGTCGTCGAACTTGAGCTCATACCGGTATGGGACGGTCGGCACGTGCCTCATATCGTCCTGGTTCGTGAAGTAGACATTAACGCGGGAGTCGTCGGCAACGACCGGGTAGTAGGTGGGTCTAAACGAGTGCACGCGGAACCCTTCACCCTCGGGGGTCTGGCCATCGGGCACGAAGCGGATCCGCACTTGGTGCGGCAAGTACATCGGCGTGTCCTTCATAGCTCGACCACCCCCAGTCCCACGTTGTAGCTGGGGATCGGCGGGTGCATGAGCTTCTGGATCCGCTCGACGCTGGTCACCCGGTACAACTTGCCGGTGTACGGGTTGCTGGTCGGGCGAGCGTTGCGGCCCCACTGGAACACGACCGTCTTCCCGACGATGTCAACCATGTCCAGGTCGGCGTCCTGCTCCCGCATGTCGACGATCCAGATGGTGCCGCGACCCTGCGTCACGAAGACGTCGTCCACCCGAAGTAGGAGCACGCCGCAGATCTGTCGCTCGGCCGGCGTGAGGTAGGGCAGGGCCGAGCGGCGGATCTCCTCCAGCATCGCGGCGGTCATGCCGCCGCCGCCCAGCTTGGGGGTGAGCATGCGGTAGAGGCGGGCTGACCAGCGACCCAGGCCGATGGGGTCGTCATTGATCAGAGAGCACGGATTTGACCCACCGCTCGGCGTCTCGGCCGTCCACCCAGTATTTTGAGAGGTCGGTTCTGTCTTCGATTCCATCGATCGTTTTCTCCAGTAAGTGTAGTGACCGGTGCGTGAAGTTGATCGTCCGCTCGATGCGGTCGGTGCCGACCTCGCGGACGTGGATCTTCCCGCAGCTATTCTTCTTCCTCTGCTTCCTCGTCGGTGTCGTCGTCCCCATCGTCGTCCTCGTCTTCCAGTGATTCTTCCTGGTCGTCTTCCTCATCGAAGTCCTCCTCCTCGTCTTCGAAGCCGATCTCCTCGCGACGGTCTTGCTCCTCGTCCGGGTCGAGGCCAAGGCTTTCGTCGAGCAGCTCGACATCCGGCTCGTCCTTGACGTAGTTGTCTGCCAAGAACCTGATGACCTCGTTCCAGTTCTCGGCGACGCCGGCCAGGAGCTGCTTCTCGCGAGCCTCCTTCGTGAGGAGCTTGTTGAACTTCTCGTTGCTCCGCAGCGGCTCGACGGCCTCCCGGATCAGGCGGTCGAGGATCGTGGGCTCGAGCGCGTCCAACTCCCAGCTCTCCTCGCCGTGGAGGCGGATGTACTCCTTCGCCCGCGGATCCTTGATCTTGGCCGGGTTCGGCGGGGGGTTGTAGACGTCGACCTGGTCGCGGTTCAACGCGATCCGCTTGACCTCCAGCCTTCGACCCTGCCGTCCCATGAACTGCCGCGTACGCTCGATGATGTCGCGGGTCATGTCGATGCCGCTGGGGTCGTGGTCGCCGAGGTGGACGATCACGGGGATGTGTCCCTCGTCCACCAGATTCTTCAGCCGCTGTGCGTTGTTCCACATGGCGGTCTGTGAGACGTACCCGCGGCACGAGAAGAACGGGATGTCGAGCTCGCGGCAGGGGCGGCCGATCACGCCCTCGAGCGCGTCCTTCTCGACATAGACCTCGGGGCGGTAGAGCTGATCCTCCCACTTGTTGATCAGGTACTGCTGGGCGACCGCGTTCACGATCGACTGCGGGCTCGACCAGTGGCTGTTGCCGTCCATCTCGCGGGTGCGATCCTCGATGGCGTTCCAGTCGATCAGGCCGGCCATGCGGCCGTAGTTCACAATGTCCCCGAGCTTCTTGTACGTCTTCGGGTTGTTCGTGCTGCCGTACTTCGGATCGAAGTAGCGTTCGTCGAACCAGTCCCGAGCAACAAACTGATAGTAAACCTGCCGGAGCGTCAGGTTGTAGCCCTGCCGCTTGTAGCTGTTCACCACCTGGTTGACCTTCTGGATCATGTCCAGGTGATGCTTCGAGAACTTCTTGTTGATGTACTTGATCTTGGGCATTACTTGTCCTCCTTGAAGTGATCCGCGATCGCCTTGTGCACCGCGGTTCCCAGTTCGGTGGCGGCCGGACTGACGTTGTATCCGACGATCCGGTCGGACTCCTCGATCATCTTGAGGGCCACATCCATCTCGGCCGGGTCGATGTCGATCGCCTCGGCCAGCTTCACCCCGTACGACTCAGCGATCTTCGGGTCGAGATCCATCTCCGTGGCGACGTAGATGATGGGGATGCCGCGGTCTTTCGCGGCCTGTATCGCCATCATCTGGTAGTGCATGTTGCCGCGAGGCTCAAGAAGTCTTGGCAGGGCGCCGGCGTCGCACATCACCTCCTTGGGGATGCCGCTGGGGAACAGCCGCTTTAGGTCTTCTGCTGTGGTCATCTGATACCTCCTGAAGGGTTATGTCCGCGAGGCGTGTATTGCGTGCGTCAATCGCGTTGGATTCTTCGTTTCATTCGGGCCGGCCCGTCGTCGATGGGTGGGGGTGCGGGTGGGGCCGAGGGTGTGGGGGTAGCAGCCCGCGACCGGGGCGGGCTCACAGCCACCCCCACCCCCGTCGCGTCGGTGCCTGTCACTGAATGCCTTGCTGGGTTTTGGGGTAACCGATCGGCCCACACCATCGGCGTCATCAGCGACACGTTGCCCTGCTGAGTGTGCACCTCCATCGTCCCCTGACACGCACGACAGACCGTGTCGAAGCGGAACGCCTGCCCCTGCTGCATCCGGTAGCGGTGCGCGATGGCGAGCTGTGGCTCGCGGCAGTGGGGGCAAATGTGGTGCTGGCCGTTGTTGCCGCTTGGGAACGGGCAACCCATCCGGATCTCGCCCGGCCGCAGGGTCAGCTCACGGTGCTCTCGCTCCAGCCGTCGCCGCGACTCGTCCGGGTCGACGCGGAGCTGCTGCTCGACCTGGGCACGCATCCGCTCCATGAACGCCCCGCCCCGCGAGACCGTGTCTTGGGCGTAGAACTGGGTCTGGCGGTCGCCGAGGGATTGGCTGACCGGGGGCAGGTGGCCCTCGATCAGGGTGCGAGCCCAAGCCGAGACGATCTCGTAGTTGCCGTAACTGCCGGCGCCGAACGTTACCCTGTACTCTTGCCTGCAACGATCGCACGCACCCCAGCATTCCACCTGCAGCCCGGGCTCGAACTGGAGTTGGCCCTGCCGGCACGCCGGGCACATACCGCGGGTGTTGTTGGCGTACTGTCGGTCTTCTTCGGTGACCGGGATCATGGGATTGTCGACCGTCTCGGCCATCGTGTTCCTGTCGCTTATTCCGTAGGCGTCGTACGCCATCAGGGCACCTCTGAGTGCGTCGTCTGCGTGCTGGTCGGCGATCGGCATCGGGTATGCGTATCGCGACGACGGCTCGTTCGCGATGTTCGCCCGGTGCGTGCTCAAGGGTGGCATGAAAGCCCGATACTCCCGCAGGTGCTCCCGCCACTTGGCCAGCGTTTCGGCGGGCGGGATCAGGCGGCCTCGGGCAGCGGCCGACCCTCCACGATCCGGTTCTTCTGCTTGGCGAGGAGCACCCGCAGCATCGGGCCCAGGTCGAAGTTCGCCCAGACGCACTCGACCTTCTTGACCTTGGTCTTGGTCTGGCCCACCTTGCTGTCGATCTCGAACCTGATCTTCTCGAAGCCCCTGAACCAGGTGTCGTACTCCTCCGAGTTGTAGCCGCTCACCGCGATCAGCGACTGCGGGTTCCGCCGTGCGTCCTCCATGATCAGGTGGGCCATCTCCTCGTGCTCCTCCCGCGTCATCTCTCGGCGGTACGCCTTTGGCGTGACGCGCTTTGAGGGCAGATAGGGCGGATCGTAATACTTGTAGAGCCTTTTGCCACGCAGTACGCCGTGGTTCATGATGCGGGGGATCGCCGTCCGGAAGTGGCTGTGCCACAGGTATACTCCTTTCCAGAAGGCAGCCGTTTCGGTGATTGCGGCCACCACGTTCTCGTACGCGTTGATGTCGCCCGGCTTGCCGCCGCGGGTGCGGGTGCCGATCCCGAAGTCTTCGCCCAGGCCGGCCCGGCTCATCCTCGACTGGACGAACCAGACCACGGCCAGCTCCATCCGCTTCCGCTTGTCGAACGAGTCGACCACGTCGGGGTCACGGGTGATGCTGGCGTCGGCCTGTCGGTAGATCTCCTTGGCCGTCCTGAACTGGGACTCCTCGTACGGGATCGCCTCGAGCGCAGACTGCAGGCCCGCCGCGTCCTCCTGAACGCACTGGAAGAAGTTGTACTTGAACCAGTCGTCGTCGTTATAGATGCGACATGGGACGAAGCTGGCGTTCTGGGTGAGGACGCCGCCCCCGCCGAACGCGTCGAAGAACCCGTCGACCGGCGTGCCGGCCAAGGCGGCCTCGACGATGGGGGCGAGCAGGATCTTCCGCTGGTACCACTTGCCCCCCCAAATTTTCGTAAAAGGCCATACATTGAGCAGCTTGGCCATCTGTGACTTCTTCACGCCAACACCTCCGGGTGTGCCTTGATCTTCATCTGGAGCGTACGGACGCCGATGCCGAGCGACTGGGCCGTCTTCGCGCGACGACCGCCGAACACCTGCAGACGCTCGCGGATCGTGTCCAGTTCGAGCTGGGCCAGCGTCGGCCTGTCATCGGCCGGCGGCAGGGCCACGGACGCCCCGTTCGTCGCGCGACAAGCGACGAGGCGAGGAGTCCGTGGCGAGATGCGGATCACGTTGCTCATTCCTGTAATCCTTTGATGGTTACTTTTGCCAGTCGGCGTGGTGCTGACCGGCTAATGTCGCTGGGATTATAACGGGCGCGTAATTGGATGCAAGCAGTTAATGCGCGGGGTTATTTCAAATACCGCGCGTCGCACGGCAACCCCTGCACCACGGCGATCTTGGCCGCCATGGCAGCCTTGGCACCCTCCCTGTCCATGCGGAGCAGCTCCTGTGCCTGCTCCGGGGAGATGGGCCACGCCTCGCAGGCGTAGTCGATCCGGTTGTCGCCGCTCTCGTCGCGGCGGTCACGCTCGATGAGGAGACGGGCCGACACGTACCGCAGCCCGTCTGCGTTGACGACGACCTTCCGATCATCGTGGTCGAGCTTGCAGAAGAGCTGAGCCTGGTACTCGGGCCAGTCGAGACGCCACAGGTTCTCGCCGTCCTCGACTCCGTCTTCGTACCAATCACGATGCACGTTGGTAATCTGGAACATGGGACTCCTTTCGTTAGTGGGCGGGGTATACGATGGACACGTCGGGCATCGCACATGCAGTGCACGCGCCGCATTTGGCCTTGGGCGAGCCGGCCACATTCTTGTAGCGACCGGTCTCCTCCAGGTTCTTGATGGTGGCGTAATAGCGGCTCGCAACCGCTGGACATACGATCACTTTCTGGCCCGTCTTCTCCGTCCTCAAGCGGGCCACCCGCTTCGCCTCGACCAGCCGTTCCTTGATGCTCATGGTGCGGTCGCCCGCCACGTAGCTGACGGCGCCGGCGGCGTACAGGAACCGCCGCAGGGTCTGGGCCGACTCCCGCACGACGACCCGCCACTTCAGGACGCGGCGGTAGAAGCGGGCCTTGCTCGGCGACTCGACCGGGAAGTGGACGGGCACGCCCTTCTCGTCGAGGAGCTCGGTCAGCTCCCGGAGGTTGTCGACGAACTCGGGCGTCGCGTCCTGGGGCTTGGGCAGGCTGCCGTTGGTGCTGAACCGGAACCAGGGGATCGGCTTTCGCCGGCGACGCACCTCGTCGGTCGCCTTGGCCACGACGGCTGCAGGATCCGACCGCTCGTGCCGGGCCAGCTTTTGCCTCAGTTCGACCCGGTCGAACCGCTGCTCGGTGTTGTAGGCGTAGCACCGGACGTCCTTGTCGCCGTCGACGTTCTGCGGGTGGTAGCGGCAGGACATGTCGCAGTTCTTGCCGCCGGACTCTCCGAAGTTGAGCGAGGCCGACCCCTCGACCCCCTTGTCGAACGACCCGAGGACGGGCGCAGTGCTCTCGATGACGGTCAGTGCGATCTTCATGATGTCTCCTTGAAAGAAGAGGCCCCGCCGAACGGGCGGGGCCTCGTGAACCTCTGCGACGTAGTAGGGCTACGTTTACTTCAGATGAGCGTACGGGTGTCGGGGGCAGTCGTCCTTGTGGATCTGGGGCGGCTTACCGTCGAGGCGGAACGCCCCGCAGTGCGGACACTTGTTGGGCATGCCCTGCAGGGACACGACCTCGACGGCATTCTTGAGGTCTACTGTGGATCGCTCAATCAGATCCAGATCTTCAGAAGGAATCGGGCTCGAACTCATCTCGTTTCACCTCGATCGTGTCGCCAGCCTCCAGGCAGGCCGTGTCCTCCAGCAATTCTACCTCCAGCGTGTCGTCGTAGGGTTGGGAGTCGCTCACCAACCTCGCCTTCGCACTGGTGATGTTGCCGGAGGACACGGTGCCCTCGAGGCCCGCAGACCACGTGTCCATGGGGCCGCGTCCGATCATGCCGGGTTACCTCCGAGGGATTTGACGACCACCCCGAGGGCGCCGATCGCATTGTTGATCACGGCATCCTTGGCGGTCACCAACTGCTGGTAGCCGGCGATTGTCTTGGCCTGCTCGGTGAGCTGGGTCGCCAAGCCGTCGATCTGTTGCCGGGCTTTCGTGATCGCTGCGGTCGCCTCGTCGATCGCACCTTTCTGGCTGGCAATCGTGGCCTGAGACGCCGTGAGCTGGGCGGTCAGGTCGGCGATCTTCTGCAGGTTCGGATCGACGGGGGCCGGCGCCGCCTCGACGTACGGGTGCGACCCGGCGTACGTGATCGCCGGCGCCGTCGCTCCGCTCAGGTCGAGGCTGACGACCAGCGTCTCGTCGCCGAGCGTCCACGTGTGCACCTCGGTGGTCGGGAAGACCATCGTCCCCTTGTTCGTGTCGTTCTGGAATTTGGGGGTCTGCACCATCGTGTGCGACCCGGTGGCGATCAGTTTCTGGTGCCAGAGGATGAAGGCGTTGTCCTTCTTCATCTGGGCCTCGTTCTCCGGCGACACGTTCTCATACTTGAACGTGCGGTCGTTGCCGCCACCGATCCGCTGCGGGAAGTAGATGATCTGCCGCCCGCCGTGGCCGAGCACCATCCACACGAGCGTGCTCTGCTCGTTCGGGGTGGGCCCACGGTAGGGGCCGCCGTTCTCGACGCCGTCGAGCACCTGGTCGGAGCACTCGACGTAGGCGCCGACCGCGTTGGCCTTGTCCCACGCGTTGAGGCGGTCGAAGGCCACCATCAAGTAGTACAGGGGCCACGCGGTGCCGCGGGCGTTGCGGGCGTACAGGTCGGCCGTCGACACGTCGGACGCGTCGAGGTACGCCTGGTGCTGGGCGCCGTTGCCGTAGTACGCGTTGATCAGGTTCTGGCCGTTCAGGTTGATGCTGATCGGCACGTTGGGGGCGAGGGCCTTCCACCGCTGGTAGCGATCCGCCGCGACGCTGGCGAGCGTCCAGCCGACCATGCTCGGGTGCGGGGCGGCCACGGCGCCTGGCACGCTGGGGGCGACGGCCGCCGGGAAGTAGATCTGCTTGGCCAAGTCGGCGTCGGACACCTTGCCCCGCTGGCCGTCGAGGCGGTTCAGGTCGGGCTCGTCGGGCTGCCCGACCGAGATCAGGTAGGGGTCGGTCGCGAGATCGGCGGGCCAACCTTGGGCGTCCAGTGCGTCGCCCTGAATCACGTAGAAGAGGCCGGCGGCCTGGGCGGCGGCACGCCACGCCGCAACCGTCACCGACTTCTGGGGGCCGCTGTCGTACCGGTGCAATGCGTTGCAGCCCATCGACTTGATCCAGTCGAACGTGCCGGGATGCTGGGCGTCCATCCCGATGAGGATCAGAGGCTTGTCCATTCGATGCTCTCCTTGAAAGGGTGTAATTGTACCTATCGGCCTTCAGGCGGCGGGGTCTTTCGTGATGGTCATGATACCTCTTGAAGTTCTGATCGTTGGAACCACCACCCGCCGTACAAATGGTCGTCCCTGGGGAAGCAGTCGACGGTGACGAAGTACAAAACAAGGGGAGGTGCCCCGGCGAGGGGCACCTCCCTGACTTGCTCGATCGTCCCCGTCTCGTCCTGGTAGCACCCGGCGGTGTAGCTGGCGCCATCGTGGACGATGCGGACGCGATCGTTGGGCTTCACGGCTTGATCTCGATCTTCTCGCCGTTCCGCATCCGCTCCATGTCCTCCGTCGAGATCTGGATGAGGCCATGGTCGTCCATCCACCGCTCGGCGCGGTCGCGGCTGCCGAAGCGGATGTGCGAGTTGTCCTTGTCCCGCGTGTCGAAGAACTCGACCTTGAAGATCAGGCCCCGGGCGAACGCCTCGGCGTCCTGATCCTTGTCCGTCGCGTCCAGCTCGAGCATGACGCACGGGTAATACTTCTTGTGCGACGCGGGGTCGGTGTAAACCTCCGGGTTGTTGTACGGGTACGGGGGCGGCGTGTTGTCCTTCGGGTTCTTACTGCCTGCCATGTTGCCTCCTGCTGAAGAGTTTGAGGTTGCCGAACGTATTGCGGGCGTTGGAAGCCAGGTGGGTCATCTGCATCGCGGCCCCACTGCCCGTGCCCAGTTGGCCGGCGGCGGACTCGATCGCGGCTACTACGCCTTCCGCGTTCAAGGATCCGTCCGCCCTGAGCAAGTCGCCTTCTCGACAGGTCTCCTGGTAACGTTCGTGGACGGTGAGCTGCTTGGACAGGCCGTCGACCGTCGCCGCGACGATCGAATCCATTTGCCGCTCACTATAATGCTCGCTGATTAACGATTCCAGCACTTCTTTTAGCACCGGGGTTAGGGCCTCGGTGATGGTTCCGATTAGTCTTTGATCTCGGCTGGGTTCCATACTCCTTTCTTCGGCGAGTCTTGCCAGTGATGTCACCGACAAAAGACTGGCCCCCGGAGTCCCGAGGGCCAGTCCTTGTCGATAAGTTGTTCCGGTTACATTACGCACCCATGCGACGCTCGGCGGCGTACTCGAGCTGGGTGAGGTGCTCCTGTCTCAGGTGCTCGCACCACTTCTCGTAGTGCTCCCGCTGCTCCGGGGTCATGGCGGCCTCCACGATCTCCAGCTCGACCCGCTGGCCGTCGCAGGTACGGCAGGGCACGTCGTAGTTGCCCCGCAGGAGGTCTTCCTTGAAGTCAGGATCCTCGTTCAGCTCGTCCGACGTGAAGCCATTGCTGAACGCGGCGGGCCACTGCACGCCAGAGCCGTGACACGTGCCGCAGACCTTGTACTCGGCCGGCAGCGACGCCGTCACTTCGAGGATCATGTCCTCGTTGTCCGGGTCGCTGGTGACGTAGGTAATTTCCTTCATGGGCATGGCGACCTCCCAGAACGTTGGTGTTGATCCAGTCCTCTTCGGCCTGCAGGGCCTCGGCGCGGCTCAGGAAGCCCGTCAGCTTCGGCCCACCGCTCGGGGCCATGTCGGCGTACCACCGGACGCCGTCCGGCGTACTGTAGGGCTCCACGTGGCTCGCCCGCTCGACCTTGGCGTCCGGACTGAGGATCTTGGCGGCGAGCGCGTCGTCGTGGAGGAAGGTCATCTCCCCGCTACGACTGACGGAGATGATTTTGATTCGCTTCGGCGACGGGCTGGTTGTATTCATCGGTGAGCTCCTCGGTGATGACGGCGCCGCCCATGGCGACGGTAAGGGGTTCGGTCAGCGCGGTGCAGCTCGGGCCGGCGACGCCCTCGACCTCGGTCAGGACGGGCTGGGTGCGGTCGCGGGCAACACTAACACGGATCTCTGCCATCGGAATCTCCTGTTGGGGGTGTTGGTTGTGGGGAATGGTTACTGGACGGCGACTACCTGCATCACGCCGTTTTCGGCGGCGCGACGCTCGACCCGCCAGCCCTGCGGGCCGTACAGTTCCGTCATGGCCGCCTCGGCGAGCTGGAGGCGGTACTCCTGGACGAACGCGTCGAGCTCGTCCTCGGCACCCCACTTCCCCTCGTAGTTGTCGTACTGGACGTTGCCGGTCGCGAAGTTGATCGCGACCGGGTAGCTCCAGTCCTTGAGGTAGAGGGCGGCGTCGGCACTGACGGTTTCGCTGTACAGCTCGACCTTCTGCGGCTTGATGTCGATCCGCACGCCGCGGGCCTTGGCCGTGCTTTCGAGCAGCGTGACGTTGTTCATGCCGGGTGTCTGCGTGACCTTGTGGGACATTGACTGCCTCCTTGAAGGCTATGGGGTGTTACTGGGCGGTCGCCTTGCGCGACGACCGCAACGTGTACCGGCCGTTCCGCTTGTGCTTCGGGTCGGCACGGCGGAACAGGTCGGAGTGCTCCTTGATCGCCTGCCCTACCACCTTGCCGAACGCGTTCGACTTCGTGGGGTAGCCGGCGTTGATCGCGGCGTTGGCCATCTCGTCGATCGTCATCGGCCGCTTGGCCGTTTGCTGGATCCGGACGAGCAGGTTGTGCAGCCGTTCGCCGTCCGCAGCCCTGACCAGGGTGACCTGTTCGGGGAGCGGGTCGCCGAGCGGCGATTTGGTGATCGCCGCGATCTGGTTATCAATGACGTGCATTTCCTGGGTGAGTGCCTCCCTCCTCTCGGCGAGCGCGGTGACCTGGTTGACCTTGTCGGCCGCGATCTTCACGAGGGCCATTGGGTTCTCTACGACAGCTTCCATTGTGATTCTCCGAATCCGGCCCGCGAATGTGGTAGCCGCCCCGGGCCGTTGGGTAGGCCGGAGGGCAGTATACCAGATCCGGGGCCCGCGACTACGCCTGTGTGGCCGATGGCTTCTTCGTGTAGAGCTGCTCGAACATCTCGTCGCCCCCGCCGTGCTGGTGGTGCCAGCATGACCAGCGGAACTGCCGACGCTCGTTCAGGTCGACGAACTTGTCCATGGCGTCGTAGAAGGCGCCGACGTTGCCCCTCTTGGCGGCCTTGATGTCGGTGTAAATCTTCTTCTCACTGGCGTTGCACAGAGACGGGTCGCCCAGCTCGGACTCCATGAACTCGATGCCGTCCGCGACCAACTCCTCCATGGTGGCGTGCGTCGTGATGCGGATGCCGCTGTGGTAGGCGACCTTGTCGTCGGTGACAATGACGAGGACGAAGTCTCGCTGCCTATTCTGCTCGCTCATGCTGGCTCCTGAAAAGTGATGGGCCCGGCTGGGGTTGCCAGCCGGGCCCGGGTCGAAAGAGTAGATGTGGGGGTTAGGCGCCGGCCGGGGCGAGCTCCTCCTTGGTCATGGGTTCCCCGGCGGTCGCCGGCGCGTCCGGCTTGCGGCCAAGAAACTCGTTGAGGATGGCCCGCAGGTCGGCCTCCTCGGGCTCCTTGCCCTCCATGAACTTGATGCCGAGCGTCGCGACCTCCTTGACCTCGGAGATCTGGGAGATGGCCCGGCCGGTCATGAAGACCTCGCACGCCGCCTTGTTGACCGTGATCGCGGAGAGGAAGTCCTTCTCGCTGATCGCGCCCTTCTTCATCAGGGCGTACAGCTTGCCCGGGTCGGGCACCTCCTTCCGCTGCTTGCCGAGGGTGGCCTCGCAGATCTCGCCGACCACCTTGCCGGCGCCCTTCTCGAACATCGTGTCCTTGACCTCGGATTTCATTTCGTCGCCGAAGTACGCGACCATCTGGGCGGCGACCTTGATCAGGTCGATGCGGCGGTCGGAGATCTGCTTCTCCATGTCGACCGCGTCCAGGATCGAGACGTCCTTCTTGGCCGCCTTCGCCTTGGGGGTGCTCGCCTTGCCGTTGTTGCTGGTGTTCTTAGCCACTGTGTGATGCTCCTTCTGAAGTTAGTCCCGGCGGATCACCCGGCGCACGCGGCCGGATTGATCTGCCTCTTCCGCCGGCTGTCGTCCCCGCCGCCGGCCCGCGGGTGCCACAGACGCCTGTGGCGTAGGGTGCCTTGCGGTTACGCTCGGCTGTGCCGCAGCGTAACCTACAAGGTTTGAGAGGTCAAGGATTTTGTCGAGGATGTGGGCCAGCGTTAGTCCGCCGGTATACCCCGCCTCCTCGACGTCCTCGTACCCCTCACGGATCTTCTTGTGAAGCTGCTTGGTGACCTCCAGGAGGGCGTCGGCCTCCGTGACGTGCGGCACGTGCTTCTTCTCGTTCAGCACCTTCATGCCGGTCGGGCCCCATGCGAACACGGGGTAGTAGAGGTCGCCGATCTTCTCGACGCGTCCCACGTACACCTTGTTGGCTCCGTGGTAGTTGTGGAGGGCGGTAACCAACCAGTTACGGCGATCCCTCCAGTTCATGGTGTGATTGGGCATTGGGCTCCTCGGTATTCAGTTGTAAAGATCGTCGCGACGGGCGTCAGTCCATGATGATTCGGCGCCGCACCCGGCCGCTGGACGCATCCTCCTGAAGTTGCCTGACCGCCTCACCCAGTGGGGCGAACGCCGCCTTCACTGCCTGCTGGATGGACGAGTTCTTGTTCAAGTCGCTGATGCTCACGCCGGCCACCGCGGAGCGGGCCTCGGCGACGCGCCGCAACACCTCCTCGTCGGCGAACTGGGCGAAGTTCTGCACGCGGTCGAGGACGTTCAGCAGGTTCGTGATCGCCTCGGGCCGCCGCGTGCCCGACTCCAGCGAGCCCAGGTTGATCTGCTCGCAGACGTCGGCGACCTCGCCGAAGACGTTCGACATGACTGCGTCGAGCTGCTCGCGGGCCTTGTCCTCACACATCTTCTTGATCGACCGGCGAACCTCCTCGGCGTCGGTGGGCGAGAGCTGGGAGACGTCGACCTCGGCGTCGCTCATCGGGGCAAGCCGCCGGAGCGTCCACCGCACCGCGAACTTGTCGACGAACGTGTCGGGCGACGGGAGCAGGGGCCTGATCTGGAAGAAGTGTTCGGGGTTCTCCGTCTGGAGCTGCGGGATCGCCTCGGACTCCCACTTGTCGGCCAGCTCCTGGGCGAGACGGTCGCGTTCCTGCTTCTTGGCCTCGAGCTGCTGGAGCAACTCACCCATCTTGTACATCGAGACCATGTAGCTGCCGGCGACCTTGTCGTCTCCGCTCTTGTCGTTGACCGCGTAGAACTTCATCAGTTCGCCGATCTCGCGGGCGTTCGCGTCGAGCCTGCCCCAGAGGTGGTGGGTGTCGTAGATCCAGGACGGCCGCGTCATCCGCTTGGCGCCGACCTCGGTCGTGCCGCCGTACTGGGCCTGGGCCTCGACCTTCACCTTGTCCTTGTCGCTCTTCGCCCGGCCGCTGGGCCGCTTGATCGTCAGCTCGAGCAGGACGAGGTTGGCCTTGAGGGTGGGCCGCTCCATCTCGGCGATGACTTGGTCACTGACTTGGGGACTGCGGCTACGACGGGGGTTCGTTGCAGTTGCCATTGCGATGCTCCTTGAAGAGTTTATTTTTGGACGAACGAAAGATATGTTAGTGGGTACTAGACGTTCAGGTGGGCGTACGCCTCCCGGACGGATTGGGCGAAGGTGCGACAGGTGACCTTGTAGCCCTCGTCGTCCTTGGGGTCGTCGACGGTGCACGCCGACCCGTTCTTGGTGATGCGGTATCCCTGCCCGTGCAGCCACTTCAGGCGGGACGCGAGGTGGCACCCGTCGAGGTCACCGCACTGCGAGCACGGCGCGTTGTTCATCGAGTGCCCCTCGTCCATGCCCATGCGCCGCAACTGCTGGTACTGCAGCGTGGACTCGTCGGGGGCCTTGGGCTTCCGCGCCCGGATCAGCCACCTCGCCACGAGGGTGCCGATCTCGTAGTCGATGTTGTCGATCGGCCGGAGCGTGATGTCTCGCTTCGCCGCCAGTTTCTCGATCGCGTCGGTCGCCTCGTCGACCACGCACTTCTCGTCGTGAGTGAGCTGGTCGTAGATGTCACTTGCGGGCATTAAGCCTCCTTGTTGAAGGGTTAGCGGAGATTGGCGTCGTCGTTGCGTTGCTCCTGTTCACAGCCCGGACACAGCTCGCCGAACTGGTTGGGCTTCTCGCATTCGGGGCAGGCGTTCACGCTGTCGTCGACGTCGGGCTCCTCCGGCGGGCCGTAATCTTCGTCAACGTGTTCGCAGGTGGTCAGGTCGCCGTTGAAGTCGACGCGGTCGCGGGGGCGGTGCTTCTTGTAGATGATGACGCGGTTTGGTTGCTCGTCGACCTCGTCAAGGTCGAACTCCTCGGCCATGGACGAAGTGTCATCGGCCGTGAGCGGCTTATCGAGGTCGCTAACCTTCGACAGCTTCTCGATGGCCTGTCGGACTGTGATCATGATGCCTCCTGGGGCCAGTCGGTAAGGGTTTCAGACAGCTCGCGACGCACGTCGTCGAGCCGGGAAGGTGGAACGCGCCGCAGCAGCGTCTCGACGGCCTGCTGAAGGTCGCCCACCTCGTGATCCGGTTCGTCGTTCTCGCCGTGCCGCCGGGCCGCATCGATGATCGTGTCGTACAGCTCCTGATGCGATTTGGGCAGACTCATGATGCCTCCTGTTGGGAGTGAAGGGTTAAGTGTGACGTGGTGGAGGGGCAGGGATAGTCGTCCTCAGCCATGCCTCCATCTCTTCGAAGTCTTGGCGTCGAATCTCGGGAACCGCATGGTGCTCGAGCTGACAGATTTGATCTACCTCCTCCTGGTTGAGGTCGAACCACTCACCGATGACGCGACGATGTTGGAACTCCTGATGAATCAGCACTTCCAGGAGTGTGTAGTCCCAACTGAACCAGAATCCGATGAGTTCGTGCCGGATACCTGTACCCCGGTCGTAGTCACGCATGCGATTGGCGATCCTGAAGGCGCGTCCGACCTTGTACCAACCGGTCACTGGTGAACGAATGAGGTAGACGAAGCCTCCGCACGGCGTCAGCCGCATTAGCGAGCGGCGTGGAATGCGCCGTATGCGATCGCGGCTAGGATCGGGCTCGTCTTGATGCTTGACTTCGCCAGCAGGCTCTGCTGTACGGGAGTGAGTCGCTCCCAGACGATCTCTCGCAGGGCTGCGGCTTCGTCGTCGGTGAGGGCTTTGGCCCATTCTTTTACCTCCTGTGATGGCGCCGCTGTCGTAGATCTACTCTCTAATGCTCTATCTCCGGATTTAGATCTATCTCCTTCTAGTAGTGAGGTTTCGCGTAGGCGGGAATTTCCCATTGATGACTTCTTCTCATCAGCGGGAATTTCCTGTTGGCGGGAAATTCCTTTTGGGTGAGACCGAGGGTACTTCTGAGCTTCCTGCACAACCCAAGAAGGGTGCCTCTTACCCTTGTAGCCACGAGAGACCTTCTTTAGGATGGTTGACTCCTCCAGCTCGACGAGTGCCCGGTAAACTGACGATTGATCAAGCCCGCTGAAACGCATGATGGTTTCTACGCCGGGCCATGCCTGACCTCCTTCTGCCTCATTGGCGAACTTTGCCATTACACCTAAAACGCCCCGGGCGGCCGGGGTTAAGACTGCCCACCAGCCGGTTTCAAACCAGCTATGGTACATCTTGAACCACCAGCCATCCCGGGGCTTTGCTCGGAACTCAAGCTCCTGATCGGTTACGATCGCGTACCGATGGAGTCGCTCTGGATCTTGGGCCACACTGATGCCTCCGTGCTAGTCGTCCCGGCGAGACCTCCTCTGCACGCGGCTGGGCTCCGAGCCGCTGGAGGTACAGGAGGTCTGCGACCTGCCCAGCAGCATAAACGTCTTGCAGGCTTCACGCATCTTCTGAAGATCCCCCGCCCACTCCGGCGTCTTCGAGAGGGGGGTGAAGGTCTTGGCCTTCTCGATCATCCAGTCGATGTCCAGTCGCTTCGACTTGGTCACCCCGGCCCGCCGCACCGCGTCCTCGACGAAGCTGGTCAGCTCGGCGCCGCTGCAGCCATCGGTGATGTTGTCCTCGGCGAGCAGGGCCAGCTTGCTCTCGTCAGACGACGTCAGGTCGAACCGCTTCTGCCGCACTTTGGTGACCAGGATTTGGTGGCGGATCTCGAAGTCCGGGAGGTCGACGAAGCACACCTCGTTCACGCGGCCCTTGCGGAGCAGCTCGGGCGGGAAGCCGCCCAGCCGGTTGCCGGTGAACCCGACGATCATCTTGTTGTCGGGCAGGGCGAGCTCGGTCAGCACCATCTGCAGCACCGACCCGGTGACCTCGTTCCCGGAGTTGCCCTGGGCCGCGTTGTTCAGGCCGGCCTTGTCCAAGTCGTCGAGGATCAGGACGGCGCCCACGGCCTGTGCGACCTGCAGGATGCGGCGGGCGTTGTGCTGCGATTCGCCCACCCACTTGCTCTGTGACTCTCCCAGGTTCCAGATCAGGGCCGGCCGCTTCGCCCGCTTACCCAGCGCGAGGGCGAACTGGGATTTGCCGGTGCCCGGCATGCCCAGCACGGCCAGGCCGGTGACGCCGCTGATCGCGTGCTCCGCGAGCCACGCCTCGTCGACGTCGAGGTTCTCGTCGAGGTACTGGTTGAGCGGCTCGTAGCCCGGGAAATCCGACGCGTTCTGGATTTTCTCGGGCGGGATGTAGAGCACGCCGGGGAGGTCGTTGAACACCCGGCTCTTCTCCGACTGGACGACCTCGAGGAACTCCTCGAGCTTGTCCAGTCGGTACTGGGCGCTGGCGAGGCCGACCGCGTCCTCGAAGCCTTGGTAAGTGAACCCGCGGCCCATCCGGACGATCGCCCGCCGCTGCTCGGCGTTGGGCTTGGGCTCGACGTCGACGTTGTCCAGGGCTTCGCCCAGCGTCTCGTCGTCCGGGAGGGGAACGAGCTCGGGCTTGAGCTCGGGCAGCTCCTTCGGCTTCTCGTCGGTCGGCGTGATCAGGACGATCATCCGCTGGCCCCGCTGGCCGTCCCGGTAGTACCCCGGCTGGTGCATGTTGGAGTGGACGATGTTCTTGATGAACTGCTGGACGATCACGTCGTCCTTCAGCACGCCGTTCCAGTCCTTGAGCACGAACACGATGTCGCGCTCGAGGTTCATGCCCTGCGGGATCTCGAACCGGCCGGCCGGCGTGACCGCACGCCCGTTGATGTCGTCCAGCTCCTTCTGCGAACCCAGCATGATCTGCAGGGCCCGCAGCGGCGACGTAGTGCCGGCGTTCAGGGGCTGGATGGACGGCTTGCCCTTGTAGAAGCCGCACATCTTGTCGTGGATCCAGAAGTCGACCTTCTCGGCCTGCTTCGAGATCCGCTCGTTCTGCCGGTCGACGGCCGCCCGCACCGCCTCCTGGCACCGGTAGGGCTCCTCGGTGACCAGCCAGATGATGCTGTGGCCGGCCTTCCAACGGTTGCGGATCCACTCGGGGAGTTGCTTGACGTTCATTGTGATGTCTCCTGAAGGTTTGGGGTCAGTCGATGCGGGAGCTGAGGATCGGGTTGCCACGGCCCAGGTGCTCCATGCCCTGCTCCGTGATCTGGCGGCCGCCGCCGCTGATGGTCACGAACCCCTGCCGGATCAGGAAGGGTTCGACGTCGACCGTCAGCGACTCCTTGTCCATGTTCAGCCTCGCGGCGAGCGAGTCCACGCCCATCTTGCCGCTGTCGCTGTCCGCGAGCGTCTGGAGGTACTCCCGCATCGGGGCGGTCAGGCCCATGCGGTCGATGTCCAGCAGGCCGAGCACGCTCTCGACCATGCCCGCGTCGATCGATGACTTGTTCGTGCTGACCATCCGGGCCCGCACCCGCTTCAGCAGCGCGATCGCCGTCCGCGGGGTGCCCATCGACCGCTCGGCTATCAGTCGGATGGCCCGCAGGTCGACCGTCGTGCCCAGCCGCTGGGCGTGCTGCTGGAGGATGAACATCAGGTCGTCGACCGAGTACGGCTGGAACGTGTACTGGATCGAGCAGCGGTTGACCGCGGCCTCCGCGACCTTGCGGAGCCTCCCGATGTAGTTGGTCAGCAGGATGATGGTGCACTCGGGCACCCAGATCTTGACCGGCTTCGACACGCCCGGAAGTTTGGCCTCCATGGTCGGGATGTCGCCGCCGTCCGGCTGCATCACGGTATGGAGAGACTCCCACAACTTCCGGGGGACGGCCTCGCACTCGTCGAACGCGATGATCGCACGCTGGGCCGCGCGTCGGTCGAGCAGTCGCCCGGTCTTCTTCTCGTAGCCCTCGCGGGGCAGGTACCCGAATACCTCGGACAACCGGAGGTCGGTCACCCGCGGGCCCATGAGGACGCGGGCGGGCGGGCCGCCCATCACGCTGGCCAGCACGTGCACGAGTGCCGTCTTACCCAATCCCGGGGGCCCGTTCAGGATCATGTGGGGAAGGGGTCGCAGCTCCTTGACCGCCGCCACGACCTCGTCCTTGAGCTGGGACACCAGCTTGGGTTGCCCCCGGTACTCCATCAGGGCCTTCGGCTGCCAGTCCCGTTCGTACTTCACAATCGTATCATTCACGATGATGCCTCCTGCTGTTGAAGAAGAATGTCTAGGGTTCGGATGGCCGCACCGCTGTCCTTGCGGAACACGTACTCGGGCAGTTCGTGCAGCCACCGGATCGTCAGCTTGTTCACCTCCTCTTCGACCTCCTCAGTCGAGTGTAGTTTGTATGGCACGCCGGCCTTCTGGGAGAGGTGGTGGTGGGCCGTCTCGTGCACCACTGTTGACAGGACGGGCGACGGCCCGCCGAGCTTGTTCAGGTGCACGATGCTCCGATCCATGCCTCGCCAGTGTGTGCGGGTGCGTCGCCTCATTGAGCCGAAGCAGGCCCAGCCCCGGGCCGACTCCGTCTTGCGTAACGCCTCCTCGTGCGCGACTTCCGGGAACTGGTCGACGACCGCCTCGCGGTGGTCGGCGTACATTACGACGATCGGCCAGTAGTTCAGCAGTCGTTTCCGGAAACAAAAGAACCGCACCTCACGGCAGATCTCTTGCCAGTGACGTACGGTTTCTTCTGTGATCCCGAGCCGAAGCACGGAAGCCGAGACGAGGGAGGCGTGTTCCCGGTCACTTACGAGCGGCAACCTTGCGACCTGTCGTCTTATCATCGGTGTTCTCAAATTCGGGGTCGATCCTCGCGCGGACGATGTTCTTGGCGGCCTCCAACTCCTCCTCGGCCTCGCGAACGCTGCGGTCGAAGTCTTTGCGGGCTTCGACCTTCTTGGCGAGCTCTCGCTCGGCGTCGGCCAGCTTGGCCCTCAGCGTGTCGATGTGCACCTCGAGCTTGGGGATGCCGAGGTTGTTGACGTGACGCTCCTTCTTGGCCAGGCGAACCGCCTCCTGTGCGGCGAGCAGGCCCCGGTCGGTACGCATCAGCTCGGCCAGCCTGGTCTCCCGGGCCTTCGTTCGGGCCTGGTCGAGGGCGGCCTGGGCGGCGAGAACCGACTTGTCCTGGGTGATGCGAGTCGTGGTGGCGGGCATTGATGTCCTCTGCTTTCGTGTCGGATCCCCGTGATGTCCGGGGACTATAAACAAGCGGGTTTCCCTTGACAACATTAAATCCCAAAGATTACCGATCGTTTTGTGCCGTATCGCATACCGGTGATCCCCTTCAGATCACAATGGATCCCCTATTTTACTGGTTGCTTTCACCTATTTTGCGTCACCCTCACAGACCTCACCCCACAGATGAGAGAATGGTGAAGATCAAAGCGACTCCAGCGACTCGGCGACGGTCACCAGGTCGTCGACGCTGAAGTGGTCGACGCTGGCGTCCGTCGAGCCGCCATCGGCGCACACGACGAAGAGCGTCAGGTGGCCTTGGTTGCTGCAGGTGATCATCTGCAGCTCCGCGATCGCCGTCGAGTTGTGCTCGTCTTCGTAGGGGTAAGAGGCGGCGATGCCCCTTTCGCAAAGGTCGATCGAGTGGACAGACCCGGCACCGCCGCCCGGCTGGGGCAGCGGGCCCACGCCCTTCTTGAGCACCAAGTCGCGAAGCAGCTTCACGACCTTTGCCCGTGTTCCCTCGAGCTGGTTTTTAATCTCTGTCAGTTTCATGCTCATGGCGTTTCCTGTTCGTGTAAGAGAAGGGGGCCTCCGGGATGTCGTCCCCGGAGGCCCCGATGCGTTGGCGGGCCCTTTCCGGCTCACCGTTGCCCGTTTAAGTGGCGCCCCTCTTGATCCGCCCGGTTCGCGGCCCGGTGTCCACGCCGGCCTGAACCGAAACCGCCTTTTGGAAGGCGACCTCGTGGGGCAGGGTGTACTCGTCGGAGCGGCCCTTGAGGCGGTAGATGACCGCCAGTGGGGTCACCTTGGAGATCTCGATCTCCCGGGTACCCCTTTCGAAGGTGGTACAGGCGGTCTGGAACGGGCCGATCGAGCCCTTGATCTTCTTGGCTCTTGCCCGCTTGGGCTTCTCAGCTCCGGCGCCGCACTCGGGGCAAGGCGTGATGAGTCCCGGGTTGTTGTGCCACGGATGAGGACACGGTTCTTTTGCCACGATGCCTCCGGTTGAAGGGTAGGGACAACTGGTTCGGGTCGGGCTTGGGCGCCCGCGAGGGGCCGGCCGACCCGTGATTACTGCGAACGATGGTCTCGGTTGCGATGTCCCCCAAAACGATTGCGGCCAGCGGCACCTCGAAGAGTGCCTGCTGGCCGGGAACGTCGGAGCGGGGTCGCTCGACGGTCACAATCTGTAGCTTCATCACGATGCCTCCTTGGTACGAACCTTGGCCTTGCCGGTCAGAATCAGTGTCTGCTTGGTTTCAAGGAGCAGTGCCTCCTTTCTTGTCATCTTGGGCCACTTGACGCCTCGCCACCTGGCGTACACGTTGAGCCAGCGGTACTGGTGGTAGGCGAACTTGTGCCACGGCGTACGCATCAGGTCGAACATTTGCGAGTCGACCGCGTCGGCCGCGTGCTCCGAAAGTCGACTGCCGACGTTCAGGCACTTGGCCACCTGGGCGGCCTTGTGGGTAATGGCGCCACGCTGGAGCATCGACAGAATATTGGCGAGGTGGGTGTCACTAAGATCCTTGAAGCGGATCCGCTGCTTATCCTTCGTCACCCAGACCATGTCCTCGACAAAGAACCTGCCGTTACCGGCAAGGCTTCCGTCGCAGGCGCCGCACGGGCCGGCGCCGGGGTCGTGGATGTCCATGGCCCCGCTGCCACCGCAGAGCGAGCAGGGATACGTCGGCTTCTTCATGTGATGCCTCCCAAAAGGAGTGGGGCCGGGAACGTGGTTGGGTTCACGTTCCCGGCCCCGGGCTAAGAAACACTCGCTACTGGTGCATGTTCATGAGCCGGAACCGGCTCTCGAACCCGTGCACCCGCATGATAACCGCGGGGAGCTGGGTGTCCAACTCCCATTCGAAGCCCGCCGTGTTCGTCTCCTGGCCGAGCACGAACTGGGTCGAGTGGTGGATCCACCGGTAAATCGAGTGCCACCCGGTCGGGCACAGGATTTTCAGGTGCCGCATCTCCCCATGCCAGTGGTCGCGGAGCTGGGCGACGCAGTCGTCGAGGCTGACGACCTCCTTGGGGATGTACTCGTCGCCCGCGTCGGTCAGCGTGTCGATCGCGGTCAGGGCCTCCAGACCCGAGTCGAGCGGCACGGCACGGCCGAGGAACAGGGGCATGAACTGCACCGGGAAGCCGCCGCCCGACTTGAAGAGCTCGTCGACCTGGTCGGGGGTGATCTTGTCCGGGTTCTTGGGGATGTACTGGATCAGGCCCCGCGGCACCAGCTTGGCCGGCGAGATCTGGAGGCCGTTCATCCGCTCGTACGCCCATAGGTGGCCGGGCAGGGCGGCCTGCACGACCCGGTACTTCTCGATCAGTTGGTCATTCGTCATCGTCGTCATCCTCGAAGTCAAAGTCATCATCGTCGTCCCAAGAGTCGTCGGACTCGGAGTCGGGCAGGGCCCCAGCTTCCTCGTCGAACTCTTCGAGGCTGTCGCCGAACGACCACTCCTTGGGCTCGGGCCCCTTGGTAAAGCCCTTCTCGGCGACGAGCCATGCGGCGAACTTGCACGCGCGGTCGACGCGACTGGTGAACATCGCGCTGCCCGGCCCCCTGAGCCACTCGAGATTGAGCTCGCGGAGGTCGACGTTCTCCGGGCCGTACAGCAGGTCGACCTGGACGCGGTCGCCATCCTCGCCGTCGTCGATCGCGTAAAGCGTGGAGTTGGCCGGCGGCTTTGGCGGCGTGTACCGGAGCAGTTTCCAGTGCGGCCCCGGCTGCTCCTGCAGCTTCCACGGCTTGGCGGGGCGGCCGGCGGCGAGCCACGCGTTGACCTCGATCTGGACGGCGTTCAGGATCGTGCACGCGTCATCGAGGCCGACCCACTCGATCAGTTTCTCGGCGCCACCGAGCACGTTGGCGTCCACAAAGTCGTGGAGCTGGGAGAACGAGGCGACGTGCGGCGGCACGACCTGCTTCTCGATCAGGGCGAGAATCTCGTACTTGGTGTCGATGACCAACCGCGACTTTCGGAAGCAGAAGATCGCCTCGGCCACGTCGTCGGTCGCCAGGATGTTGCCCTCCTGGGACTTGTACCCGGTGAAGCTGACGTGGTACCGGGGCGTCGGCGACATCTCACGGAGCTCGGGGTTCGGATGGTCGCTCCAGAGGCGGAGGCAGACGTCCTCGCCGAGGTGGGTGCAGCCCACGCCGAAGCTGGGGCAGACGTCGTTGTGCCAGCTCATGTCGTCGACGCCGTCCAGCTTCGGGTCAGTCAGTTTGAGGATCTCGGGCGGCGGGGCCCACTCCCCGCTGAACTCGCTCGCGTAACTCATGATGTCTCCTGAAAGGGAAGATGGCCTCGTGGTGGGGTCACCACAAGGCCATCGTGATTAGAACCGTCAACCAGAAAATCCGCCAGCCGTCGCTCAGACTCCCTCGGGGATTACGCCCCACACGGGCACCCTCCTCTCATGGTGAGCCTCCACACATTCCAGGAACTCGCCGATCACCTTTCCGTTCCGGCTGATCGTGCAACAGACCCATGCCGCGTTCATCTGCTCGCGATGCAGTTGGTACATGATGCCTCCTGAAGGGGTGAGGGGATTGAACCATTCTTCGGCTTGAAGTCAATGGGATTACATGGGGAATTTCCGGAACATGACCCGGTGTTATGCCTCCGACGTTGTGATGGCCTCCGCGGGCTGCCGAGGCCGCTGTTTGTCCATCAACTGGATGTATTCGAAAATCGCCTTGAGGGGCTCCTCCTGGATGTGGGAGCTCCCGACGAAGTGCTTGATCATCGGGTACGCCCGGTTGAACGCCGCGATCGCGTTCGTGATTCGCTTCTCGACCCTCGAAAGGTCGGGCAGCGGCACGCCGAGCAGGCTGCAGGCGTAGTCGCACGCACCGGCCGTCACGTTGTTGTACTTGCCGTGCACCTCGTCCTGGGCCTCGTACAGCAAGCGGGCCGGCGACTTGGCCCGGAGCGACGGGATCGCCTCGAGGTAACCCTGCACACGCTGCACGAGGTTGGTCTCCAGGCAGTCCAGACTCCGGTCAAGCCGCCGGCGCATCGCGGCGTCGCGGGCTGCCGCGTCGGCCTCCAGTTTCTCCTTCAGCCAGACGTCCAGCCGCTTCCAGTTCTTCAGCTTCTCGATCTTCGGGAGCATCGCCGACCGGACGCCGACCACGTCACGCCAGTACATCAGGCCCGTGTAGTCGTCCATTCGCTCGAGCCGCGACTTGAGGGACGCGGGAGGGGCGAACCCGCCCGTGCTCCAACTGTAGCGGTCTTCGGTCTCCGGGTCGGACACCTTGCCGGCCCTCCACTCGAAGCCCTTGACCTCGACGTAGACGACCTCTTCCTCGGTGTCGTCGAGGTCGACGTCGGCGTCCCGCCACGCGTAGACCGGCGAGTCGAAGCTGTGCTGCAGCCGCACGATCTTGGCCGTCTTCCGGCTCTCGCGTTCGGCCCGCGGCGGCTCGGGGAGCGACGACACCGGCTTGACCAGGTGGTCGAACTCCTCGTCCCGCATCCACTTCACGAAGGCCCCGTCGTCCTCGGTCGCCGGCTCGATCAGGTAGACCGTGAGGTGTGTCCGGTTGCGGCGGGCCTGCTCCATGAGCAAGCGGATGCGGGTGTGGAAGCCGGTGTCCACGTCCTTGCGGAAGACGAGCACGTCCTCCTTGGCCGAGATGTACTCGACGCGATCACGGGCGATGCGCATCGGGTCGTTCGTCCGCCGGCCCGCCACCCACTCGTACCTCGTGCCGTAGGCCACCCGCTTGTCGCCGTCGCCGAAGTGAATGCCGGTCGAGACCTCCTTGCCTCGCCACCGCAGGCCACTGCTGTCGATCAGGCCGCGGAGGTAGTAGCGGCTCGTGAACCGCCAGAGTTGGACGCGGGCGTCCCACATCGTCTCGACGGCCGAGAGGTCTCGCTCGGTCTCCGCGATCAGGTCGGCCGCCAGCTTGCGCAGCCGCTCCTTCAGCGTCGCGTAGGTGGGCCCGCTGTCGTACTTCAGGGCCTCGCGGCTGGCCGCCATGTTGACCTCGCCGATACCGACCCGGAGCACCGGGCCGACCTCCTGGGCGAGGAACGTCTCGGCCTTCGTGAGTGAGTTGCGGAACTCCTCGTCCAGGTCTTGCCACCGACCGACCGGGTAGTGGACGTTGCCCATCAGCACGCCGAACGAGTCGACGTGCTGGCCCCGGTAATGGTGCCGCTGGCCTTGGTCGTGGGCGAAGATCATCCAGTCGCCGCTCTCCTTGGCGATGGCCGGGATCTTGAGCTGGTCGGCCGAGACGCCGGTGACCAGCGGCTTGGTCTCGAACCACTTGTAGACCTCGATCGCCTTCGTGCGGAACAGGTTGAAGTCCTTGGCCTGCACGGGCACGGTCACCTTCAGGCCGCTGGGCTCGTCGGTCGGCTCGTAGGACAGTCGCACCACGCCGGGCATCTCCTCGCCCTTGAACATGGTGTAGATGCCCTTCATGCCGTCGCACACCGACGTGACGGTGTACGAGTCGGTGTACGCGAACGGCGACTTCGACCCCAGCCCGAGGCACCCCGTATAGTCGTTGGAGTGATTCTTGTCGGAGTCGAAGTAGACCGTGTAGTTGCCCTGGCGGAACGTCATGCCGGGCTCGCCGCACTTCGGGCAGGTGTAGATGTCCTGCCGGTTCGGCACGGGCGCCGGCTCGGCGTCGGAGTCCTCGGTGTGGCCGCACAGGCACTCGAAGTACCCGCGGATGCGGTAGTCGCTCAGGCCGGTGCCGAAGTCCTGGATCGTCAGGTTCGGGTCGGTCAGCGACGGGATGATCACGACGAACGGCACGTGCCGCTTGCCGGCCGCGACGTGGGCGTCGGCGGCGTTCGTCCCCAGCTCGCGGATGATGGCCCGAATCGCGTCGGAGTAGAGGCCGCCGGACAGGATCTCGGCGGCCTTCATGGACATCTTCATACCGAAGCCGCGGGGCCGGCCGACGTTGGAGCTGCGTTGAGCGGGCGCGGACGAGGTTGCGAGTTTCATCAATGTCTCCTGAAGAAGAGTAGGGAATCAACTGCCTTGAATGAACCCCCTTCGGGGCGGGTCAGGCCGGCGTGGTCGCCGGCACGCGGTGGTCGATGCGGTTGCGGACGTTGAACAGCGGGTACACGGAGCGGGCGACGTCGAGGATCTGTTGCTCCTCGACCTCAGTGCGGACGTTGTAGGAGCCGACCGGCATCTCGCCGTCGTAGACGTCGAAGTGGATCGGGAACAGGTCGGACACCTCGGGCCGGTAGTCGGGATCGACGAACTTCTTGCGGTCACCCTCCGGCAGTAGGTCGGCCTGCTGCAGGCGGGTCATGCTCTCGACGACCATCTCGGCCTGCTGGCGGCTCCGGCCCTCGCCCTGCATGATGTTCTCGATCGCCCGCTGCCGCAGCTCGTACCGCTGCTGCGTCGTCAGGTGGTCGAGGTCGTGCGGGTTGACGAAGGTGGTGCCCTCGTCGACGATCTCGCGGCCGTGCTCGTCCCGCTTGTGGATGTGCGTGCCGACGATGTACCGCGGGTAGTCGCCGGCGCCGCCCTTGAGGTTGCCGATGAACTCCATGGCGAGCTCGCCCTTGGCGAACCCGCGACAGGTGATCACGTCGTACGCCTCGTGCTCGACCACCTGCCGGTCGATGGTCTCGTGCGACTCGTACGGCAGTTGGGCGTCGACGCCGTCCCGGATGCTCTCGGTGATCTTGCCCCGCAGGAACACGTCGACGTCGAAGCTCATCGGCTGCGGCCGATCCTCACGATCGATCTTGGCGTCGAGGCCGTGGGTCGGCACGGACACCTTGGGCTTCGGGGTGTCGCGGACGATCCCGGGCACCGGCAGGATCGGCTTGCCCGGGCCGAGGGCCTCGTAGACCGGCCAGGTCATCTCGGTCTTCTGATCCCACTCGGCGATCACGGTGTACCGGTCGACCCGGCACTTCGTGGTCTCCTCGCGGGGCACACTGACGACGTCGCGGGGGTTGACCTTGACGATCACGTACTTGTCGCTGCCGTCGCCGAACCACCGGGCGTAGCTCGAGGAGCCGACGTGGAAGCCCTGCGAGCAGTCGGTGCCCCAGTCGTCGTCGACCATGCTGCGGGGCATCACGGGCGTCTCGCCGATCCGGTTGCTGACCGTGCCGGTTCGCTTGTCCGTCCAGTCCTCCTTGACGGCCTTGTACCCGAGCCAGTGGCCGTCCGTCGTGATCGGAATGTCCTGGTTCTCCAGCCAGGAGTAGAGCTCGTCGAGGGCCCGCCGGCTGGGGTTCTGGACGAGGTTGTCGAGGAACGCGACGAAGGGCTGGAACGGCATGCCCTTGGCCTTGGCGTCGAGGATGCGCCGGGTCAGCGAGTTGTTGAGGACGTGGGAGCCGTAGTACACCTGGTTCCCGACGATCTTGATGGCGCCCTGCGAGTATTCGTGTACCGCGGTGGGGACGTCGATGGCGGCGGCGAACTTCTGGCCGTTGTCCTCGTCGATCGCTTCACGGGCCTCGCTGTACCCGGGATGGTCGGGCGTCACGTTGTGGGCCTTGCCGGCGAAGCTGGCCGCGATGTTCTTGCTGCCCGTGATGATCCAGTTAAACAACTTGCTCATTTGTGATGCTCCTACTTGAAGAAATGGTCGTACGTGAGCGGAGTGTAATCGAATCCGTTGGTCTTGTTGTTGTAGAACCTCGCCCACGCGTGCCCGCACGCCGTGCAGCAGCGGTAGAACGCGTCGTGGGACTCGTCCAGTACGTCGTACGATCCGCACTCCGGGCAGATGCACGAGGTCTTGAACAGCTCCTGGTACAACTCCTCTCTCCACGCCTGTGCGCCACAGATGCAGTTGCGGCAGTCGGCGTGGGTGCAACTGCCCAGTTTCTTGTTGTTCTTGCGGACGTGCTCCGACCAGGCCATCGAGTCGGAGGAGGCGAAGTACCGCCAGATCTGGAGGAGGCCGGTCTTCTTGAAGCCGAAGCCGTGCATCCGCAGGCCGTAACGGTGGAGCTCGGCGATCGTGGGCTCCATCACGCCGGTACCCTGCCGCCGGCACACGCTGCCGACGCCGACGACGCCGCACTCGCGGAGATCCACGCCGTAGTTGGCGTACATCTCGACGTGCCGCCAGTAGTCGTCGGGCTCCCAGCCCTGCAGGACGGGGGCCCACCAGATCTCGGGGGCCATGTCCCGCAGGCCGAGGTAGCTCAGGATGGTTCGTCGCTGGTGCTCGGCGACGGAGAGGCCGGTTCCCTTGAAGGTCACACCCTTGAACGTGCCGCCGTTGATGACCATCGGCTCGCACATCCAGTCCTGGCACGCGACCCAGTCGAGGTTCCCGATCATGTTTCGCCACCGCCGCACCTCGTCGACGAACTGACGGGGCCCGATCGTCCACTGGCCGTGCTGCTGCAGCTCCGAGAAGCCGCCGCTGTCCATCGCCCAGCTCGCGATTGCGGGCTTGACCTTCTTCTGGCGGATCAATCGGTTCCTGCTGACGAAGAGGGGGAAGCCGGCCCGGCTGAGCCACGCCGGCTCGGGGGCGCCGACGTAGAGTCGGAACTCCAGCTTGGCGGCGGTGTCCATCCCGGTCGTCAGCACCCCGGTCACGTGGGCCTCCCCTCGGTGCCGGCCAGCACGTACTCGTTTCCCTCGTCCTCGACGGCGTCGCCGAGGGCCAGGAGGACGCCGAACTCGACGGCCACCGTGTAGCTGATCTTGCGGTGCGGAATCCGGTTGCCGGCGCAGAGGATGTCGAACGTCTTCTCGGTCATCTTGCGGGTGACCCGGACGATCGAGCCGGTCTCGTACCGCATCAGGGTGAGGCCCTTATCGTCGACCTCCTTCACGACGTAAGTGCCCTCCTTGACCCGCTTGCCGATCAGCTTCTGGAGTCGCTTCTGGGCGTCCTCCCATTTGAAGTCGGGTTCCTTCATTTCTGCTCCCGGGCGAACCTTGTCGCCAGTTCGAGCTTCCACGTCTTGTCGTTGGGGTCGTCGACCCTGAAGCGGAACTGCTTCAGGATCTGGCCGCCCTTGCGTACCTGCACGCTGCCGGTCTTATTGTGTCCCTTTCCGGCCTTGCCCCCGCTGGTGGGGATGTGCAGCTCGCAGCCGTTCACGGTCGTGAAGAGCATCATTCCTCCTTTCGGAGGTCGGGTGCGTACAGGGCCAGGTCGACGCCCTGCTGCATGCCGACGTAGTTGATGAACATGGTCACGATGGCGTCGACCTGGTTGTCGGCCATCGCGTCGATAGCGGCCTGGCCCAGCTCGTGCATGTGCCGGCCGTCCCGCAGGTGCTGCTCCCACCGCTTCACGAAGTGCTGGCCGTTCTTGACCAGCATCTGCATCAGCTCACCCTTGCTCAGCATGGCGTTCCTCCTTGCGGAGCCTCTTGATGTCGGCGGCCGGCGTGTAGCGGCGGGGAGTCCCGCCGGCCTTGAGGTGCTCCCACTCGGCCTCGGCGCGTTCGAGCAGCTCATCGACCTTGGCCGGCGGCAAATCCATCGACTCGCAAATCGAGTCGAAGTCCTCGGACTGGATGCCGCGAGCCCGGATCTCGGCGAGCAGTCGCGGAAACTGGACGAAGTTGTCGTCGAAGGCCGCACGCTCGGGCTCTTTCGGTCGCTCGATAGGCGTCAGCTCGAACGGCTTGTCCGGGTCGACGCCGGCCACCTTGAGGTTCTTCCGGCAGTTCTTGTCGATGACCTCCTTGATAAGGAAGGAGTATTCGAACGCCCCGCCCGTGGTGTAGTAGAAGCACGATTGGTTGCGGTGTCGCAGGAAGCCGAGGATCGTGTATTCGGCCCCGGACGTCAGCCGCACCTTGTACCCACGACGCAGTCGCATCTTGTCGGCCATGACGCCTCCTACTCCTGGTAAGGGGTGATGAACAGAATGTACTTGCGGCCGGGCAGCTCCTTGAACTCGACGCAGCGGCCGGCGCCGCCCACGATCTCGAGGGCCTGGTCGAAGTAGTCGTCCTTGTCCCGGCGGTTGGCCCTCACCTGCTCCCCGGTTCGTTCGTCGCGTTCGGCCTCGACGGCCTCGACGTGGTGGTCGACGCCCAAGATCGTGGCCGCCCCGAGGAGGCGGTGGGCCTTGTCCCGCCCCCGCCCGACCGCACGCATGGGCGTGGTCAGGTTGAGGCCGTCGATCTCGTGCACGATTTCTTCGCGGTCTTTAGGCATAACGGATCTCCTTGAAGAGTGTCCACTGGATCAGATTGTCGATGTCGCCGTAGTCGACGCCGGGCGGCGTGTCCCGCCAGTCGACGCCCCACTTCCGGCAGCCGATCACGAAGGCGTCCTCGGCAAACGCCTGGTTGAGCACCCAGTAGTGCTCGGGCACCGACAGGCCGGCCTTGAACCGCTCGGTGGCCGCCGAGTGATCCATCGCCACGTAGTCGATGCTCTCGTCGTGGCCGAACTCGTACGCGAGCCAGCCGACGTCGTCGCGGTACTCGACGCCGTAGAGCCAATAGCCGGCGCAGCCGGGCCGCTCGAAGATGAAGGTGTCCTTCGCGATCAGGTCGCGGACGAACTCCAGCTTTGCCTGCTGAACCTCCTCGTCGGTGGGGAGCCATTTGTCAGACATCGAGACCTCCGATCTTGTCTTGCCACGCGTCGACCAGGTCGACGACGGTCTTGTCGTCGGTCACGTGGTCGTTGGCGTAAACGGTGTCGTACTTAGAGATGAACTCGATAATCTTCTTGGCGTCGCGCAGGGCCTCCTCACGGGCGACCTCGCCTGTGCAGACGCAGTACCAGCCGTCCGACACCTGATCGATCGCGTCGCCCACCTTGCATGTCTGGGCCCAACGGGCGATCCGGGCCTCGACCTCCTTGGTGATCACCTTGGACATCGTGGGGATGCCCATGTTGAGCATGTGGTCGCCGAACTGGATCGTGATCAGGCCCAGGTTCTCGCCGTCGCAGCCGGCGATCACGAGGGTGAACGTCTTCTTAGCCATTGGCATTGTTCTTCTCCGCTTCGAGGACGGCGTCGCGGAGCTTGAGGGACTCGTCCGCGAAGCCTTTCATCCCCTTGTCTGAGGTAGGTGGGAATCCGCCGCACGCCGCGAGCCGGCCGGCCACGACCTGACCGAGCAGGTACTGGCTCCAGCTCATGCCGGGGGCCGAAAGTAGTTCGCTGGGGAACGCACATTCGTTTGGTTGTGTCATGGTGCTCCTACCAGTTGAAGGTGGGTAATTCCTTGTACGTGGGCCCGTCGCGGTCGAGGGCCACGAACTTGCAGTCGTTCTCCTGGGCGATCGTTAAGAGCTGGATGAACGCCGCGCTGTACCCCCGCCGCTTCGCCTTCTGAAGGATGTCGGCACGCATGTCCTTGTCGCTGGGGGCGGCGTAGACGAAGAAGCCCTCACGGAACTCGTACACGGTGAGGTCGTCACCCTGGGCGGAGGTGGGGCCCGCGTCGTCGGGCCAATGGGCGACCGCGTCGTGCTGCAGCTTCTCCATGTCGCCCATGGTTATGTGGCCGGTGCCGCAGTCGAACAGCTTCTCGGTGTGGATCTTGAGATTGGACACAGCGACTCCTTGATGTGTTGGATGTACCGGTCTTTGCGGCGAATAGTGCCGCGGGCCGCAGGATGAACGATGGGGATGAAGTCGATCCGTCGCTTGGCAAGGGCATCCTGCACCCTCTTGCCCATGGCGACGACCGGCACGCGTGAGCCTCGGATCGACTTCAGGATCGTGTGGTTGACCCGGTCGCCCACGAAAAGGTTGGCGAAGATCTGGAGCTGGGGGTCGAGGCCGCAGGCCGTCAGGGCGTCGAAGAGCTGCTTCGCCGCCAGCCTGCCGTCCTGCCACCTGACCCGCATCCGCACCGCCTTCGCCGACCGCTTTTCACCGACGAAGAGGTAGATCATCCCTTGTTCTCCGGGGCGTCGGGGTCGGGGTCGATCGCGTTGTGCCGCCGCAGGTCTTCGTGGTCGGCGGCCTCCTCGTCATCCCTGCTCTCGCCCTCGGCCTCCGCCTCGCCGTCGACCAATGACACCGTGACGAAGATCGCCTTGTCGACCCGATCGTGGATGTTGCCCGGCGTCGTGGGTCGCTTGAGGGCGACGTCGTCCAGGCGGACGAACACGTTGTTGATCACGTCGTCGCCGTACGCGATGCTGATGGGGATCTCCTGATCCGGCTTCATCCCCTTGATCATCTTCCGGATCTCGCTGACCTTGATAGTTCCGCGTCCCATGACATCTCCTTCTGAGGGTTATCCGAGTGTGAGGTAGCCGCGATTTTCGTGCACCCGCCGCATCAACGTGTAGAGCCGGCGGCACTTCGTGTCCCACGCCGCCTTATACGACTCGAGCGACTCGACGGCCCGCAGGGTGGCGGTGATCAGGTCGGACGTGACCATGATCTGGGCACAGGTCTCGTAGAGCGTGTGGGTGACGTGCCAGAGCTGGAGGAGGGCCTTCAGCTCCTTGTTCTTGACGCGATCCAGGTGGACGCGGCCGATCGTGGGGACGCCCCCGAACAGGTAGGATCCCTTCACCCACGAGCGGTCGTCCGTCGTGTCCTGCAGGGCTTCGATCATCCACTTCTTGTTCTGCAGGCTCGAGAGTCTCAGGTCTCGCTTCTCGCCGAAGTAGCTGAACCAGCTACGGGCCTTCTTGGCCTCCTTGACGTCGACGCCCTTGGCGACCGACCAGCCGGCGATGAGCTGCTCGACGAAGAACACGGCCGACCCGTTGGTGCCGACGTCCTCCCAGCCCAAGTCGACGTAGTTTCGCACCGATGCACTCTTGTGCTCAATGCGGTGTCCCGACATTGTGTTTCCCACGATGCCTCCTGTTGAAGGTTTACCACTCGATCTCGCACCAGACGCAGTACCGCTTATTGACGGTGAACTGCACCTTGGTCTCGCCGGCGGCGTCCGTCGTCTCCAGCAGGACGAAGTCGTCGCCCCAGCGGATGGCGGCGCCGCGATGCACGCTGCCGTCGACCATGTGGCAGGCCAGGTGGTATCCCGGCTTGCCTTCACGTGTGTTGGCGTACTCGATGAGGATGGTGAACACGTTGCCTCCTAGATGAGGTTCCACTTCTGAACGTCCCGACTGTCGACGGCGACCAAGAACTCGATCGCCTTCTTCGCGAGCGGGTCGCCCTTGAGGGCCTGCTCCCGCACGAACGCGGCCGCCTCCTTGTCGCCGGGGAACTTGGGCTCGTCGTAGTCGAGGTGTGGGTGGTCGGACGGGGCGGCGATCGCCTGCAACTGCCAGCGGCCGTCCGCGGAGCCCTCGCAGTCGAAGATGTCCCAGCCCTGTCGCTGGGCCGCGAGCTGATCTTCCGGCGTCCAGAGGCCGGGGTCTGGGTCATCGCCATCCTCGTCAAGCTCGTAGTTGATGAACGGCCTTATCTCCGGCGTGCCGTCCTTCGTGATGTCCAGCCGGAAGAGGCCGTCGCGGTCGCCCCGCGTCCTCTTGTGCTGGCGGGCCGCCTCGAGCCGTTCGTCGTCGTTGTCGTACGGGCCGGACAGCGACGGCTCCGTGTCCCCTTCGACGACCTGAAGGTACAGTTTGTCGGGGGTCGCCTCCTTTCGGTGGACTAACACGTCCACCTTGACGGGCGGCGGGCCCTGGTCGTCTCGGTACGCGTCCACGATGTCGATGCCGACGATGTGCTTCATCCACTCGGGCATCGGCTCGTGTTCCTTGCCAACCTCCAGCCGATCGATCATGTTGTCGATCAGGGCCAGGGCGAGCTGTTGGCCCTTCAGGTGCTCGCCCTTGTCGAGACCGATGTCGAAGAGGGCCTCCAGTTTGACGTTGACGACGATGGTAGCGCCGGCGGCGTCGGGGGCCTTGAAGCCGTGCTCCAAGTGCGTGGCGACCTCCTCCTTGGCCGACAGGGCGACGATGAGGGTGTCGGCCAGGGCCTCGGTCTCGGTCACCGCGATGAACTGCTCGACGTCGTCGGGGTCGTTCGGGTCGGGCATCTGGTAGATCGCCCAGCCATCGGAGAACTCGCTCCGCTGCGAGAGGCCGGCCACGGCCTTGTGGTGTTCCTTGCGGTACATGATGTCTCCTGCAAAGGGAAAGGGCCCGGGAGAACGCCTCCCGGGCCCGATCGTAACGTCGCTGTCGTTGCTAGGCCGCCGCGGCCTGTTTCCGCCGGCAGCCCGTGATCGCTGAGAGCACGTGCCGGAACATCTGGATGTCGATGCCCTGCCCAAGCACCTCGCCGGCGTTCGTCTTCGTCGGGCCGAGGTCGTAGTCGTCGGGCAGGCCCATCAACCGCCGGCCCTCGGTCAGCGTGAGCCACCGCCAGGTGTTGGCCTGCGTCGGGTGGGCGACCACGAAGTTGTCACCCTGCCCGGCGTAGTACCGCTTCTTGAGCGTCGGGATCTGCGTGTCGGCGGCCGTGATCGCCGGCGCCGCGAACCCGTTGCCCTTGGCCGACTGCCTCGCCCAGTGCTGTGGTGCCCAGTGGTCGAGGCCGAACCAGAGCGGGCTGTCGTCGGGGATGCGCTCGAGGATTGACGCGGCCGTCAGCTTCTGGGTCACGGTCTCGGGCCACCGCACCTCGTCGAACGTGGTGGCGATGATGATCGCACGCCGGCGGGCCTGCAGGGAGCCGTAGTCGAGGGCGTTGAGGACGCGACTGTCCACCGTGTACCCCATCGCCCGGAGCACGCCCTGCACCATGTACCCGCTGCCCGCGTCGAGGTATCCGGGGACGTTCTCGATCACGACGGTGTGCGGGTTCAGGACGTCGACGGCCTGCAGTACGTAGAAGTCCAGGTGGCCCAGCTCGTGGGCCTCCGGGGGGAGGCTCTTGTCCCGCTTCTGCTGGCCGCCGCGGTCGAGTCGCCGGATGTTGCTGTACGGCTCGCAGGGGCGGCCGGCGGTCAGGAGGCCCACGGGCTGGTCGATGCGGGCGGCCATCTTCTGGAAGTCGACCTCCTCGATCGGCTGCTCGTGCATGTTCCCCGCGTGGTTCCGCTCCCAGATCTCGGCGTACGCCGGCTCGACCTCGACGGCCGCCACGGTCTGGAAGCCCTCGGCGTGGGCCGCCTCGTCCAGCAGGCCGCCGCCGGCGAACAGGCTGACGGCGATCGCGGTGAGCACGCGGGCCGCCTTCTTGACCAGCGTCTTGGCCTTGGTGATGACGATCTCGCCCTTCCTGGCCTCGCAGAGCAGGGGCGTGCCCAGCTTCTCGCCGAAGACGGCGCCGAGCTTGTCGCCGGTGATGTCGATTACGGCGGCCTCGCCCTTGCCGCTGATCTTGCGGTCGCCCTCGGTGTTCGCGCGGATGATGATCTTGTCCTTCTCGAAGATGACGGTGATCTTGCCGGCCGGGGAGAACCCGGCTTCGACGAGCCAGCGGCCCTGCAGGTAGACCCGGGGCTTCTCCTTGTTCAGGCCCAGCTTGATGTTCGCGCTACGGAGTTTCTCGCTCATGTGATGCCTTGCTCCTTGAAGACTGGAAAAGAAATCCCCCGTGGTATATATACCACGGGGGACAATGGGCTCAACGATGCCCCCTCCACGTCGGTTATCTGCCGGGGTATAGATGGTCGGACACGTAATCGACCGTCTTCTGGTCTCGCTGCTTGTACCGCGAGATCATCTCCTGGGCAGACTGTGGATCGGGCCGCTTGGTCTCGCTCGCCTTGGCGAGCATCCCGAGACCCCAGAGGGCACCCAGGATCCCGATCGTGACGCCGACCGCCGTGTCCGGCTTCGGCTCCTTCTTGCGTCGGCAGCTATCGAGGTAGCTGCCTCGCTCCGCGTAGTGGTGGGGGCGTTGCATGGTGGTTATTCACCTCCTTTCCGTTTTCAGCTTAGCGGCCGGCCCGCCAACCGGCACGAGAAAAGCCTGAATTTTGAGGTTGTAGATCTGGCCGTCTGGGCCGTAGACGGTGCTGAGCCGCGAATTGTCCAGCTCGTCAGTACAGAAACCGGACACGCTCGTGAGTAGCTCTCGCTCGTAGCCATGCCCCTCCTCGCCCCAGGTATATACGCCTGCCGGGGCGGTGAGGTATGGCATGACCCACTGCTCGCATCGAGGGCACCGTGACCGTGTTTCCTTGTTCGCCTGAGAGGCCCACATGACGAAGTCGGACACACCCCTCTTCCCGGGGCAGTCACGGTGCTCGTAGAAGTTGTTGACCTTCGCTTTAGCCATTGGGCCGTTCCCCTTTCCGTTCGGGGATCTTGCCGGTCTCCAGGGCCCGCATGACGCACTCGGCCGCCCCACGCTGGTACTCGCTCATCTGGTAAAACGGCGGGGCGGCCTTGCTCATGTCGTGCAGGTACTTGACGGTCTGAGCGCCGCTCGTGCAGGTCTCGAGCGCGTGCTGGCTGTCGTTCCAGCCGGCCTCGTACTGGGTGACGGCACGTTTCGGGGGCTGCTGGGCGTACAGCCTGTCCAGCTCCCCGAAGCCGATCTCCAGCACGTGCCCGCGGCGCCGGCGGTGCCAGGAGTGGGTGGCCGTGACGACCGGGCCGAACGGCTTCCACTCGCTGTCGATCCACGCCTCGAACTGGTAGCTGTAGCTGTCCGGGTTGGCGTCGTTGGGCGTGTGAACCCGCTCGATGTTGCGGATCTTCTCCTTGCTCTCGGTGGTGAACTCCATCGGCCTACCTCCTCGGGGTGTACTTGAACTGGTCGCCGGTGCGGAGCACGAACTTACCGTCGACGAGCCGCTCCACGTACTCGTCGATGGGGACGACCCAGACCGCCTTCATGAGCCGGGCCTTGTTGTACGTCCCCGGCTCGGAGATCCAGTAGCTGCGGGGCGGCAGGGCGTTGAACTTGTTCCGGCTCTGCATGGCCAGGTTGCCGTCGCGCCGCATCGGCACCACCTCGCCCGGCTCGGCCACGACGATCAGCACCTCCTTGGGGTCGGAGATGACGCGAATCGGCTTGTCGCCGTACTGCCAGTGGGGTTTGGGCGTCAGCGTGCCGTCCGCGAGCTTGTACGACGTCTCCTGCGTGCGGCCCATCGACTCTACGGCCTGGCTCTGCCATACCGCGATGCCGCCACGCTGCAGGAACCCCCACACCTTGGAAGCGTTCTCTTCGGTGTACGTGATGGGCTCCCACTTGATAGTGGCATTGCGGGCCGCGTCGATCTCGACCGGATAGATGCCGCTCTGCCGAACCACCTCTGGGTTCGTGAGGGTGTACACCGGGCCGCCGAATCGCTGGGTGAAGACCAATTCCCCTGGGCTGAGATGCTGAAGTTCTAACATGATGTCTCCTGTTGAAGGTTAAGTTGTCGTCGAACGATTAGGTGTGGGCCGTCGCCTCCTTTCTGTCCGGGATCAACTTCTCGCCCTTGCAGATCCAGGCCCCGTCGCCCGTGACCTCCTCGATCTCGTCGTCGGGATCGATCTGCTCACGGATCGCTTCGAGGAGCGAGTCCTCGCCGATGTAGCCGCCGCACTCGTCGATGACGTGCCCGGTGTCGTCCTCGATCTTGTACCAGTGGCAGTTGCCGTTGGCCCAGTCGTTGTACGTCTCCAGGAACGACTCGGCGTCCTTCTGGCGGGCCTCGTAGGTCTTGGCGCCCATGTGGCTGGCCGGCTCCTCCCAGACCAGCAGGCCGGCGACCTCGACACCGTCCCACTGCTTATCGGGGCACCGTTGCCACTGCTCGCCGCCCTTGATCATCCACGCGCTCTGGCCGTGCTCGAAGTAGGACAGGATGAACGCGAGCCCGTCCGTCAGCTTCTTCTTGAGCTTGGCGTCGGGCGGCAGTAACTCGGTCGGTTCCTTGAAGTTGGTGTGCCGATGGTTAAACGAGTAGAGCTTCCACGCCCCATCCTCGTCGCACGGGCACTCGATGTCGGTGTCGGCCTCGATCGTAATGGTCAGCTTGCGGCCGATCCGCTTGACCAGGCTGCCCGGCTCGGGCAGTAGCTTGCCGGCCTTGGCGAACTCGTTCACGTCCTCGGTGGTGGCCAGCGACAGGGTGATGCCGTACTCGCTCGACGGTTGTACGGCCTCGCGGAACGCGTCCAGCTTCTGCTGGATCTGCTCCCTCGCTGTCTCCTCGTCGTCGACCTCGACCTCCATCACCAGCAGGGTCTTCGTGGTGGCTCGCATACTTGCTCCTTGTTAGTTGTCCTCGGGGCCCAGGATTGCCGCGCAGCTTTCGCACGAGTAGTCGCCTTCCTCGTAGGGCGGGTGGACGACGTCGACGCTGCCGATCGTGGCGTCCTGCAACACGACAGGCGCCTCGTCGAAGTCTTCGGGATCGATCGCCTCACCCTCGACGAACAGTGACTTGCAGTTGCTGCACACGTCGATCGTTGGCGTGCCGTTGCCAGCCGCCTTCTCCTCACTCTGATCCCAGTCGTTGGGGATCACCTCGATGCGGGGCATGCTTGCTCCTTCTGTGGCTCGATGCGCCACTCGTAAAGTTTTTTGGCACTGGTCAGAGAGTACACGATGAACCGGTAGCTGGGGCCGCCGATCGGGTCGGCGAAGATGCGGAACCGCGGGCTGGCGACATCAGGGTACTGGATCATCGAGATCCCGTTCTGCCCGTGGCCTGACACCAGTGGGCCACTGTGCGGGGCGAAGCCCCCTTTCTGTAGCCACACGGCGAGGCTGGCCAGGTGCTCGGCCAGTTCGCGCAGTTGCTTCCGCTTCCACGCGTCGACGATCCGTTCGAGGCATGCTTGGGGATCCATCAGTCCTCCGGTTTGACCCAGTAAGGCGAGTGCTCGTCGTAGTAGCCCTCGCCGGTGAAGGGGAACGGGCTCTTGTGCTGTGGCGGGAACGACTCGTCGTAGTTGTAGAAGTGGATTCGCCGTTGCTTGGGCAGTCGGATCATGAGGCCCTTTGGGCCCCACGAAAGGCGGCCGCCAAAGCGAGCATAGTGGGCCATCGCCTCGGTGAGCGAGTCGATGAACGGCAGGTGTGGTACGTCGGCCATCACTCCTCCTTCTTGAGGTGGGTGACTCGCTGGACGCCGGCCCGGTGCATCTCGAACTTCATCAGGAGCTCCGGCGGGGCCTTGTCCAGGAAGCCTTGGGCTTGCTCGATCGAACAGTTGTAGTGGTGGGCGAGGAACTCGGCGTAGGTCGCGAAGACCGCCTCCTTGTCCGGGGGCAGGTGCAGGAGCTGGGCGGGGAGCCGCTGGTCGTCGCCGGTATTCGCCCGCATAATAGCGGCGCCCGCACACTCGCGGTTCTGCGGGTTCCGCTTCATCTCCTCCTCGTTCTGGATCTTGCCGTCGTAGGTCATGTGGCACGGGATCCAGAACGGGCCGTGACACTGGCCGACGTAGACGTGCGGCGCCGAGCCGCCCAGCGTGCCGGGCACGAGCCGGTCGCTCGGGCTGTCGCGGCGGAACGCGCAGGTCGAACACGGACTCTTGTGTTGGGCCTTCGGCTCATACTCTTCGACATGCTCGGCGTCGATGTATATGTACCGGTACGTAGCGTCGTGCCGGAACAAGCTGTTCTTGTCGGCCCGCACGCGGCCGGGCTCGGCGTAGTAGCACGTCTTGCCCTGGCCGTCCTTGATCGTGCTCAGCGGCGTGTGGGCCGGGATCACGATCTCGTGGATGCGTTCGAAGGTCATCTTGACCTCGTGCTTGGTGCGGTAGTGGGCCATGTGGCCTCCTGTGTTAGCGACTGACAAAGACGCTGGCCTCGGGGTACTTACGGCATGCCGTCAGGTACGCCTCGATCCAGGTGATGAAGTCGTCGTAGTTGCCCCAGCCGTTCGGTGGGTTCAGGGCTTTGAACTTGGCCGGGTTGAACTTCATCTTGGCCAGTCCGTCCTCCAGCAGCGGGATGAGCTGGCCGGCTGTGTTGAGGTTGTTCTCGTCGGGGCGCCACAGGGCCTCGTAGATGCCCGCGGCCATGGCCATCTTGTTGAGGTTGTGGGTGATGTTGGCGTCGAACACCTCGCCGTCGAGGGTCGACAGGGAAACGTCGAGACTCATAAAGCCTCCTGCGGTATGGGGGAATTGTATCCAAACGAAGGCCCCCGCCCAGAGTTACCCAGGCGGGGGCCGGTCACATCAGCGAAACTCTTGCGGCGCCGAAGGTCAGTCGGTGATCACGTCGACCTCGACCCACGTCTGGTCTTCGAACGCGGCGTGGTCGGGCTCCGACCCGTCCATCGTGAGGCGGTACGCCACGTCCACGGCGAAGTATTTGCTGGTGTCGGGGTTGTGAATGGTGATGATGTCGTACCCCGGCTCTAGGCCGTTCAGCTCGCCGTACACGTCGATGTCGCGGGGGGACGACCAGACGGTCTTCGTGCCGTCCCGGGCGAACCAGATCACGTCGATGGCGTAGACGCGCACGTGCGTCGACATGTCGCCGTTGTCGCCGTAGTCGGCCCCGGCCTGGATCTCCACGCGGTCGACCGTGCTGCGGTGCTGGGCGGCGTCCGCACGGAACCCGTCCCAGTCGTCGCCGGTGGCGACGGCCCGGTCGTTGTCCACGTCGACGCGCATGCCTCCGAGCAGGTACTTGCCGCCCCACATGCTGTCGTAGGGGTCGACGTCCCAGTCGAAGTTCATGTCGACGGACGTGCTGTCGAAGCACCACGTGGTGTCGTCCGTCCAGTACGTCCCCTCGAACATGCTGCTGTCCGAGGGGTCGGAGTCGCCGGCGTGGTAGTAGATGCCGATCCGGTGCTCGGCCTGCGCGGAGTGCGGGACGAGGAACAGGGCTGCGAGGAACAGGGCCGAGAAGATCGTGGAAAGGGTGGTCTTGATTCGCTTGGTCATACGGATTCCTTGAAGTCGAGAGACTGAACGAACGGTCAGTTGGTCTGGTACACGCGGAGACGGTGCATCTCGGCCGACTTGATGGTGGCGTCACCATCCTCCATGTCGATGAGATTCCATGCAGCCACCCCGAAGGTGACCAGACCGATGAGTGCCAGGTACATGATGGCTCCTTAAAGGAGCGGGCGGCGAGGTGAATGGCCACTGCTCGCCGCCCGCTTGTCGTAGAAGGTGGGGGTTCGCTATCCGGGACGTAGCCGGATCGCCGGTTTACGCCGCCTCCCTCGTGCGTTCACACGGGGCTACGGCGCGGCGACGCGTCATGGGAGATCCTCCAGATTCGGGCTGCCCGCTCGGTGGCACACGGGTCATTCCTACCCACCGATCCATTTCAACAATGGAGTTGTTGTGTCGCGGAGATTAGAGCTTCATACTGCACCTCCGTTTCGTTCGCGCTGTGGCGTGGATTATGTGAGCCGAAAGCGTATCGTGCCCACTCCTAATGTCAAGCGGATTACGAGTGGCGTTCGTGCAGGCGGGCCTCGCCCCGGCTGATCGCGAACTCGGCGTCGTCCTTGGCCCGCTGCCACCGCGACCAGGAGTCGGGGTAGCCCTTCTGCTCGAAGATCGCGAGGGCCTCCTCGGCCGTCTTCTTTATCTTCTGGCAGTCGCGGGAGTTGAGGGCCCGCGTCAGCTTGGACTTGAGCTGGGAGAGCTCGGACTGGGTGAGCGTGTAGGGCATCGGCCTCCTGGTCAGGTGTGGATGAAGTAGGCGGTCGGGTTGTGGTTCTCCCGGTCGATCTCGAGCCGGCGTTCGTGCTCCTCCCACCGTCGCCGGCCCTCGGCGACCGCGGGAACGCCCGACAGCGTCTTCTCGATCCCGTCGCGAGTGATGCCGAGCACCATAACCGGGCGCAGGTGATCCTCGGCCTTGACTCGCCACTCCTCCCTGACCTCCTCGCTGGCACACATCCATGCCGGCGGGTGTTGGTTTGCCCGCCTCGCATCGTCGAGGTAAAGGGTGAAGGCGACGTAGTCGAGGAACGTGAACTTGAACTCTTTGGGCATCAGTGGTCTCCTAACGTGTGAATGAGGGCCGCCATGTGTTCCCGAGCATCGTCGACGCTATACGCGGGTGGGTGGTCGCGGCCCATGTGGGGGCGGTACCAGTTTGGGCACCGTTCCTTGTGCATGATGGTGACGTGGTTCCGAGAGGTCGTGTACAACAGGAAGGGCTGCCCCTTCACGACTCCGCTGGCGAGCCAATCGTTCACCATGTTCTTGCCTCGCATCCGCTTGGTCGGGTCGACCTTGCGGTACTTGAGGTAGATGGTGCGTTCGTGGTGGCCCCAGCTTTCGTGGCTGCGGTTGGATCCGCCGTAGTTGGACAGCGAGCGGCACACACCCACGTACTCCATCTCGGGCCGGCGCCGCACGTTGTCGAGCGCGTGCTTTGCATCGATCACGGAGTCGCAGGGGAACAGTACCCAGGCAGCCTTGGGGTTGGTGCGGCCGTTCCATTCCTCGTGAACGGCCTGACCCCAGCCCGACATGAACGTGTCCTTGGCGAATACGTAAAACCTCGCCCTGGGCACGTTCCACCACCCGCCGGCCACAGTGTCCAGTGGCTCGGGCGGGTAGAGTAGCGGCCGGGCCGACACCACGCTGCACTCCCTGATGGGAAGGTAGTGCACCCTCCGTTTCGGGGCGTGGTGCTGATCCCATGTGTAGTATTCGAGGATCAACTCGTCGAGCGTGATGGGCGTCTTGCGTAGGGGTGTGCGGTCGTAAAAGGCCCGGCAATACCCCACCACCTTGAAGCAGATGCCCTCGTCCCAGTACGGGCGAGGGAGGTAGTCGCCGTTCATGGTGGTCTCGCGGCCCGGGTTGGTTCGCATCACGTACTGGCCGATGCGGGGAACCGTGGCCTCGATCCGTTTGAACCACCGCACCACCTCGCCGGGCTTGATACGAATGGCCGGCGACGTGGCACGCTCGAAGTCATCCTTGGGCAGAATCTGGGCGAGCCCGTCGTGCCGCTTAAACCAGATCTCCCTGCTGCCGCCACGCAAGAACCGCGAGTTGTTCGACGGCACGTACTTGAACTTGACGCGGATAGGCTTCATCACGCCTCCACGGTTGAGGGCTTGATCTTGTCGAGGGCCACCTGCAGGAGCCGCCGGTTCCACGGCCTGCTCTGGTCATCAAAGACGTACGTCCGCTCCAAATGTCGCATGATGCACCACATCGGCCGGCCCAGGTTGGCCTCGACCATCATGGGTGCCTTCTGCTTCCAGCTCTTGGCCCAGCCCTCGCGGCTGTACGTCTCCCACTGTTCCGTCCGGCGGTTGAACACCTTGAAGGTGTCCGGGCCGGTCTGGGCCACGAGGGCGCCGACGTACTTGCCCTCGCCGACCCTCCAGTCGCCGGTGTGGTGGATGATCTCGGACGGCTTGGCCTCACGCAGCAGTGACTCTTTCATTGATGCCTCACATTATTCGGTTGTGCACAAAAGAAGGAGGCCGGCGACACGCCGGCCTCGGTAGGGCTCACGATCTGTCACGATGCTTGTCGGGCTTATCCTCCCGTCTTGGTTGGGTGGTAAAGGTTGAACCGTTCGCGATTCGCCAGCAGGAAGGCGTTGACCCATTCGCGGGCCGGGGCGCCGGCGTGTTTATCGGTGATGCCGTTCAGGGAGTTGATCTCGGTCTCCAGCGTGTAGTTGACGTCGATGACGGGGATGTCGCCCGCGTCCTTGTGGTACGCTTCCTCGTCGTCCATGTCACAGATGAATCCGTCGCCGGTCGAGAGTAGGAGCGTCAGCGAGTGCAGCTCCACGTCACCATCCCACCCGACTACGAACAGTTGCAGGTCTTTTATCGATGCGATCTCTGGCATGATGCCTCCTAGTTGCGGACGAGGTAGTCGCCCAAGAACCTGTACGGCGAGAAGCAGGGCACGCCGTTGAAGTTGAACAGCCGCACGAATGTGCCCTTCATGCGGTAGGTCTGGGTGCCCACGGTCTGATAGATGATCTCGTCGCCTCGCCGCGTGCACCCGAGGTACCTCACGCAGTCGCCGGCCCGGAGGCGGATCACGCCGTTCTCGGTGTACAGATCCAGCACCTTGCCCGGCCTGACCGTGTAGTACCCGGCCTTCCACTTGTTGGCGTTGCGCTCGAGCAGGTGCTCCACTTGGGCCCGGCTCAAGGTCTCCTGTTGTTCGTTGCTCACGTGCTCTCCTTCAAAGCGTCCTGCTAAAAGGCCCCGGGGGTTAGCCCGGGGCCACGACCTTCTCGTACTCCGGCATCGATGCGAAGGCGCCGGTGTGCATCATGTACGCACGCCACCCCGGATAACTCACCCAGTGCAGCTCGTACCTGCTGTACAGGCCCTGCTTCTGCTCCCAAGTGCTAGTAGCCTCGAGACCGACGATACGACAGTCCGCCTCGGTCGCGCCGGTCAGTCGGAGGTTGTCGGCGTGCAGCCGGGGGATCTCCTCCGGCTTTGCGCGGGAGATCATTCGCTGGAACCCGGGCGGGAAAGGGGGCGGGGCCGCTGGGGACGCGTTTGACCTTGCCGTCGTTGTGTCCACGGATGAAGAGCTCCCTGAGTTTGGCGTTGCGGTAAGGATTGAGTCCGCGGCCGGTCATGCCGGCCTTGAACCCACGGCTATACGCCTTCTTGCGGCGTGTCATGCTGACTTGATTCCAACCTGCCACTGAACCTCCTCGAAGAGGGTGATTGGTACCCCTATTGTGCGGCACTTTACTGCCCCCCATTAGTAACCGCCAGTGCCCGCACTCTGATCCTTCTGGTCTGCGAGCTCGGCGGAAGATTGCATGGCCCGGTTGCTGCGAAGCGCGACCCATTCGGCCTCGACCTTGTTGGCGGCCTCGATGTCGATCAGGCGACGGATCTCTCGCTCGATCGCCTCGCGTGCCTCCCCCTCAGTGCGGGCGTGGCCTTGGGCGGTGGCCTTGGGCAGCTTGTAGATCTTCGTGCCGACGTGGGTGACCGGGATCAGCCACCACTGCCAGCGGCCGCCACGCTTCTTGTACGCCGCTACGTGGCCGGTCAGGGTGTGCCCGGCCGGGTAGTAGAGGCTGAGTGTGCCGTTGCCCCAGCGGAACAGGCAGGGGCCGACGACGAAGTCCACCTTGCGGGGTGGGGGTAATGATGTGCTCATCAATCATCCTCCTCGTTGTGCCCGAACCGGCGGCGCCGCTGGTCGGGATCGTTGGGGCATCCGGTCTCGTGGATCGCCACACCGTTGACGCACATCGCCTGGCACTGGCTGCAGCCCACGCGGTAGCCGTGCCCGCGGCCGTTGGAACGGATCTTGTCGAACCCGCGGCTCCGCAGACTGCTGCCGAGTTGCTCGTGCTCGTGCTGTGTCGCTGCTCGTGCCATGGTCAGGACACTGTCGACGTGGTACGTCTCGATGAAGCCGACACCTGCGGCCGCAGGGTCTTCGACGAACACGTAGTCGTTCTCGACCTTGGCCAAGAGGCTGCGGTGGTTCTCGGCCAGCTTTGCGAACTCGTCCCGGTTCTTGAAGTCGAGCAGCTCCTTGCCGGCCTCGTTGCGCCACGTGATGTGGTGGTCGACGGGGGCGGGGCAGGTGCAGTCGCCACACACCCTGACCGTGTCGCGACCGGCGGGATCGGCGTACAGCTCCTGGGCGGCGGCCAGCGGCATCCTGCCCTCCACGACCCAGTAGTACCAGGCCCTGCGGAACTTGAAAGGCCCCAGCTCGCCGACGAGGGAGTAGGGAACCTCGCCGGTGTTCTGGGATACCTCCACGATCGGGATGCGGGCGTGCTCCAGCTCTTTCCGGATCGCCCGGTCACACTCCCTGTTGCCTGCTAAGTTTTCCATGATGTCCTTTTGATGGTGTTAGGTCGGGGTCAGCCCCAACGCCTGCAGCCACTCCAGCTTGAGCTCGTAGAACAAGCCGTCGATTGATCGATGCTTCGCCCTCGCAAAGCTGTGCAGCACCGTGAACCCGTGCTGTGCGGCGAGCTTGGCGTGGTAGTCCATTCGCACATCCACCGGCTGGTTATCCTCGGGGCCGAATAGGGCGTCGAGGCCGTGGTAGTAATGTGCGAACACGTGGGCCAGGATACACCCACATGGCCTGCGCATCTCGAGCCGGTCGGGCACGATGCTTTGACGCCATCCGGGCTTCTTTTGGTCGAGCAGGGCCATGCCTGCCTTGATCTGATCCTCGAACACGATGCCTCCGGGTTAGATCTCGATGTCGCGGTACGTGACGATCCGCTCCTTGAGCAGCAGCCCCCCGAGCGAAAACGTGGTGCTGCACGCCTCGCGGGCCGCTCGGTCATCCTCGGCCCTGAACTCGAACACGGGGTCGAGCTGGTCGGGGGCCAGCAGTACGTACGTCTTCCAGCTCCTGACCTCCTGGCTCAGGGCGAACCAGCCGTCCGGGCCCATGGCGTCGCTGAGGCCGTACCACCGCTTCTTGCGGATCTCTTCGACTTTGTTGCGGGTGTCGCTGTTCACGATGCATTCCTTTCGGGTTGTCCCACGTCCCAACCCGTCGCGGTGCGGGTGAAGACATAGGTGAACGTGCCGTCCACGTCGTACTGGGCCAGCTTAACCTTCTGGCTGTCCAGCCGGTTCAGGCTCAGGGTGGCGCCGAGCTGCTGATACGCCTCGTCGATGTCGCGGGCGGGGGTCAGGTTCGACGCCACGACCCTCGTGCGGTCGTTCATGACGACGGTGAAAACTGCATTCACGGTGCCTCCTTGGCCAACTGCCGTCGCCACTCCTCCTCGAGCCACGCGAACTGCGTCTCCATGCTGGCGATCCGATCGAACGTCACCGTGAACCCGTGCTGCTTGGCGATCAGGGTGTGGCCCTCAAACGTTTTGGGCTCGGGGCCGAACAGCACCTCCAGCCCACCCAAGTAGGTGCCGTACAACTGGCCCAGGACGCAGCACAGGCCGTTGCTCATGTTGAGGCGCTCGAGGTAGACCTTCTCGCGCCAGTTCGCGGGGCCCTTCGAATTGAGCAGGGCCATTCCGTTCTTCACGTAGGACTCGATCATGATGTCTCCTTTCGATTCAGCGGCTGCTACGCCGCACACTGACCACGTCGTAGCGAATGGCCATGTTGGGCACCGGCTCGAACCCACAGGTCTCGGCGGGGGCGACGATCGCCTCTTGGCCAGTCCCACACAGCTTGACCCGAAGGTTACCACCCACGGGCCCGATCAACTCGGCACGCTGGTCGCAGGGCATTCCTACGGCCTCGGCCTTGACCCAGATGACCACGGCCTACTCCTTGGTGTACATGACGCAGATCTGGATGCCCGGCAGGACTTGGAAGTCCGAGGCCACGGTCTTGCCCTCGAGCAGGGTCTGCTGGATTTGCGGCGCGGGGGCCCGGTACGTGTCGAGGCGATCCATGCCCAAGGTGAGCGGGCGGCCGATGGTTCTGGTCTCCAACAGCTCGCGAATCGCCTCCTGCAAGGGCAAATGCCACTCCTCGGTATGGATCGTGGCACCCGACCCCTTCTCCTCGATCTTCAGCGTCTTTCGGATCTTCACGGTGATGCTCCTTTCGATTATGCCCCCGCGGCAGTGTTGAGGATCTTCTCGAAGACGTGACGCAGGTGTGCGGGGGCTCCGAGCATGACCTTCGCGGCCTCCTCATGCTCGCCAACGCACAGGTCTTCGAGCTCTTGTTTGCCGAGCGTGGCTAGCCACCCGTCCAAGGATAAGGCAACGTCGAACGACATGTCGCCCAGATCGATGCGCAGGCGATCCAGTTCTTTCTTTTCGGTGGTGAGGCGGTTGATGGCCCCTTGGTCGCACATGATCAGCAGCACGGCCTTGGCCAGGCTGGGGAGGCGTTTGAACTCGATCACCGATTCATCTCCTTTCGTTTACTTGACGACGTTGGTGGATATGAACCCGCGGGTGCCCAGGATGCGGTTGGCGTACATCAGGTTGTTGTGGTCGCCCTTGCGGATCGCCTCGTCGGCCTTGGCGGCCCACTCGAGGTAGAGCAGGGACATCGCTACGTTGCCCTCCCGCTCGAGTGATTCGGCGTACGCCAGCATGCCCGCGGCCGCGTTGGTGAGGTTGGCGTACAGGCGGGTGTGTGGGGCGTGCTCGTGCAGCGGCCGGGGCCGGGCCTGCTGTTCCATGGCTTCTCGCAATGATCCTCGCAGGTGGTATGGAAGCTCAGCCACGTTGGGCCTCCTTTCGAATCAACAACCACGGTGCGTTCACGCTCGTCCAGATCCTCACGATGATCTGGCCGCCCGTGTGCATCATGATGGACTTCTCGTGCTCGGTCTCCTCGAGCACGGACTCGTAGCCTGGCCGGGGCACGCGGGGCAGGCCGTGGGCCTTGGCGATCTTGCCCGCCCGCTGTGGCAACTCCATCAGGGCGCCGCCGGTGGTGATGTAATTGAACGCCTTCTCCAGCTCGGCCGGGGACAGCATGGCTTCGACCTTGAGCGGTGTACGCATAGGTCTCCTTTCGATTGTGCTTGCGCGGGGGCCCGCGGAGCGTTCCCCACCTCAGACAGGACATCACTCCTCCTCAATGGGAGCCAGCACCATAGTAATCCTGGCCCACCTCCCGTAACGCTCCCTCATCTGCTGGGCGATGCTCTCCAACTCGCCGAGGTCTCTGATCTCTTTGTCCTCGGTGTGGACTTCGCGGTCGTCGGATAAGGCGGGGATGACGACGGTGACGGTGAGCTTCTGCATGGGGCTCTCCTTGCTGGCATGATCGAGCAGGTAAGTGATCAGGTCGGCGTTGGAGTCGAGGTGGTGCTTGGTACGGATGGCCTCGACCCGATCCCGGATCGCGTTGCCTGGGTCGCTGATCTCGATGGTGTAGCGGTTCAGCATAACTGTACTCGTAACAGTAATATCTCAGACCGACTGTACTGGTAATCTGTACTGGTTTGTCGTAACTCCTTTGGTGATATGGACTTGTGTAGGATGCCCCGGTACATCGCCTGTGCTGTAACCCCTTGTGGTTCCTCCAGTTATGAGTGGTGTGTGCAAGTCGTGGTGGTGGCGGTGGTTACGTGAGGTTGCGAAGAGTTGTGATCGTTGGTTGACATGGACTTAGGTACAGATGGGTGTGGCCGGGGCATACAGGGCACGCTACCCCACCAATACCCGAACCCGCCACCTGACCCCGCGTCGGCATCCCATGCTACCATACCGCTACGCACTGTCCCAATTCTGCGACATGATCCTCTGCACATTACTGCTGGACGTGTCCCAATTCTGCGACAGCAACCGTGGCATGGTTACCAACTGTGCTGTCCCAATTCTGCGACACCTACCAAACTGTACTGTCGCAGTTCTGCGACACCTACCACGGTGCGTGCACGCGGGCACTGTCCCAATTCTGCGACACTCATCACGACGTGTGTGCAAAGGTGGTGTCGCAAAACTGGGACACTGTCCCCGCACTATTACATGAGGGGGTGTCCCAATTCTGCGACAGTGAACCACACACCGTTACACATCATGGTGTCCCAATTCTGCGACAGTGTTCATCATGTGATTACGCAGCAGGTGTCCCAATTCTGCGACACGTAATCCCTACCCCATTAGTCCGGCAGTGTGAACCGGTGGGCGTGCTTCATGCTGTGCCACCACACCGGTCGGCTCTTGTTGGTGCGGAGGATGAGGATCGTGATGTTGAGGCTCTGGCCCCCGCCGTCCTCCATCGCGACGCCCTGGATCAGCACCTCCTCGTTCAGATCCAGTCGGAGTAGAGCAGGCGAGTACGCCACCGCATCGCGTTGCACAGATCCATGAAGTCTGCGTTCTGCATGAGATGCTCCTCGAAGTGAAAGTGTGTTGCCCCCGCCGGCCTGTTTCGATTAGGGCTTGACCTTGAACGTCTGCACCGCCACCCAGTCCCCGCCGGCCTCCTCCACCCAGTGCAGCGTGCCTTCCTTACGCTTCCAGGTGCCGGCCCGGCTCTCGCTGGCCATGAACTGCTCGGCCGCCGTCCGGGCGCCCTTCAGGGACGCGTGAACGCTGACCGGGCTCCCGCCCCCGCCCAGCTCGCCGCTGACCACGATATGCACGCTCGTCATCTGATGCTCCTTTCGGATAGAGGGTCTGTACAGGGAGGCGCCCAGGGCCGTTCACCCAGGTGCTCCCCAGTGCGGGCCCTCCGGCCTGCACGTTATGCCGCCTCGTACTGCCCCCGGTTCATGTGGTAGCGGAACATCTGTTTGTCGTGGCGACGGATGCGACGCACCTTACGCTGCTCGGCGCGGCGGGCCGCCTTCTTGCCGTCGATGTTCCAGCCCCCGCCGATGAACTCGGACGAGATCTTGCGACGCAGCTCGAAGTCCCGCGGGGCCGTGTTGCTGCGGTAGGTCACCGAGGTCACGATCTCCTCGTCGCCGCTGTCCATCTCGTGCACCTGGTCGTCGTACTGCTTCTGGTCGATGCCGCCGGGGTACGAGAAGCCGGTGATCATCTCGGCCTCCCGGACGTAGAAGCCCGACCGGATCGCCCAGCAGAACACGACGGCGTAGCTGCCCCCGCGGTCGTCGATCTCGATGGGCGCCTTGGGCTCGTCCTCCAGGCCCCACGTGCAGTGCCGCTGCCCCACCTCGCGGAGGTACATGAGCTTCAACTGCTGCTCGGCGTAGGCGATGGCCTGCTCCTTGGACACCGCGATCTTGACGCCGCCGCAGACCTCGTACCCGTCGTACATTTGCACGCTGAACATTGGCAGACTCCTTGTAGCAGGAACTTGTATCAGGACTTGTACACGAACTTGTACAGATTCCCCCGACCCCTTCATGAGATGGGATGCTACGCCGCGAAGACGAGGCAGCCGCTGTGGGGCTGGGTCTCGACCCGCCGGCCGTAGCAGGTGAGGTAGTCGTAGACGCTGCGGTGGGTGATGTGGGGCTCCTTGCACATGCCGACCAGCCCCGGCACGTTCCACACCGACAGCTCGAACTCGTGGAACTCGGAGCTGGGCCGATGGTAGGCCACGACGATGCAGGTGGTGGCCCACTTGCCCAGGTCGCAGAACGTGGCGTGCTGGTGGGCTTGGACGTGCTGCTCTTCTTCGACGCTCATGACTGAGCGGAGTAGGGACGTGTGACGCATGTGATGCTCCTTGAAGAGGAGGGTTTACCTGACGGGCTTGACGACGCGGCTGTTGTGCTGTTCGAACTCCCGAACCTTGTAGGCCGAGTTGGGGTAGAGCCGCAGGAAGTTGCGACGCTTGGCCTCGTAGCTTTCCTCGACGTTCACGCCCACCCTGTTCTGGAGGATCAGGATGTGGATGCGGTTCAGCTCACGGAGCTTCATCGCCTCGTGCTGGAAGTCTCTGGCCCGCCCCTTGGCGATCGGTTTGTAGAAGCAGGGATTCTGCTTCGGAGGCTTGGGGCTGCGAGGGCCCTTGCAGCCCGGCGTCCGCGGCCCGTGGTGCCACGGCGTGGCCTTCAACATCCGCGGCGTGATGCTGACGGTGGACTTGATGCCCAGGCCCACCGGCCCGCCGGCCATGTGGGGCTTGAGCACGCCGATGTACTCGACCCGGCGCCGGGCACTGGCCTGGGACATGCTCAGGCCGTGCACCTTCGGAGACGGGACGGGGAGCACGCGGCACTTCGGGTGGGGCGTGCGGGAGTCGTACACTTTCTCTTTCATGGCATCACCCAATGCGGTTGAACCGGAACTCGAAGCCGAGGAAGTTGTCGCGGAGCACGCTGATGCGGGCCTTCGCCTCGTCGAGGGTGTAGCCGGCTTCGACCATCGTCCAGGTGCCGGCGCCGGGGCAGCACTCGGGGATCTGCTGTTCGATCTTGTAGCGGATCGGCTCGTGCTTCAGCTCCTCCCGCTTGATCTGTTCGGCGAGCTGGGCGCAGTCCCTGCTGCTGAACCCGGCGATCAGGCAGCAGCCGTGCAGCCGCCGCATCTGCTCGATGGTGCGGCAGGGGACGTACAGCACCTCGTCGACGAGCGTCCAGGTCAGCTCGTTGCGCTCGAGGTGTTCCGACAGACGACAGGTCTCCTCCTCACCGAGCTTGGAGATGTCGATCGTGAACGTGGTCATAAGACCTCCTGTGTTGGAGACGAAAGAAGCCGGCGGGTTTGCGGCCCGCCGGCCCCGGTGTACACGATGCTGTCCCGTAGGTCGCTCCAGTTCCCTGTTGCCAGGAGGATTGCGTTATCACCTCATCGTGTCGCTCCCCGGGCATTGCCGGGGCTGTTGCCTCAGACCCTCCGCGGTCTCCAGTGCGGAGGTGGTCTGTGTCGTCCTACCGTCTCACCCATTGGGCAACGAGAGCTGGGGGCAGGATCGTGGACAATGCCACGTCCAACCCAGCCCGCCCCTGCTCCACGGTGTGTTGTGGGCCTGGGCATCTCTGGGAGTACGGCGAAGCGAGCCACCACTGCACGCCGGTCGGCGTTCTCGACGGGATCTGTGCCTCTGCTACGATCGATCAGTCACGCCCCCATGCGATGGGTCTTTAGCCCTTGCGGCTGGGCATCGGTCACGATCGTGGCAGGCAAACAGCACGCCCGTCACCCACGCGGCTTGCTAGGCCGAACGGGCGAACGGAGACGACTGCATGCAGCTCATGCTCGCTTCTGTGCTTTCGCTAGTGCGGCTTTACGCCCGCGTTGCTCCCTTCGGACTCCGCGATACCTTCCGCTGTCGTCCCAGCTCGGGGCTGGTTCTGCGACAGACCACGATCCTTCAACGTGCTCGCCTAGCGGGGCCAGGGGCCTGGCCACAAGCCAGACCGCCGCAAGTGGCGTTCCTGCTTTAAATCACGCATCGGCACAAGACCGAAGGTAGGGAACGCCCCAAGGCATCAACTCACACTGGGGATCGTGGTCAACGGTACGTCACGCGGCGTCCTCTGGACGCGTCAGAACCGCGGGCGTCGTCACGACGTGCCGCGGGCCGTTTCAAACCACACTACTACTCACCAAGGTATTCAGAGTCATGTCCCATTCGGGCAGTCCCAACCACACAGTCGGAACATCCGTTTGGGGCTCGTTTATCACCTTGCCCTTTTGCACCGCGTTACCGGTGCGTTTTAAGGTCGTTTCTTGAGGGTAACGACCCTGAGCAACTTTACACCACCGGAACTATCCCGCATCCACCGGCCATGAACCCCCGAAGGGGCGGATGGGCGGCTTCCGCTGATAGCCCGCTATGGGCCACCGACCCGGCTCGCCTTGCGAGCTTTGCGAGGTTGGCTTCCGCCATTCAAGAACCCACCTAGTGGGCGTGCTGTCCGATTCTCAGCACCCGCTGAACGTGGTTCCCGACGAATCGGGGCGACGTTGAGCAGTCGACCATTGGGGCCGACGCTTGCACCGCAGTCTCTACCGCGTGCAAGGCATCACCTTTGGCCAGTGGCTACCACCGGCCGCAGGGTTTGATTAGGACAAGCGAATAGGCACTGTGAGACCCCCGAGCTGGACACTACAAACGACCCCCTTCACTCACGACTACTCCCGAACCACGACCCGGCAGAACTGCGCGGCCGTTTCCGACCGGTTCAGCAGAACCTGCTCGAAGGCCAAGTCGACGGGCTTGGTTGCCCCGTCGATGGTCTTGACCGACCCGCCGGACAGCGCCCGCACCGCGTTCATCGCGGCCGGCACGCGGCCCCACGCCCGGTTGACCCACTCCTGCGCCTTCATGAAGTGCTTCGCCACCTCCTCTTTCTTTGCGGCGACCCACTTCTCCACCAGCGCCGCATCCTGCGGCTTGACCTCGACGGTGCCGATCTTGCCACCGTCCTTACGGGCGAGCGCCTCGGCGTCAATCGCCTTGAGGCGAGCGTCGCGGTGCGCCTCAAGTGCGGCCAAGACCTCCACGGTGGGGATCTTGGCGAGGAACCCTTGCGTCACGGTGCGAGCCTTCATGGGCTTGCCACCGTTGCGAGCCTTGCAGCACGCCTTCACGGCCGACCCGAGCATCGGGCCGGCGCCCGTCCCCTTGTCGAAGATCCCGAAGATCAGGGCATACGCCGCGGCGCTGGTGCGCTTGCGGAGTTCGCCCATGTCGGCCTTGCGGAGGTCTTGGAGGTTCTGGGCCGTCGCATCGAGAACGAGAACATCCTCGTGCGAGAAGCCCAGCGCCTCATCAATCGCCGCTGCCGCCTTCGAGACCGAACGAGAAGAAACTTTCGTGTCCTTAGCCATTGTCAACTCCCGCCGGAACCTGTCCGGCATGTTAGAGACCAACAAACAGAACGATAGAACCAGAACCAGCTAAGGGGTCTCACAGTACCTATTCACTTGTCAAAGAACATGCCTGCGCACGCTCTAGTCGACGGTCGCTCTTTGCGTAGGGTATGGGCTTATCCCAATGGGGCACCTAGGCACGTACATCGCCTAGGGGTTCTACCCACGTTGACCGCTTGACGTCTCACGACGTAGGCGGGGTTCGGTGCGGCTGCCGCACCGTCAACGGGCATCGCGTTTTGTCCACCTAGACCCACGACACGCGGCGAACCGCGTAACGTGAGCGGGGGTTTCTCCCACGCGACCCACACGAACACGACCGAAGATTTCAAAGAGCAACATCACGAGGCACCAGTTAGACGACTGCGGCGAATCCGGCAGAGGTGCGCGGGGTGGGGGGCTTTGGGATCGGGCGACCTGGTCGGCCTGGCCGACCTATATGGGCAGGCTTTCACATAAGGGTCAGGCCAAACTCAAAATGGGCGGGGGCCTCTCCCAATCACATCTGCGAACATGGATCAGATCGAAGGGCGGGCTCGAAAATTAGGCGGGGGCCAGAGTCACATGACCATGACACAGGGGGCGGGGGTGGTCTGAGCTGGATCGAAAGGGGCGGGGGCGAGATGGGGTCGGTTCAAAATTTTACGGGGGAAGGGTCGAAATAATCAGGGGCATGTTCGGGTTTCTGTTGTTCCACTCACAATTAGTTCTACGTGGAACACGAGCTCATCCTTATGTTCCACAGGGGAACATCCGATGTCGGGGGCATGGATTTCAACACGGGCTACATCATGGGGCTGGTCGTTGGCGGGGGCTGCTTCACGATCCACCAGAACAAGAAGAGTGGGCAGGTCACACCGACGTTCAGCCTGAAGCTGCACGAGCGGGACTACCAGCCACTACTCGACCTGCAGAAGCTGTTGGGAGGGACGATCTACGGGCCCTACAACCACCAGAAGCGGAAGTATCGGGCGCTCTTCGTGCGAGGGGCTGATCTGGCGAAGGCGATCCCTGTGTTCGACAACTACCTGCCGAAGAGCCACAAGAGGGATCAGTTCTCGGCTTGGTTGGAGCACGAACGGGTCAGGGTGCTGTGGCAGAAATGAAGGCCCAGAGGAGGGAGTCGAACCCTCGGTGCGTGTCAAGCACTAGCCGCTGCGTCCGTGCCGTTGGTAGACTTCACTGGGCAGAAGAAACATCGGGCGGCCAAGGTCTTCTTCATGAACTGAGAGCTGCCTCACCGATAACTCTCCTGTCTCGCAGATCACCCACCTTCGAGACAAAGCCCGAACCCTGCGGCTACTCCCATGGTCGCATGGTTTTTCTTTGCGCATAAAAGAACCCCGCTGTGTGGGTGATCAGCGGGGCGCTTTCCCTACCCGACCGGGCCTGATAGCAACACACCACCAGGTGGGGATCCATGTCGGGCAGCTAATTCTGTGCTGCGTGCAGTGACGCGAGTAGCTCGTCGACGACGGCGGTTGTAATCGAGTTCCGGGCCTGACGCAACGCCTCGATCGCCTGGTCGATCTGGTCTACGTCAAGGGTGCCGTCGAACCCGAGCAGGGTGACCGTGAAGTGGGCGGCACTGGTGCCACTGGTCAGGGGGGACTGCTGGACGTGGGCCTCGAAGCCTCCGTGCATGATGAGCATGGCACTCCTTTGCTGAAGTGGCACGCATCATACCGGGGGCAACTATCATGTCTATCAGAAATTTGTAGGGAGTTTTACCCGAGGCCAGTCTCGTGCGAGTCGAGACTCTCGTTCTCGCCACCGATCGAGAGCCGCAGGAAGTCGTGGGCACAAGGGCCGTCATGACCCTTGGTGCGGGTGCAGGCGGCATAGCCGGGCGTGGGAGGGATGGAGCCGCAACGGGGGAGGGGATGGGGCAGCTTGTGCGGAGCCGATAAAGCGGCGGGGTGGATACCCTCGACGTGGTTCGGGTCGAGGGTCGGCACCTCGACTCGCGGGGCCTCATACACTGCGGGAGCCAAGAAGCTGAACCCACGCCTGACCGTGACGGCCATGTTCTCCTGCTGCTCCTGCAGACCGGGAGGGAGCTCGATCTTCGCGCCGGGCAAGAACTTCTCCTTGAAGTAGGTATCCAGCCCCGCGAAATTTTCGATAGTCGCCGGAATCGTGACCCGCAGGCCGCACCGGTCGCAGAACAGCGCCTTCGCCGTCGCCGTCGTCTGGTGGCACGAGACCAGGCCGCCGCAGGTGGTGTGGATCCCCGCGCCGAACGCGTTGATCTTCTCGTGGGGCATGCCGAACACCGACAACCGATCGCCGTCCGTGGAGATAATCATGGGGGCATTAGACCCGTAGGGAGAATTGCCTGCAAGGGGGTGATGTGTCCCATTTCTGCGACAGTCCCAGAACTGCGACAGTCCCAGTTTTGCGACAGGGTAGAAATCCCTGGTGTCGCAGAATTGGGACACCGTTTCCTGCTCCGGCCAATAGCCCCCTCTTTATCCCTGACCCTGGCAGAGCGTGCCGGGCCAGTCGATATCTCCCCCTCTGGGGGATGGGGCATCTACCGGATGAGGGGTAGAGGGTGGTCTCGTTCGTCACCAGGAAAGGAGTCCGGGGCTTGGGTCAGGTCGTGGTTCGTCAGGGGGGAGACGTTGGCCACACTGGATTTAGTTGCCCGGGAAATCTGGTGCTTCGTGCTGACCCTGTAAAGGCACGGTTTCTGCCGTCCTAAGTATCTGCGCTTTCAGCCTGCGCTACGAGCGGACGGTCTCGACATGCTCGTCTTGACCACAATGGATTGTCTCGGGAGAGTCGGCTGGATGATCCCCTCCACTTCAAAATTTTGAATTGCCCGGAAAGCTCTTGATAATCCCAAGGGGATTACTACGATGGCCTCGCCGCGTATGTGGCCCCGCCGACCTTTTGGTCGATGAAGATTTCGAAAGCCGGATTTAACGCATGGAACTGACCCTGACCATCATTGGGCTCGTCGTCGCGATCTGTGTCGCCGCGTACCTCGGCGGCTGGTTCGGGCTGGAGGTCGCCTCCGACCTCTTCGAGGCCCTGTTCGAGATCATCGTGGCCATCTCGTGCGGAGACACCGAATGACCCAGGAACGTTTCGACCGCCACGCCGAACGCCTCGACCGCGTCTTCCTCTGGGCCCTGGTCGTGGGCTTCACGTCGTTCATGGCCGCGTACCGGTGGCCCCGCCTGATCTGGGTCACCGTCACCGCCGGCGGCGTCGTCTTCGGCGTCGTGCTGGCCGCCCTCGCACTCACGCTGGTGGCGACGCGAAGGGGGCTCCGCACGTGGTGAAGCAATACTCCCCCATCCGCTGGAACAAGGGTGCCGCCGGGGCCCACCTCCCGCTCTGGGGTGAAGACCTCGAGACCCTCCGGAGGCAATACCCGGTCGGCGCCACGGTCAGGTTTGCGATCAACGGCGTCCTGTACGAGGGGAAGATCTTGCAGGTCGCCGAGTGCTTCCCGTGCCGGGTCTGGGATCGCAGCGGCGAGGAGGAGAAGCTCGTCCCCGCGATCCGCCGGTACATGTGCTGGATGAGCTGGACGCACAAGCGGGGCAAGGACTGGATCGAGATGCGGCCGATCACGCAGTTGCACGTCGCGTCGAGCGAGGAGGTCGTTCCCGATGTTGACTGAGGAAACACTAGACATTGCGGGCCGGAAGCTGATCGAGCGGTTCGCCGCCGGCGACGCGACCCTGCGTCACGACTGCATTGCGGTCTACGACGCCGCCATCAGGCGGCACGCCGCCCAGGATCCGTCGCTCGAGCTGGGCGACGACTTCCACATGATCTTCATGCAGGAGATCGTCGCCCCCGTCCCCGACCTCGCGCGTCGCGCCGAGGCCCGGGGCAAGGTTACCGGGAGGCTCTGATGGGTCGCCGAGCTCGCAGTGACGCTCGCCGTTCCGACCCGGCCACGGCCGCGATGGTCAGGCAGTGGGAGCCGCTCGCCTTCCTCTGTGCGGGCCGCGTCTGGGGCAAGGGCCACCAGGTCTCGTCGTACGAAGACGTGCTCAGTGCGTCGCTCGACGCGCTCTGGCGTGCGGTCGCCCGGTACAGGCCCGACGACGAGAGCGGGGCGTCGTTCAAGACGTACGCGATGCGGTCGTGCCTGAACAACGCGATGCGGCCGATCGCCGAGGCCCTGAAGCCCCGGGTGCGGGTGTTGCCACCCCACGAGAGGCTCAATCCCACGTACCACTCCCCGACCTGTCCGAGCGTCATCGACGACCTGGTCGAAGAGGAGCGGCGGCAAGAGCAGATCGCGTTCGTCCGGCGGGCCCTTGAAGGCTTCATCGAGCGAGACCGGGCGATCGCGCTCGAGTACGTGTCCGGCACGGCCGGCGAGTCGCTGGAGTCGATCGGCAAGCAGCACGGCGTGACGCGAGAGCGCGTTCGCCAGATCGTGAACAAGGTCAAGCTCCACGTCGCCGAGGCGTGGAAGAAGGAGCAATCGTGTCGAAAATTTGGACACCACCCCCAACCCGAGACCAGGTCGTCGCCCAAGAGCGTGAGCGACAACGCCAGCTCGACCAGCTCCGCAAAGAGAGGGTCAAGCAGCTCGTTAAAGACCTTCGAGAGAAAGGGGCCGACGAGATCAGTGATCCCGAGGGTCGCGACAAGGTCAGGTCGGTCTGCCGCATGCTCTTCAGCAAGTCCGGCCGTTGCATCCTCCCCGGCCCCGACCTCAAGCTCGACGACGTCGCCCGCCTCATCTCCGACGTCCTCCTCGGCGACGGCGCCGAATACGAGGTGCCCACGTGAGCTTCAAGGATCTCAAGCCGGGCTGGAACCCCAACCCACACTTCGAGACGGAGGGGACAATCGTCGTTGTGGCGTGGCACGCCGCACAGTACGCTCCCCGCGACCCCGACCTGTGCCGCCGGCCAAAGCTGTTGCGGGCCCGGGACATCTGGGTCGCGAGGGACGTCAGCGAGAGCTATGTCGCCAAGCCGCGAGTCTACTGGAGCGACGGGGTCGAGATCAGCGACCGCAACCGCAAGGGGCTCAGTAAACGCATTCAGGCCCGCATCGAGCAGGCCATCCGTGATTCGAGACGAGTAGCAGGAGCAGGACGATGAGCGACATCCTTGATCAGTACCCCCTCCCCTGGCGGGTTGAAGAGACGAGCGACAGCCCCAATACGATCGTCGACCGCGACGGAGACATCGTCTCCACGTTCGACAACAACGCCCTCGGCCGGGCACTGGCGGATAAGGTATGCGAGCAGATGAACAGGGCAGCACCGGTGGTGGGCAGCGCGTCGAACCTGACGGTGGCGGAACTGGTGTCGAAGACGGACGACCTGGTCAGGCGGGCGGCGCCGCCGGTGGAGGAGAACGTCCCGCTGACCCCCGAGTCGGCGTTGGAGAGCCTCAAGCGGCGGATGTCGCAGCGGCTGGAGGAGAGCGCCTGAATTGGTGGGAGGCCGGCGGGTCGATGGACGGGACGCTGTGGGAGAGGTTTGCCGACCGCGTCTTCGACCCGGGTGCCGAAGCACGTTTTCGCCAAGAGTATCTCGGCACGTTCGAGCCGATGAGGGAAGAGGATGTTGTTGACGGAGAAGAATCCTTGGTTCGCGACACAGGAGGCGGTCAACGCGAAGTGCCGCGAGTTCCAGCACGTCGCGAAGGCCATCGCCTATGAGCGGTGGGATCGGTGCAGGCACCTCTGCCCGCTTGAGGACGTCGACTCGTGGGCGATGGAGGCGATGGCGCGGGGGATCAAGACCTTCGCGGAGGGGTGGGGCTCCTGGGAAGCCTACGTCCGCATGTGTATCCACCGCGAGGTCGGCACCCAGTTCCGCGAACTGATCGCCCGTCGCGAGACCCGCAGGCGACACAACTTCCGCATGGCCTTGGTCACATGGGTCGACGATCACGGCCGCGAGAAGGGCGAGCTCGTGGCGCCGGCCGCACCCCAGGAGTCCGCGTACGACCAGGAGACCCGCGAGCTCTCGGCGGCCGTCATGCGGATCGCCGACCAGATCGCCGACAAGAGAGTCCGCGACATCTTCTTCGCGTACTGGACGGAGGACGTCACGTACGAGGAGCTGGGCGCACAGCACGGGTGTACGCGAGAGAACATCCGCCGCCTGCTCGAGCGGGCGTATGCGGAGATCCGGGGCTTCGCACTCCAAGATCCCAACTTCAGAGAAGTGATGGCCCGCAACACAAAGATCAAGCGGGACGTGCTGGGGCGGGTGCGTCGTGCGGCGGCGAACGTGATCAAGGGTGTGGCGTGAGCGGCGACCTGGTCGTCGCCGACGAGTCGCTCGAATGGATTGAGCCGGACTCCGCGACCCTCTTGAAGCGGAGCGTCTTCCCTTCGTTCAGGGAGCTGTGCGAGATCTTTGGCATTCCTCCGAACCTCGTGGTTCCCGCAGATGAAATCATCGTCCCCACCTTCCCCGAAGGTCTCCGTCCGGCTCCGTCGCCAGTTCGACGCGATCCGTGAGGAGATGGTCTCGATCGCCGGCGCCGCGCAGCACGCCGACCCCGCCGTCCGCAAGCGAATCCTCAAGCTGTTGAAAGCCGAGCACGAACGTCTCGAGGTCGTGCACAACCACATTGGCCAAATCGAGTTGCTCGAGGACTACATCGAAAACAAACGCAAAAACCGCAAAAACCAGTGAAAAACGTCGATTTGGAGCCGTTTTCCACTGGTTTTTGCGGTTTTTGAGACTTTTCTGCTACGCCCGTTTGGGGCCCTCTGTAGCCACTGGCTCATTCCTTTCGACAGAGGTCGCCTCCCCGCTCGCGCGTGCCATTAAATATCGGACGTTGGCCGCTCGGGCCTTGAGTCGCGAAATCGAACACTTTTCTCTAACAGGCGTATACTTTACGAAAACCTCGCATTAACTTACTATTATGCAGTATTGTAAACTTGCATAGATTACAAATGCAACGCCGTCGCCGCGTCATCCTGTAATACCAGAGCGTCAACGTGGCCGTTTTGCCTCGATGCCACGGCGTGAAACCTGAGAGATTATTTCATTGATTTCTTTTGAGCGGCCCGTACACTTCCCCCTCAGTTGATCGCAAATGCCGTAGCTGCGATCAGCTACGTGACCCAACAAATTAGAGCCGTGGCGGGCGACACTTCTCATACTTCAGGGAGGCATGCCCGCCGCCGCAGGCCGAAGAAACGTCGTACCGCCGTCCCTTCTCCCTGCCGTGACCCGTCGCCGTGAGCCGCGAGGGCCCGACTCCGAATGCTGGATCCCGGAGTGGTGAACGAGATGAATAGGGTCACCTCGCAGCTATGAAAGCTGTATAGGCAAGGGAAGAATAGGCATGCGTTGCACGATGTCCGTGTCTGCTGTCGCTACGTCCAAACCCGCCAGCATTAACCTCCCGTGGCGACCCATCGACTTGCTCCCCGAGATCTCGGCCACGGGGCCGACGAAGCCGGTGGTGGTCAAGGTCAGGGGGAACAACCTGGTCGAAGTCGTCCAGCTCACCACGCTCTGGACGGCCAAAGACCGGTGCGTCGTCCTGTATTTTCCGTCCTTCCAATCCAGGCCGCTCGTGGGCGACGCCAGCGACCCCGAACCGTTCGGCCTGTCGCGGGACGAGTGTTACGACCGCCGGGGCGCCCAGTGCTGGTGTCCCTCCCGCCGGTTCATCGACGAGGTGATGGAGTTCTTCTCGGACAACCCCCTCGTTTCTTGCGATCAGTCTGCGGGCTGACGCTGCCGATATGAGAGTGGAGACACTCTCATGATCCCATACCTCCCCGTGTTGATGCAGCCCCCGGCGGTGCCGGCGCCGCTGCCGTTGCCGACGACGACCGAGCCGGTCGTCCCGCTCCCCACTTCTGTGTCGCGGGCCGAGATCCAGCGGTACGTCCTGTCCCTCGCCTTCCTGTTCGTCATCTACTACCTCGTGCCGGTCGTGCGGGCAAAGCTCGCCGTCCGCGAGGCTCGCCTGCTCAAGGAGGCCGCGGAGCGGGAGGCGAAGCTGCGGCAGGAGGCCGAGGAGCTGAAGAAGCAGGCCGCAGCGCCGGCGTCCGACAAGCCGAAGGAGGGGCCCAGTGCTCAAGGATAATTACGTCCGCAACGCGACCGTCCTGGAAGTCCACGACGGCGACACGATCCTGTGCCGCATCGATTGCGGTTACAACCTGAACGGCCCGGAGGTCTGGCTCCGCATCCGCAACGACTGGGCGGCGGAACTGGACGAGCCCAAGGGGCCCGAGGCGGGCGACCACCTGCGAGAGATCCTCGCGCGGGCCAACAACCAGGTCGTCGTCCAGACCTTCCCGATCGACGAGCCCAAGAAGATCGTGACCGGGCGAGGGGTCACCATGAAGCAGTCGTTCGTGCGGTACATCGCCGACGTCTACATCATGGGCCGCAGCGTCGCCGAGGTGATGGTGGCGGACGGTTTCGCGACTGCAGAAAGAACGGACGGAAAGCCGAAGAAGTAGGCCACAGGTTTTGATTTGGAAGAGAGGCACATGTCCCAGAGATTGAAAGTCACCGTCGCGTTCGACCCGTCGCCGTCCGAGCTGGACGACCAGGCCGGCGACTTGCACCGGCACGAGAAGCACGGCTACATCGTCGAGTACATGGTCGGCGTTCCGGGCGGCACCCCGCCGGCGAGGCAGCAGATGCACATCCCGGTCGGCACCTACCAGTTCTCGGTGGAGGCCGCCGTGGGCGAGATGGTCGACGCCTACATCTCCTACGTCGACGCGAAGGGGATCCGCTCGAAGAGCGTGCGGTACATGTCGAGCATTACCGGCAGCGTCGAGCCCCAGCCGCCGGCCCGCCTGCGGATGGCGGCCGTCGTGCCGATCGTCGCCGTGTCCGAGCCGACGACGCAACCGGCCGTGCCGGTCAAGATCCCGGACGGCACCTGGGTCGCGGTGAACACCAACGGCCAACAGGCCACCGTCCGTTCGGTGGATCAGGACGGCCGCAGCCTGCACCTGTCGCTCGACGAGAACACGAACTTCGTGATCGACGTGATCGATAACGCCGACGCGATCGACCACGTCCTCACACCCAAGGGCGAGCGGATCAGCTTCAACGAATTTCTGCAGGAGATCGGGCTCGCCTCCCGATAGATCCTGCGAACAATCCTCCTTCCCCATGGGCACCCTGTACCGAGAGGCGGGTGCCCGTGTTATTTCAGGACACACCATGCTCCAACTCTACAAGGTCAGCTACCAGTACCGTCTCGCCGGGGACACCAACTGGATCGACGACGCGGACGCCGTCGTCGCCGGGGACAACGGCCAGGTCGCGATCGCGGAGGTCGAGTCGGCCGTGCGGTCGGCGACCGTCGACTTCAGCGACGACGAGGACGGCAGCGACGTGCGGGCGGTCGAAGACTTCCGCCTTGTCGCCCTCGAGCGAGTCGCCCGGGTCGACCGCATTTCGGTTTCCGCGCTCGAGCAGGTCGGCGTCCTGACCGAGATCGACACGGTCGAGGAGACGCACTACGTCGACCCGCCCGCCAGCGACACGCTGGTCGCGACGACCCAGTCGCCAGGCCCGCTCTAAACAACGGCCGACACGCCATAGAGCCGATAGGTATGGCATGCGTGCCCTCGACCCGACGAACGTTCGATTCATCGATTCGATGAAGTTGCCGGCGGGTCAGTACGCCGGCCAGTCACTCCTGGACATCGCCGAGAACCCCATCGGCCTGCTCGAGCTGGACAGGATCGCCCTCGCCGGCCCGCAGCGGCCGAAGTGGTGCTCGGCCCGCCTGCTCTTCGCGATCCAGCGGTTCGTGACCCGCCCCGAGGTGGAGAAGCGGATCGACGAACTGTACAAGTCGCCTCAGTAGGGGGTCGCCATGGGCAACCGCGTCTACGTTCCGGACGGGGCCATCGCGATCACGGACAAGTCCCACAAGATCTCGTCCGTCTGGTTCAAGGCCCTCCTGGAAGGCATCGACCACATGAATGACACGCTCACGATCGGCATCGACGAGGTGGGCGTCGGCTCCTGGTTCGGCCCGATGGTCGTCGTCGGCACGGCGAACCTCACCGGCTGGCACATCGACGGCATCAAGGACTCGAAGAAGATCAAGAGCGAGAAGGTTCGCCAGGCCCTCGCCAGCGAGATCCAGCACAACTGCCTTTGGGTGGCCGCGACGATGTCGGCCGAGGCCGTTGACAAGTTCGGCACCCACGAACTGCTCAAGCACGCCAACCGCCGCATTGCCAGGGCCCTGGTCGCCAAGATCCGCGAGAACCTCCCCTACCCCCAGCCCGCGATCCGCGTCGTCATCGACGGCGGCGGGGACAACTGGACTGAAGACGGGGTTCGGTACCAGTCGATACCACAAGCTGACGCGTCGGTGTTCGAGGTCTCCGCGGCCTCCATCGTCGCGAAGGTGATCTGCGACAATTGGATCCACGACGCCGTGAAGGCGTCGCCGGGACTCGCGGAGTATGACTTGGACAGCAACAAGGGGTACGGCACCGCCGCCCACATCGCCGGCCTTCAACGGCTCGGCCTGACCCCGCACCACCGTGCGAGGATGTGTGCGAAGTACGCCGGCCCCACGAGGAGATTGGCATGAGTCAGTATCTGGAACTGCCGAGCGAGGACGACGACGTCAAGACCGAGCAGGACATCGCCGAGGAGTCACACGACCCCGTCCCCCAGCGGGCGTACAAGAATTACGGCGACTGCTACGCGTACCAAGTCCACGTGTCCTTGAAGGGTAACGGCGTCGGCGCCGTGACGACCCTCCTGCACAAGGAGAAGTTCACCCAGGCCGAGCTGAAGGGGAAGGTCGACGCGGCCCTCCGCGTCTGCTACGAGACGCGGACGCTGAAGCGACGCGAGCAACTGGCCAAGTCACAGACGGCCGTCCCCAGCTCGGTCAAGCTGAACGAGGAGCACTTCGAGAACGACATCATCTACTTCGAGGGTGTGATGATGGACAAGTTCGACTTCCGGAAGCTGGTCTGCGAGACCGCGGCCGGCGAGATGACCCCAACCATCCTCGAGAAGTGGTGACCCCGTGATCCCGATCCGACCAGGCTTCACTGCCGGCCACGCCGGCTTCGTCCGCTCGCTCGGCGTCAACCTGCCCAAGCGGCAGTGCGACGACTGCAAGCACATTTTTCAGGCCCGCCCGGACTCGTCGGCCTGCCCGAAGTGCCAGAGCGAGAAGACGACCGAGATGAAGTAGTTTCGATTCTGTGGAGCCTTCGGCCGCCACCTGCCGATCCTAATCCCACCAAGATTAGGAGAAGCTCAGATGGCACAGAAGCATCGTGAAGTCGCGGAGAAGGTGTTCGAGCATGAGCTCGGCCTGATCAGCAACCAGGGCATTCGGCAGTTCGTCCTCGACGTGTTCGAGCTGTTCGGGCACGACGGGTTCTTCGTCCGCGCGGCGTCCCGCTCGGGCAGGTACCACCCGTTCGTGAACCTGAACAAGATCGGGGTCGGCGGCCTGGTGAGGCACACCAAGCTGGTCGCCTACTACGCCTCGCGGTTCAGCCGGGCGTTCCACGGCACCGGTCGTGGTTCCGACCACCCGCAGGGCGAAGACCTCGGGCCGTTCCACGACGAGTGCGTGGCCGCCGCAATCCTGCACGACCTGATGAAGGACGGTGACCCCGATCGGAAGGACGAGCCGGCGCGGCAGGGCAAGGATGCGTGGAGGTTGATCACCGGCTGCCACGGCATTGACCTGTGCGAGGCGATCTTCAAGCGGATGCTACGTGGGCAGGCCACCGAGTCGCAGACCCTGATCCTGTACGGGATCGCTTGTCACATGGGCGTCTGGACGAGCGACCAGCGGTACAACCCGTTCAAGCTGCCGTTCGGCGACCAGCGTCGCGTCGCCGAGCTGGTGCACATGGCCGATTACGCCGCGGCCCAGAAGTCGGACGACGTGATCGCCGGCCTGACCGGCCAAGGTGCCCTCGACCACTACGCCAAGCTCGTCGAGGGCTTCGAGGATCCGGACGATCGGGCCAACACGAAGAAGGCCAAGGAGATCGCGGGGGTGTGAGTGGTGGGGAGAGGTGGTGTGGGGTGAAGGGCCCGGCGACTCACGCGTCGGGCCCTTCTGTTTTGCCGATAAGGGGAGAGATGAGGATCGTCGGCTACGACAGCAACCCGGTGACCTACGACGAGCTGCCGAGCAGCTTGCGGCCCGTTCGTTTCATCCCCCTCGCCCGCAAGAGCCCGGAGAAGCCGCGGGAGATGGCCGAGACCAAGCCGGCCAAGACCGTCCCGCTGCCCGACACGAGCCACCTCACCCCCGGCAAGGCGAAGCGGATGGCCAACCTCGCCCAGTACAAGGGCAGGTCGAAGGAGGGGAGCGCACGGTCGTACGCCAACTTAGGAAGACGGAACATGGAACAATCCAACGTGAAGCGGAAAGAAGTCCCGGAGGGCATGCCTCAGCCCAAGCACCTCCAGCTCGCGGTGCCCGACGTCCCCACCGGGTCGCTCGTCCGCGGCCGGTGGCTCCGGGCCGTCACGTCCACCGAGGAGCACAACCTCTACGTCGACACGTGGGTCGAGTGGATGACCGCCCACAAGGACGAGTACGACCAGCCCGAAGACCTGATGGATCTCCACCGCGTCTGCATGGAGGTCGTGATCCAGGCCCGCCTCGACCTGCTGTCCCAGACCAACCCGAAGATGGACAACAGCGTCGCCTACAACCAGAGCTTCAACCGTCAGCAGGTGGCCCGCCAGAACCTGACCGCCCGCCGCGTCGACCGCACCGGCACGAAGGCGAACGACCGCAAGAACTCCCTGAACATCGGGATCATGGTCGGCTCCCTCGACAATGCCGCGATCGCCCAGCGTCGTGCCGAGGCCCTCGCCAGGGAGGCCGCCGTCGACGACTTCCTCGAGGGGACGGTCGTCGCCAGCAAGTCCCTGCCGCCGGCCAATCCGAAACTCGAAGATCAACTCGACAACGCCCCCATGCAGTAATCCCCGGATGAAAATTCGGGCATCGGACTGAATATTTCGGCCAGTAATGTCGAAATGTTCAGAGCATGGCTGAGAAGATATCCCGTAACGCGGACAAGTACCTCATGGGGTCTGAAAAGACCAAGGAGGAGCTCGTCCAGTTCTGGCAACAGAACCCCGTCATCGCGGCGAGGGACATCTACGGCGAGGACGTCTGCGACTTCGACAAGCCCCAACAGGTCTACGTCAACACCGTCTGGAAGCACGACCAGGTCATCGGGGTGATGAGCCGCGGCACCGGTAAGACGTTCACCAGTGGCGCCACCGCCGGCCTGGCCGGCCTGCTCTACCCCGGCAATCGCGTCGGCCTGATCGGCCCCTCGTTCCGGCAGAGCAAGATGCTCTTTCGCGAGATCGAGGCCCTGTGGGAGGCATCGCCCCTGTTCCAGGAGGCGACCGTCCGGGCCCCGTCGTGGACGCCGGAGAGCTGCTACATCAAGTTCCACGCCGCCCCCGGCCGGAAGGCGAGCTGGATCGAGGCCCTGCCGCTCGGCACGGACGGCAGCAAGATCCGCGGTGCCCGCTTCTACTGGCTGTTCGGCGACGAGGGCGCCCAGATCGAGAGCGACATCCTCGACACGGTCGTGTTCGGGTTCTTGGCCACCAGCGGCAACCCGATGAAGAACGTCCGCGAGCTCGAGCGGCAGCGGAAGTTGATTGCTGCCGGCCTGATGGAAGAGTCGGAGCTGATCAAGCCCAAGGCCAACAAGTTCATCCTCACCTCGACGGCCTACTACCAGTACAACCACCTCTGGACGCGCGTCCAGAAGTTCATCCAGGACATCCTCGCCCAGAAGCGTAAGCACCTCAAATCGGGCATGAGCCCGGAGGAGGTCGCCAAGCTGATCGTCTGCAAGGGTGGGGCCCTGAACGAGGGGCAGATCCCGCACCGTGTGATGAGCGACGGGACGAACGCACTGTGCGCGTTCACCTACAAGGACATGTCCGAAGGGTTCATGTCCGAGAAGACGATCGAGAACGCCCGGCTCACCATGAGCCAATACAAGTTCCTGATGGAGTATTGGGCGTACTTCCCGCCCGACTCCGAGGGCTTCTTCCGCCGCAACCTGCTCGACCGGCAGCGGGAGCACCGGCGGTTCTCGGCCGTGATCGACCCGCAACCGGGGATGATCTACGTCATGGGGGTCGACCCCGCCCGGTCGTCGGACAACTTCTCGATCGCGATCTTCGAGATCGACCCGACCCGCATGTCGGTCAACCTGGTGCGGGTCATGGCGTGGAACAACAAGTCGTTCCCGTACATGCACCAGGAAGTCCGTCGCCTGATCCGCCACTACAAGATCGAATACTTCAAGATGGACGGCGGGGGCGGCGGCACGACGATTCGCGACCTACTCGCCAACGACATGAATTGCCCCCCGGGCGACTCGCTGATCCTCGAGCACGACAACGAGGATCACAAGCTCCTGGTCGGCAAGAAGATCCTCGGCCCGCTCGTCAACTTCAGCTCGGCCCAGTGGGTCGAGGACGCGAACGACAACCTCCTCTCGGGCCTCCAACACAACCGCCTCCTGATCCATGCCCCGTTCCCCGTGGGCTCCGAGCTCACGACGGCCGGCGCCGAATTGAACGAGAAGGAGCTGGCCGACGAGGAGATGGAGCACGCCCTGTCCGAGTGGTCGTCGATCGTCCAGTCGCTGGTCGGCAACCGTCGCCACTTCGACACGCCCAGCAGCACGCAACGCAAGGACAGGTACTCCGCGATCCTGATCGGCTACGACGCGGCCCTGCACGTACTCGGAAGACTCGGTAAGCCTCGCACGCTCGCCATGGGCGGGTGGGGGCAGATTCACGCGCAACGATAGGAGAGATGACCCATGCCCCCTCGCCCCACTCAGACCGTCCGCAGCACCGGCACCCTCGTCTCCACGATGCAGGAGGACGTCCGTCGTAAACACGACGACATGTCCAACCCGCAGAGCTGGATGCGGACGCACACGCTCGACTTCAAGTCGGGCCAGCTCGTCCCGCACGAGTTCGCGGCCGGGGCCCCGCCCGTGTTCCAGCGGATCCAGGCGAACAAGGTGGGTAACGGCAAGTTCGAGTTCACCGTGCCGAACCTCGCCCACGGCACCGCGAGCGCGTACGGCCCCACGTCGCTCGACACGAACGGGTACATGCAGGATCAGATCGGCCTGTGGGACTCGTTCGACAACAACTTCGACGGCAAGCTGAACATGCGGAAGGCCGTCCGCTGGTGGGAGCGGGACGAGGTCGTCTTCAAGTGCATCCGCACGCTCTGCCAACTCTCCAACTCGGCCATCACGTGGGAGTCGCCCGACGACGACGTGCAGGCCCTGTTCGAGCTGTGGCACGAGTCGGCCGCCCCGCACTCGTTCCGCAAGCAGTTCTTCCTCGAATACTACCGCACCGGGATGGTGCCGATCTTCAAGACCCTGATCGACTACGTCCCCCGCGAGTACAAGGACAACAAGGTGCCCGCCCTGCAGGGCGGCAACGTCTACGCGAGGGCGACCGCCGAGCAGGCCCAGGCCGCCAAGACGCAGGAGATCCTCGCCCGCGCGAAGGCCGACCTGGAGGAGTACAGGCAGGCCCAGGCCACCTACAGGGACATGGAGGAGCGGCACAAGCAGGGGCTGTGCTCGAAGCAGCGGCTGGAGAAGTACCAGCAGGCCGTCGCCCTGAAGCAGTACAAGTGGCGGAAGAACCAGATCCCGGGCAAGTACATCATCCTCAACCCGCTCCGCATCGACATGGACGGGCCCGCGGACATGGTCTGGCTCCAGCAGCCGTTCTTGAACGTCGACACGCTGGTCGCCCAGTCGGTGGTCAGCCCCTCCCAGCTCCAGCAGGACATCGTCTCCCAGATGCCCGCGGAGATCGTGTTCCAGATCCGCAACGGCCAGAACCGCGTCTGGCTCGCGCCCAACGTCTTCAAGATCGTCTGGGGCGACAAGCAGGACTACGAGCGATACCCGACGCCGATCACGACCCACGCCTTCCCCGCCCTCGAGATGAAGCAGGAGCTTTACTCGATGGACATGAGCACGATCCGCGGCGTCAAGAACCGCATCCTGCTCGTGAAGGTCGGCGACAAGGACTACCCGGCCCTCGACCCGGCGCAGATCGCGATGGCCCAGAAGGTGTTCAACCAGCCCGCGCGGAACATGACGTTCTTCTGGAATCACGCGATCACGCTGGAGTGGATCGAGCCCCAGCTCGACTCGCTGAAGGATCAGGGCAAGTACGCCAAGTGGGACGCCGCGATCCGCACCGTGTTCGGCGTGTCGGCCGTCCTGACCGGCACGAGCGAGACGGCCGGCGCCATCGGCAACTCGGTGATGAACTTCAAGGGCCTCGAGGAGGAGGTCAACGAGGCCCAGGAGGCGTACCTCGAGTGGCTCCGCGGCGAGGTGCGGATGCTCAAGTCGGCCCTCGGCATCGCCGCCCCGATCGAGCCCAAGTTCGACAAGCTGAACCTGAAGGACGAGGTCAAGTTCATGGCCGTCATCATGCAGATGGTGATGAACGGCCTGCTGGATCCGCAGACCGCGCTCGAGACGATGCGGTTCCACTTCCCCACCGTCACGAAGCGGATGGAGAACGCGAAGAAGCTGCGGTCGAAGGGCCTGTTCGTGCCGACCCCCTCGGCCAACAACATGGGCCCGGACGGCCAGCCCCTCCCGACCGGCGGCGGCCAGTCCAAGCCGGGCGGCAAGGGCGGCACGTCGTCCGGCGGCAAGCCGGCGAACAGCCCGGGCGCCAAGAACAACTCGAACCGCGCCGGCACGTCGACCCCGAAGAAGGCCAAGGCCCGCCTTGTCCAGATGGGCGAAGAGGTCGGCCTCGTCGTCGATTGTTCGGACTTGGACTCCGAACAGATCGAGCAGATCTCCGAACGTTTCGAGATCCCCACCGACCACATCTTCTCCGCGGCCGCCTACGAGGCCGCCCACGGGACGAAGGTGAGCTTCGTCACCCCGCTCCCCGACCTGTCGATGGGCGAGATGGCGATGGCGCTTCGGGACGCGATCAGCCTCCACACCCGCGTGAACGCGAAGGTGGAGCAGGACATCGCCGCCGCCCGTGGGGTCAGCACGGGCGACGGCAAGCGGGGCTCATACGTCACGAAGGACAAGAAGAAGCAGCTCCACGACGCGGCCAAGGCGTCGATCCTCAAGCCCTGGTTGGACGAGGTGGCCGGCGGCCAGCCCGATAACTGGGAGGAGACCATGGCCGAGATCAAGGACGAGTTTTCGGACATGGGGGTGGAGTTGCAGGGGCTGGATGTCGATTTGGATGTGTACGCGTGGGCGATCTGCACCCACCGGGCAAAGAAGGCCATGGCCGCCAAGGCCAATTAAGGAATTATCACCATGGAACAGATCGAGTTCACGCAGGCGACGGCGGCCACGAAGGTCGAAAACATCGAGATCACCTCGGACGGCACCGTTGGCGGCACCACCGTCAAGGTGAACGGCAAGGCGATTAAGAACCTCTCGCAGGCCAACTTCTCGCTCTACACGGGGACGTACGACAACGACGTCTACTTCTCCTTCACCACGAAGGACTCCAAGCCGGCGCCCGGCGAGCTGTGCCAGGAGACGTACTTCCGGCTCGTCCCACCCAGCTCCAAGGCCGTGGCCGCCCTCCAGGAGCCCATCGTGATCGAGCGGACGAACGTGGCGCCGCCCGCCCCTCCCGCGAAATCGCAACCGGCCGACTCACTTCGCGAGATCTACCGGTCGATGTAACTGAACATGAGGCCAGGCGAGAGCACAATTACGCTCGGGGGGCGGGAGTACCTGCGTACCACGTCCCGGGTCGCCCTCCAGTCCGTCGACTGGAGCGAGACGCCGAACGCCGTCAGGGCCGCCGCCACAGCGGCGGCCGAGTCGATGTTCTGGCAGGACAACGAGAATCCCGACCTGGTCTGGGTCAAGTTCATCCTCGACGCGGAGGGGGCGAACGACAACTGGGACTACATGCCCCGGCCGTCGCTCGTCAAGTCATTCGCGTCGGCCAAGTTCAAGCCGATGGACATGGATCACATCGTGGAGGAGACGGGCGACCTCACCACGATGGACAAGAAGAACCCGTGTGCGAAGAACACGATCTTCGGGGTGATGACCCACTCGGCCATCGCCGACGCCCAAGGCAACCTCCTCACCGACAAGCAGATCAAGGCCCTCGCCAACACCGACGACATGGGTCGGGAAGGCAAAGACCGCATTACCGTGGTCGGGTGGGCGGCCCTCTACAACTTCCTCTTCCCCAAGACGGTCGCGTCCCTCGTTCAGGACATCTCGAACGGGCAGATGCACGTCTCCATGGAGCGGTGGATCAGCGACTACGACTTCATGGTAAAGGAAGGGGACTCCTATAAAGCCTTCGCGAAAGCCACCGCGGAGAAGGCGGAACTCGACAAGAAGTGGGCGAAGCGGGAGTCCGTCAACGGAGCCCCCGTCTACCGCCGGTCGAACGCCTTCATCTACGGTGGGGTGGCCAGCACGTCGAACCCAGCCCAGACGATGGCCACCTACCTCCCCGTTTCAACCGCTAAGGCGACGGCCAGCCGGGCCCAGGAGGATCCCGTCCTCCAGATCCTGCTCCGTCGCCATAGCGATGTCCACACCGCGTTTGCCACGTCCACGTGCGACGCCGAGCGGTCAGCCCTGATCCTGGAGCACCGCCGACTGCACGAAACCATCGCGTCTTTGACGCAGGATTAAAGTCCATGCCCAACCCACACGACATATTGGACATGACTGTCGAGCCGCGCGTCCGCGACGCCGTCTCGATCAAGTTCGACCAGGCCGTGGCCATGTCGGCCCCGGCACCTGAAGCAACCGCCGGGGTGACTGGGGCCTCGGACGACACCGTTCACTCTTCAACACCCACGGAGGTTACTGACATGGATCCCAAGAACACGCCCGTGATCGACGAAGCGGCCATCAAGGCCGCCGCGACGAAGGCCGTTTCCGACCTGTTCGCCCAGCGCGACAGCCAGGCCGCGGTCGCGTCGCACATCGTCCAGATCAACAGCGAGTGTGCCACCGCCAAGGCCACGCTCGTCGCCAAGGAGTCCGAGCTCGCCAAGGCGAACGAGAAGCTCGCCGCGACCGAAGCCGAGTTGGCCGAGGCCAAGAAGAAGCTGTCCAAGCAGGACGAGGACGAGACCGCCGAGGACGACCGCGCCAAGGCCGAGGCCACGAAGCTCCGCGAGGAGAACGACAAGCTGAAGGCCGAACTCGCCGTCGCCACCAAGACGATCCTCGAGGGCGCCGTCGCCGCGAAGAAGAAGGATCGCGAGGAGAAGGTCGACAAGGCCAAGGTCAAGGGCAAGTTCAAGGAGCGGGCCACCGCCACGAACGAGGACGGCACCCTCAAGATGTCCGACGAGGACTTCGACGCCCAGCTCTCCGACCTGACCGCCAACGCGGCCACCGTCGAGAACGGCACGCCGGCCCCGGCGACCGCCACCACCGCGACCACCACCCCGACCGAGGAGACCAAGCCCGCCGCGACCGCGCCGGCCCAGCCCGACCTGACGGGCGCCGACGCCGCCGCCAAGGCCACCGCCGCCCTCCTGGTCAGCGGCCAGCCCGCCGGCCAGAGCAGCGGCCGCACGAATTACGCGAACATGTTCGGCTGCGACTAAAGCTGCGCGGCACAAGCGTCGATTTTCACCTTTGTCGCGATAGCGACTGATCAACAAGCACTCGAGGAGTTCCAACCATGGAAACGTTCGTCCCGAACCGGCTGAACATCCCCCAGCGTAAGCAGAAGGGCCTCATCCGGATGTACAACACGGGCATCCCCGCCCTGTTCTACTTCACCCTGTCGGCTGTCCGCGAAGGCCAGCCCATGAAGTTCAGTGCCACCACCGCCGACCAGATCGACCCCTGCGCGATCGGCCAGGGCGATGGCGCCAAGTGCGTCGGTCTCGCCCTCCAGGAGACCTACGACGACAGCGCGTACGGCCAGCTCATGAACTACCACTTCGCGAACGACACCCGCCAGCGGCTCGATGGCCAGCCCATCGGCCTGATGACGGGCGCCGGCTACGCGCTCACGACCAACTACCCGGCGGCCAACATGCCCGTCTACGGCGACAAGCTCGCCGTGGGCCCCTCGGGCTACCTGGTCAAGCAGGGCGCCCTCGGCACCGTGGCGGGCGACAACCTGCCCATCGTCTGCGAGGGCAACAGCGGCGACTTCGACTACTACGGCGACGGCCAACAGCTCGTCATCCGGATTCGCTACAACTTCCACACGGCCTTCGCGGCCTAATCGGGAGTCTAGCGGGCGAACGCGGGACGCCATCCCGCAACTGACACCCGATCCCTTCAAGGAGTTCATCAATGGATCCCAAGACCACGAATCCGGTGGGCGAGACGGCGACCTTCGAACAGAAGATCGCGGCCTTCCAGGCCATCGCCACCAACCCCGTGGCCCGCGAGCAGTACGCCGCGAGCCGCGCGGACGTCATCCTCCCGCTGATCGACGAACAGTCGACCATCCGGGCGATCTTCGACCAGGAACTGCTCGTCCCCGGCGCGGACAGCCGCCACGACATCATGTTCGACGACGTCAACATGGTGTTCGTCCTGCCCGCCGCTGGTGCGACGCCGGTCGTCCAGTTCGAAGGCGCCGAGGTGCACATCGACACGTTCGCCCTCACCGGCGGCGTCGAGTGGGCCTGGAAGATCGCCCGCGAGGGCCGCTTCCCGGTCGGCCAGTACGCCACCAAGCTGCTCAAGCAGAAGTTCATCCTGCAGGAGGAGCTGGCGGGCTGGGGCGTCGTGAAGTTCCACGCGGCCTCGCTGCCCACGAAGCAGGTCATCAACGCGTACGACTCCGATGGCAGCAACGTGTCTGCCAACAACAAGGAGTTCAACATCTACACCCTGAACGAGGTGCTGACCCGCGCGGACACCCTCGGCAAGGGCGGCCGGAAGGTGACCGACATCTACATGTCGCCCCGCCGGTTCGGCGACCTCCGCAACCAGGTGACCAACCACGCCCTCCCGCCCAGCATGCGTGAGGCGATCTGGGCGAACGGCCAGGGCACCAACAGCCAGGCCGAGATCCGGTTCCACAAGGTGTACAACCCCCGGATCATCGCCGACAACCGCGCCTACGCCTTCACCCAGAAGGACGGCTACCGGTACGGCAAGATGCCGATCCGCGAGAAGCTGTTCACTCGCGAGAACCCCACCTCGGCCGCCGAGTGGAAGTTCGGCGTCATCGGCCGCGAAGAGCTCGGCTTCGGCGTGCTCGACGCGCTCGGCCTCATGGAAATCCGGTTCTAAACGACCGGGTCATCCTGACGAAAGCACAGAGGGACGGGTCTTTCGGACTCGTCCCTTCTTTCGTTTCTAGCCGATAAGGGTGAGGGGTTGGTTTTTACTCAAGGAATTTGGCATGCCGGTGAAGAAGAAGAGGACGACGACGACGACGACGACGACGACGAAGAAGACCGCCAAGAAGAAGGTCACCAAGAAGGTGGTCAAGAAGGTGGTGAAGGGGGCCGCGAAGAAGGCGACCAAGAAGGTCGCCCGTCGTCCGCGGCGTACCGAGCCCGCACCGCGGGCGGTCGTGGCCGGCCTGGTGGTCGCGGGCGACGCCCAGATTGCCATCCCGCCCGACCAGCAGGCGATCCTCGACAAGGTCAAGGCGATCGGCGGCCTGTCCCTGCCGACCACGGTCGTCGATGGCAATGTAATGGCCACCGGGGCCAAGCCCAGCCCAACATCACCACTGCAGGGCCACCGCCTCGCCACTGCCATCGACAACGCGGGCGAGAGCATCGAGGGCAACCTCCTCGTCAAGGGTCGGGCCCTCGACCACGACCGGTCACAGGATCTCAGCGTCCCCGGCCTCGGCGAGGGGGGCAAGGAGGTCAGCGGCGTGCAGGGCGAGACCGTCGTCGAGCAGGAGATGCGGCACAACTCGGTCGCCGCCGCCGCGAACACGATCAACGAACGGTGGGAGAAGCGGATCGAGCAGGACGGCACCAAGGCGTTCGTCTGCCCCCGGTGCAAGCCGGTCGACCAGGAGCCGTTCGTGTTCGAGCGGGGCAACCAGGCGTCCATCGTGGACGCCTACAATAAGTGCCAACAGCACATCCTGATGGCCCACGGCGCCCAGGTTCAGCAGATGAAGATCGAGGGCGTCGCGGACAGCAACTACACCCCGCGGCCGATCACGATCTCCCCCGACCGCACGATCGCCGACATCGTCGGCCCCCAGATGGCCGAGTTCATGGCCAACATGAAGGCCAACGGGTCGAGCATCGAGGAGATGAAGCAGATGCAGAGCGAGGCCGCCGGGCGGCAGGACGGCATCCCGGTCTCCCAGCTCAAGCTGATGATGGATCACGACGCCCTCGCCGCGATCCCCAAGCTGTCGGACAGGGTGCTCCGGGAGTTCGCCAACTGGTCGTTCTTCTCCGGCCGCAAGCAGGTGTGCCGGTGGGCGTCGCAGGAGATCGAAAGGCGAAACACGGGCCGCGTGGAGTCGGCCAAGATTCTGGTCGATTTCTAGGGTATGCCCTACGACCTGAGTCAGTTGGTGGGATGGGCCCGTCGAACGGGCGGCGACGTGATCACGTCCACGAGTGAGTCCATCACTTCGGACGGGACACGTCGCATTCGCTTACAGAGCGACGGCTTCGTGCTGGTCACGGCCGTCGACGCCGATGCCGACCCGCTGCCGCCCGACGCGTGGGACGCCGCGGGGAACCAGGTGACGCTGACGACCGCCCCGATCGAGGGGACGACGTTCGACGTCACCTACAACAGTGCCACGTTCAGCGACCCCGAGATCCTCGACTACCTCATCGACGCCGCCATGACCCTCAAGGGCGATGTCAAGCAGAGCTGGGGCATCAACGCCGCCAACCACACGATCGTCGACGACTCCACCAACCCGAGCTTCTTCCCGCCCGACCACCCGGACGACCCGGCGTTCGCCGACCCGAGCCTGCTCAAGCTGATCGTGTTCCGGGCGGCGGTGGGCATTTACACCCAGAAGAACGCCAAGGCGGCCGACGACGCCATCATGATCAAGGACGGCGACACGACTATCAACACGTCGCTCGCCGCGCGGGCCACCGACTCCGTCCTGAAGCGGATGGTCGAAACGTACGAGCAGGATCTGAGGCGGTACCGCACCGAGAAGTTCTGCGGGGCCGCACAGGGCGACGCGTACGAGCCGTTCCGTGTCCTCCAGCGGCACCGTGAGGACGGCACGCTCACCGACTTCGGCGAGAACGGCTGGTACTAACCGAAAGGGGTGACGTGTGGCTAAGCGATTCATCACGCCGCGGTTGAACCGGCTCTTCGTGGACGCCGTCCAGGGCCTGATCACCGACCTCAATAAGCGGCACAAGTTCCAAGTCGTGAACCTGATCAAGGGCACGTGCCCGAACTGCGTTTACGACCCGGTCAAGAAGGCCAGCACGGGCACTTTCAAGACGGGCGGCCCCCAGCCGTTCACGACCAAGGTCTGCCCCGTGTGCAAGAACGTGGGGACGCTCGACACGGTCAAGGCTCAGACGGTCGTCGCCAACGTGCAGGTCGGCACGGCGCCCGGCACGACGGACACCTATACCCCTCAGCCGGCGGGCAACCTCAAGCCCGGCTTCGCGAGGGTCAAGACCTACGCCAAGGACAAGGATCTGGTCGACAAGGCCAGCTACTTCCTGATCGACGGCGTCCGCTACTCACGCCACACGAACCCCGAGACCCGCGGCCTCCAGACGCTGGCCACCTGCTTCTTCTACCTGAAGAAGGACGAGTAATGGACGACATCCAGGTCTATCTCGACCCTACTGGGCGGGGCCTGGGGCACCAGATCAACCCGCGGCGACTGGACGACATCCCGACGTTCATCCATCAGGAGCTGGTTAAGGCCAGCACGAACATCGGCAAGCGACTCCTCCGGCAGCTCCGCATGGCGTACGCCGTGGCGATCCGGGAGCGGCCACGCAAGGAGGGCGAGACCCTTCGCCAGCGACTCAACAGGGCCCTGGTCATGGACGTCATGCAGACCCCGCAGGAGGTTGCGGTCGGCATCTTCAACCTGTTCACGATCGACGAACTCACCCGGCACGAGGGCAAGGGCACCGAGGACGAGGGCTGGTTCTTCCTCTACGAGGACGGGCACGACGGCCTCGCCCACGGCTCTCGCCGGTTCGTGTTCGTCGACCTCGACCACGCCGTCACGCTGGCCGAGGACTGTGCCCGGTGGGCCAAGCTCGACGCCGAGAAGGCGGCCGAGTTCGTCTCCTACGTCAAGAAGGTGTTCGCCGGTCGCCACGGGGAGGGGATCATGACGAAGATCGACGCCCCCCTCTTCTACGAGTTCCCCGACTATGGGACGCCGCGAGACCACGGGTACGAGCGCACCCACGACGGCCTGGAGGCGTGGAACATTCTCTACACGCACGGCTCCTTGGACGATGCAAGGAAGGCGACCCGTTACTCCGTCGAGGGGCGGCCGGTCGGCGAACACTGGGCGTTGCAGGAACTGGAAAAGGCGTTTGACCGGGCCGCCGCCCGCGTGAGGAGATAATGGCCGACGACCTGTACAGCGTGGAGTTGAGCTTCCACTACCGGATCTGGAACATCCTCCGGCAGGAGGGGTTCTACATCCCCCACACGAACGAGCCGCTGGTGGAAGTGAAGGCTGGGGCCCCGCCGCACTCCTACGGCCTCGCAGAGCAGAACAACAAGCCTTGGTTCTTTCAGGGTGCGGACGGCATGCCTGACTGGACGTCCGTCCGGGTCACGGTCAACGGCGCCCTTCAGTCCCGCACGAGCTATACCGTCGACTTCCGGAACGGGTGGATCACCTTCCCGTCGACGCCCAACGGCACCGTCAGGGCCAACTTCCTCGAGTCCCTCTGCCACATCCTCGACGAGTACCCCGACGACGAGTGGTTGGAGATGAACAACCTCCCCTGCGTGTCGGCCGCCCTGCTCAAGTCCACGTCCCGGTCGGCCGCGATCACGTCGACGCTTTCGAAGTTTCGGCGGGAAGAGGGCGAGATCGACGTCCTCGCCCGCAACAAGGGGGAACGCACCCAGCTCCGGTCGTCGCTTTACCAGATGATCGCCAAGTGCGACCTGATCGACATGTCGGCCAACCAGCCATTAACGCCCGAAGGCGAAATAAACGATCAATACGATTACAGCACGCAGTTCATCGTGCCGATGCGTGTGCTGGATCCGTCGAGCACGGTTATCCAGCCCCGCAAGGGCGGCTCCGATAAGGAAAAGTATCGGGCCTTGATCTTGGTCGAGTTCGAGTACGTCCTGTAGTCCGGTTTTGGCCCCCTCTGTCCCTTTTCAGCAATCGAAACCCTTGGAGGTTACCACATGCGCGTCTTCACCCATGACCGGATCAAGCAGACGACCGGCATTCTGTCCAAGACCGGCCTTCTCTGGGGCCTGAACGCCCTGCAGAACATCTCGATCGGCCGCCACACGCCGCTGAATCCGCAGCAGGCGATCGGCTACCTCGGCATCGTCGACTACACCTCCGGCGTCATCACGTCGGACGTGTCGCTCGACACGATCCTGGTCGAAGGCTGCAACAAGGCCGTCGCCAACAGCTCGGCGTACAAGTACGCCGGCGTCAACGTCAACATCGCCTCCGAGAGCTACGTGCTCACCTCGGCCGCCGTCCAGTTCACCGCCGGGTCGCCCGCGACGGCGAACTTCGGCTACCTGACCAACGGCCTCGCGTCGTACCTGGACATCCAGGACGCCCCGTCCCCCGAGACCGGCGAGGAGTCCCGGTTCGCGGTCGTCATGGGCGACGACGGCTCGGGCCTCTCGCTCCTGCCGACCTGGAAGGCCGGCGCCACCGCCCCGCTCGCCGGCACGATCCCGATCATCACCGCCGCCGGCGCCCGCGCGAACATCACGGACAACGGCATCCCGGCCGGCGTCCAGCAGCTCGGGTTCAACAGCTCGATCAACCGCGACCAGATCCTGGACTTCCGCACCTCGCAGCCCTGTTCGTTCGTCACGACCTACCCGGTCGAGATCACCGCGAACATGGAGCTGTACGAGCTGCCCACCCCCGCGGCCGACTCGGTCACCGGCGGCGACCACCAGGGCGACCCGGCCTTCGACCCGTCGAACTTCCGCCACTCCCTGTGGGATCTCCGCTCGCTCGCCGTGCAGGTGCCCGCGACCGCGCTCGGCAAGCACGAGGGCGCCGCGGTCGGCACCTCCCCGGTCGGCCAGGGTGCCGTCCCGACCCTCGGGGTCGCGAACGACGTCTACGCCAAGGCGATCGGCATGCGGAAGACGGACGAGACCGAAGGCGTCCAGGTCGGCCGCTACCTGACCTTCACGATCAACTTCACGTGTGCCGATCTCCTGCTCCCGCTGGTCGCACTGGCGTAAGGCGGGGTGATTGGCCGATAGCAGATCGGCAGTCACAAGGAATTTGGATGTCCCAAGAGAACATTGAACAGCCGCGGTTGAAGTCCCAGACCGAGATCGCGAAAGCATTAGAGGAAACAAAGGCGGATCGAGTGGCCCTCAAACGGCTGCTCGATCCGCTTTCTCGTAAGCTCTGGACGGACATGATCTGCCTCCTCGAGGAGATCTTCCCCCACGTCCGGGGCAAGCCGGGGTGTCCCGAGGCCGAGGAGGTGCGGGCGAAGAACGAGAAGTTGTTCGACGCCTACAAGCACCGCGTCCTCCGGCTCGGGAACCTGGTCGAGCGAGAGCAGCACGCCTGCATCGACACCTTCGCCATGCGGCAGCTCCTCATCCGTGAGGTCGTCTTCCGCCAGGCCAAGCCGCACGGCCCGTGGGGCCTGCCGCCCGGGGTGAAGATGCCCAGCGAGAAGGAGAGGTAGCCCGTGGCACTGACTGCAGCCCAGATCCAGCGGTACTTCAAGATCTTTGGCAAGATCATCAAGTTGCAACAGACCGCCCAGGTCAACGGCGACGGGTATCGCAGGCTAATGGCGACGTCGACCGACCAGTCGGTCAGCGGCAACGCCAACGAGTTCGCGACGATCAGCAACGTCCTGAACCCGATGACGACGGCCATGTCGCAGCACATTAAGGCGACCGACAGCGTCTTCAAGAACTGCGTCAAGTATTGCAACCTGATGCTCCAGCAGGTGATCGCGGCCGACGCCGGGATGCCGGCGGGGTCGACGGTCGCCGCGGTGGGCGCCCAGCTCATCGCCGACATGACGGCGAACAGCCTGGGCGTGGCCGCGTTCGACACGACCACCCCGACGAACACGACCGGCATCGGGTACTTTTTCGCGACCCAGCTCGGGATCATCCTGCCGATCGACAGTACGAACACGCCCGCCTCCATTCCCGATACGTACATCGACGCCGACGTGGTTCCGTAACCCCGCGTCCCGTCGCTCAAACAAGGTTTTTGGTTACCAGAGGAATTTGATCATGGCCACGAAGGCCCAGAAGAAGAGTCGCACGTTCGTCGGCGTCCTCAAGGACAAGACGCAGGTCAAGGTCACCGTCCGCGAGCCGTCCCAGAAGGAGTCGGTGCTGGCTACCCGCCAGTTCCGCTCGGCGTTCACCCAAGCCCTGATGGACGGCCAGCCGACCCGCTCCGTCCTACTCAAGCGGCTGGAGGACAACGGCCTGTGGTCGAAGTCCGACAAGGCCGAGTTCACCCAACTCCGCAGCGACTACATGTCCCTGCTCGAGCAGACGCAGGTGTTCCAGAAGCCCGGCGCCGAGCTGACCGACGACCAGAAGACCGTCGTCAAGCGTCGCGACGAGGCGTTCGCCGCCCTGAACGCGAAGCGGGCCGACGTCGAGACGATGCTCCAGTACACCGCCGATGCCCTGGCCGAGGATGCGCAGGCCCTGTTCCTGACCGCCTGCGTCACGGAGTACGTCGACGGCCGCCGCGTCTTCGAGAGCGTCGAGGCCCTGCAGAACAGCGAGCACCCCGAGCTCGCCGAGCGGGCCAAGTACGAGTTCATGACCTTCTCCAACGGCGTCGACTCGCAGTGGGACGAGCTGGCGAAGGAGCCCGAGGTCGAGGACAAGGGCGACGGCGAGCAGGGTCAGGAGCCCGACTCCAAGCCGGCCGCCGCCCCTGCCGATACTGAGGTGGTCGCACCGCCGGCCGCCACCGACCCCGCGACGCAGGAGAGCCAGGCGGCGGCCTGAACTTGACGCCTCGCCGAAAACTGCGACCGCAGGGCCCGAGGGGGAGGCCCTGCGGTCGCCTCGTTTGTGGAGATTGACGTGACCGACAACGCCTTCCGCCACTGGATGACGCCGGACGGCCGCCTCCGGCCCGAAAAGGTCGAAGACCTG